TCCATACGTTTAAACGTACGGGGGGCGACCGGTCGCCCGTCTCAGTTGCGTTCCCGACACCGCTGTGCTACGATTAGACATGCTGTATGATTTCAAGCCGAAAAAACCTAAGACCTTCCAACTCTTCCTGTCACCAGAGCAGATCGACATCGTGCTAGGATGGGTCGCCAAAGAAAAAGAGCAGGCGGATCTGTTTGGCCAGACAGCCTCTCCCCGCGCCGGTCTAGTGGAAAACATTTACAAGAAGTTGATCAACATAAAGCACGCCGCCAAGCGCGCTGCGGACGGCGCAGCGAAGCTGGCTCGCGGCGAATTCGACTCGAAACCAAACAAAGGGGAACAAAGTGGCACTTCTGTTTAAGTTACCTTGGGGTAAAGTCTGCACGGAAGAAGTTCGTCAGCACGACGAAAAAGGCAAGATCGTGGTTGCCACGGTCCCGTACTTCAAAGGTGATCCGGACAAATACGTCGACGCCTTGATGGCCCAGCACCACAACCCGACCAACTGTCTCCTATTGGTACTGACATGCGTTCAAGGGTCGGCGACGCCGGACCCGTTCTGGAACCACTGCAAAGCCATCCTCGAAAAGAAGATCAAGCTGGAAGCGCTTGAAAAGGCTGGAAAAGCATCATGAGCCGAGAGATTCTGAGCATCCGCATCGTTCCTATCAGGACGGGGACGGCACTGACGCTCGCCTTCTTCGCCGCTAAGATCTTCGGATACATCACCTGGAGCTGGTGGTGGGTCTTCGCGCCCATCTGGCTACCGTCTGCAGTTTTGCTGAGCGCTTTGGCAGTATTTGCGCTGTCCGCATCGGTGTTTTTGGCGACCGTTTTCCTGTGGGAGCTGGCTTCGTACAGAAAGTGGAGAAAATGAGCAAGAAACAATATTCCATCGAACAGATCGTCAAGTCCCTTGAGCATCTCAAGAAGCAGCGAGCGCTAGCTGTAACGGTGAAGGTCGACGAGATGAATCGCCTCATCTTTGGCTACTACGACTCCGGTCTCCAGAGGGAAACGACCGTAACTGTCTTCTCGAACGATGTCACGAAGACGCCGGAAGTCAACGAGACTAAGAACCTGGAGTAAACATGAAGAAACTGTACAAAGTCACCAAGATCTTCGACAAGAAAACTTCGAAGGTGGTCTACGATACTCGAATGTGCGGGCAGCCGGCCTTCGCGTTCGTACCTAACCTGCGTACCCAGCGTATTCTGAGAACCGGCACGAAGGCCGAGATCGAGAAGTATGCCGCAGACACGCCGTTCGATGAGACGTGGCTCGCGCAGGATACGCTCGAACCGGTGATCGGATTCCCCATGTACTTCTCTTCGGTGAAGTTCGACGCCGGATTCTACCGGTCTAGCAAGGTGTATGAAGTGGCCGCCAACTGGAACAAGACTAGATTCGTTGTCCAGACGGAAATGTCGGTCCTGTACATCGAGGAGGATGTTTGAGCATTCCGTGGTCAGAAATTGAATTCGGCGCACAGTCCAAGTACATGCGACGTACCATGAAGGCGCTCCGTTGGCTCGCGTCCGGAGCGCAACTTACGTTCCCGGCCAGGACGATCGCTCTGACGACTACAGAGCACGGCGGCCCGTACTTCGTATTCAAGGCAACTCTCAATCCTGGACCGACGCAGGAATTCGTTGCCTTAGGTGCCGACCCAGACCTCAATATTTTGTTCAGTATGATCAAAGAAACGACCGACGACGTGTGGGAAAAACTCGAATCAGAGGTGGAGAAGTATGGCTACTGAGCAAGAGCTGATAGACGAGGTCATGGACTGTTTCGAGTTCGAACGGGTTCACAAGACTATGGTGGCTCTCGATTGGAAATGGTCTATCGTCGACGGCGTTCCGCAGCTGCACGAGATCAAGAAGGCTGCGCGCAAGCATCTTCGGAATGCCTTAGAAGAAGGCATGTCGTGGTCCGGCGGATTCCGAGCTACCTACAAAGACGACGTCCTAGAATTGCTGTTCGTAGTAGAGGACTGGGACACCTCGAGGTGAAGCATCTCCCCGACAAAACCGGATTCTGGGAGCCTATCGAGCTGCAGCAGCTGGTAGACGACACAAGAGAACATCCGCCGAAAGACGAGAAATATCGATACTGGGCCGAATGTCGTTTAGCAGAACTATGCGTTGTGATAGAGCGATTGATGCCTTTCGGATCTATCCAGATTGAACGGCCGCAGCCAGCAGTGATGTGGGCTCTCGTGTACCGCGAAAACGGCAAGCGTAAAGTCTCCATCTCGTTCGACGGTCCGCCATCAGATGCGTACGTAAAACTGATCAAGGAGGAGTTATGATCGATACGATCAACTCGGCATTCGAAGGATTCGCAGCGTTCGCTGTTGCAAACCACTGTCGCGTCATACTGAAGCACAAAGAAGTCAAGGGTACGAGTATCCTGTCGACCGCCTTCTTCACAGCGTGGGGCTTCTGGAACATGTACTACTATCCCGTTCTGGGACAGATGTTCAGCTTCTGGGCTGGATGCGCTGTATGCGCCGTCAACGCGACGTATGTCTATTTACTTTACAAGTACCGGCCTAAGCGGTAGACTATCCTAACCCAAAGTTGGAGGAAACGATGAAGACTTTGAGCCCGCACAATAACCTGAGAATGTTCCGCCGCAAGCGCGTGATCGAACGTCTGGAGAAGACTCTCAAATTCTCAGATAAAAAGCTAGCAGCCATGTCGACTTCTGGGGCGACTGGTTCGGACCAGCGTAAAAGAATCATCGCCGAATTGGAAACTCTCAAGAAGCGCGTTATATGAAGAAATCTCTGTTTAACGAAAAAGACGAAACGTTCACCGACGCGGCCACAGAGCTGGACTCCCGTGCCTCCGAAACTCTGACACCTCTGTTCAACGAATTCCTGATGCGCGGGTACCCTGCTCGCGAGATCGAAAACGTCCTAGGCGAGCTGGTCATGGAGATCAGCTTGGAAGCGCGCCTGAACAAGCGCGACCCGCTCGAAGGAGAAGGGCCGGCAGGCTTCGGAAAGAAGGCGCCTTGACCGAGGTGATGGTGGTTTCGCCGTTCGAAGCGTTCATCTATTTGCCGATAGCAAATAAGTCGGTAAGGCTGACCTGCGACACCGGAATGGTTCACGTACTCATAGAAGGATTCCTGAGCCCTCTCGGACCGGACATCGGCCCGCCCATCAATTTTAAATTGCTCGACATGGATTACTCTGATACAGTGATTCTGACCGACGTGGCATAGGAGGTCAGATGCTCAGAATCACAGTCGAGCTGGTTCCTTTCGGGGACGAAAGTCAAGCTCGTAAGCTAGTAGAGATGCTGATCGCCAACGACGGAAACGGAAACGGGGACGGTACACACTGCGACTACGAAGGTTGGATCTCTTCCGACACGTGGACGAAGGACGGTCCTAGATACGGCAAGGTTACTGAGCACGACCGTAGGCAGTCGGTGTGGACCTTGATCGCCAAGATGAGCGAAGCGTGCCTTCCTAGATTCACGCCTAGCCGGTCGTCTGATTCTTTGGCCGAACGCCTTCGGCGCCGCTTGTCAGAATTCGCGGAGACAGTCTCCCAAGATCTTAAGACGGAAACGGAACGTCCCAAAGGGCGTCGGACGCCACCGCGAAGATGAGATGGATTTTACTTCCCCTACTTCTCGCGGCGTGCACTACGCCTAACGTCAAGCCGTACGGGCCAGCTGAACCGACGCTTCAAGATCACGTGCGTTACTTCGAGGCTTTGTACGAGACGAACGTGATTATTCCGGTAACTGCAGAGATCATGGACATACACTTCCTCGGAACGGCCGAGGAGTGCGACACGAAGGGTATCAGGATCAGCTATATTCTGTACAAGTATGGTCCAGTTGACACTGTCGAGGAAGTGGTCTTTCACGAACTTGGACACTGCTTCTTCGGCCGCCGGCACGTCAAGCCGACGTACTTCAAGAATGGGCCCATGAAGGGGTGTGTGACTTCGATCATGGCCTACAGTCACATGGCGGTTGACCATCAATGCTGGCAACTCTTCAAGCCGTATTATATCAAAGAACTGGCCACTCCGGGTCTATGCGAAAAAGACTTTGCTTACCACGGGAATTGTGATAGACACTACAATGCGAATCCGAATTATTTTCCATCGCGGCCGCCTGTGATGCGGTTCACGTACGGAGGCAAGAAGTGAAAGTTGAACTGAACATCGATGCGTCGAATATTGGCGAAACGGTTATCGATCTTTTTAAGAATCTGAGCGAAGATCAAAAGCGAGATATTACGCTTGGAATCATCAAGAATTGGTTCGACATGCCATACGGAGCCGAACGAGAGTTGAAAGAACAGCAGGCTATAGCCGAATACCGCAGAAAGAATCCAAGTCAAGCGGACGCTCCTGATTATAGGATCAAAGATAACTGGGAGATCAAATCAATCATGGGGAAATTTCGTGGTGCCCGCGAACAGTTTCTCTTCGAAGCCAACAAGCAAGTCGTGGAGCTTGTCAAAGCCGGGGTAACAGAACGACTGAAAGTTGATCCGGAAATCCAGAAGATGGTCGATTCAGTTACAGAAGAGGTCAAAAAGGATTTTCCGAAATTTGTACACGATGCCATGATCGCTTGGTTCTGCGGCAACATGCACGCAATGGCTGGCGGTATCAGCCAAGCTTTGATGCAATCCAGAGACGCCGAGAATATCAGCAAGAGCGTGTACGAACGTATAACTGGTCAACAATATTAAGGAGGTTTTTATGCCGAAGAAGACAAACAAACCGGCGGCTAAGGCCGTCACCGAATTGCCTGTAGAGCAGGCTGCCCAACCGACTCCGGCGCCAGCCGAAAAAGCGCAGCCGACTGTCGCGGAAACGATCGTAGCCCTTCAGGAAAAAGGTCTGGCGGCTCCAGCCGAGTGGATCCGATTCACCGAAGGCACGTTCCGACTGCTTCCTGGCGGCGTGGTGCGCTTCCTTCACAAGGAGCCGAAAGCCGAGAAGCCGCTGCTGCGCGAGGGAAAGATCAAGGAACTGTTCGGCAAGAACTATATGACCTTCGTGAAGGTCACAGATCTCGCGGACGGCACCGAACGAGACGTGATGCTTCAGTCCATCGTCGAAGTGCAGCGTGTCTAACGAGCTTAAGCTTCCGAAACTCGATCCAGGGACGCGCCCAGATCGGAAGCATCTCTACGATGAGGTCAATCTATCTTTCATATCGAGCGAAGAAGATCAATCGATAGGCACAGCCATGCTTCTGAAACCAGACGTGCGTTCCAACTGGGAGCTTCATCTCACCGCCTCCGAACTGGACGCGTTCAAGGGTCTGGAAGTAGTCGTACAACTTCAAATCAACTTAGCGGTCGATCCGTTCGAAGCGCTGTGGAAAATAATCGGCGGATAACGTCGTATCATATCGAGACTATTGACATTCTAGCGACTCTCGTGCTATATTGTGATCTCATAATCACCCTTGAAAGGGGAGTCATATGAAGCGATACTTTAGTCTGATTATCATTTCGGTCGCGCTCGCAGCGTGCCAGAACTTCACGGGCGATCAAGGTCCGGTCGGTCCAGCTGGTCCGCAAGGCCCTTCGGCTCCAAGTCCGGCGCCGACAGCCATCCAGCAGATCGTCGATTCCGAGAACTCGTATCGAGCAACACAAGGCGAAGCTCCTCTGACGCCAGGCTTATCCTGTCAAGTGGTCGCAATCGCCTCCGGCACGTACCTCTCGTCGGCTTCACCCGGATACACAGCGGCAGAGGCTATCGTGACGACCGGTACCACCTACTCGTACCTACTGTCGACGTCGATCGACCAAGCGAACGTCGCCGGCACGGCCGGGAACAGTCTCATCGATCCTGGAATCGCGTCGATGTTCCTGACGAACAATTATCGGATCATCTGCACCGGAGTCCTCGTGGTCACGGAAGACGGGTGGCATAGCTTCTCGACTTCGTCCGACGACGGATCTCTCCTCTACATCGACGGAGCGCTGGTCGTCGACAATGATGGTGCCCACGGCGTTCAAACCGTGACAGGAACAAAGTCTCTGCAAAGTTCCTTAACTCACACGTTTCAGCTCGACTACGCTCAGAGCGCGGGCGGCAACATCGCGATGATCTTGGAGATGGACGGTTCAGTTCTTCCGGCCGCCAACCTGTATCACTAGATGGTTCTCATGATCTATGCGGGCAGCCTGATGTTCTTCGGGCTGCTCGTTTGGTTAGCGAGCGACGATTCCGGAAGTGCCTTGTAACTATCAGCAAGCATCCCAGGAAGACACGAACATATCCTTGTGATAGTAGATTTCGTCGTACCTTTCGGCGTGAATCAATGCTCGATCGCGACGTCTCCGCTCTCGATGATCTCGTGTTTTCAAGTAGCGCCGGCACTTGCACCAGGTACGGTGCTTCGACTGGTCCCTCGCGAAGCCCTTGCGCTCGCGCCAATCCTCGCGTGCCTGCTCTGCATCGTCTGTTTCTTTTTTAGCATAGCCAGACTGCACGAAGCGGCTCTCGCCCGATGTTGATATGTCCCACGGGCGGAGATACGGTTTCTGGGTACCACAGCGGCCGCGTCGACGGTTGCGTCTGAGTGGACGAAGATGAGGGTAGAGATAGCCGATCTCTTCGGCGACGGATATGTACCGCTGCCACGGTCGCGGACGTAGCATCCAATAGGTCTGTTGCTCCCACCAGTGACGGTACGACTCTCGCGCATCTGGTAAAATATATGACATGAAATGCCTCCTGTTAAGGTCACATAATCACTGTCATATAGCCTCCCGTGGTTAGCAGTGGGAGATTAGGCTTTCATTTTAGACGGCGCCGCAGGGTGTCTTCTTGGCTTCCAACATCTTGATGGCTTGATCGATCTGGGCGGCTTCTACCTGCTCGGACAGAGGTAGACCGATGAAGCAGATGCCGCCGGCATCGGTGACCGTATCTCGGAGAGATTCCATCTTGTCGGCCCAGATATCGTCGCTGTGAAGGAACAGAACCTTGTCGCGCAGGTCGAGAGCTTGGACGGACCCACGAGTGATGAAGTTGCTCTCGTCGATGATGTTTATCCTGCCGGCAGCGGTTGCTACTGATTGAACCTGAGCCTTACCTGTCAGATTCGGCTCGGACGGCTTCAAGGTTTCGGAATAATACTCCAAGCTGTCCTTCGTCAGAACGATGGCGATAGGACATACCTTGCCGGCGTACAGGAAGGCCAGCGCCAAGTTTTCGATCGCTTCTTGGACGGACATGATCCGGGAACCATATTCTTCGAACAGATTGTCTAAATCATTTTTCTGATTCATTCGCAACCTCCAGCTTCTTTCGCGGCACCAGCAGATCGCACTCTATTAAATCGACTTCGTTTAAAGAGATCATCCAACCGTACCCAGCGTCGCATAGTGCTATGCGATCTCTCTTGCGAACAAAGTTGGATCGGTATTCGCTCAAGATATGAAGTTTCATGCATTCTATCGCAGGTGTCACCATGCTTGCCTGAAATGTGACCCTAAACATCTGCGGTATCAAGGCGATCGGCTCCAGAACTTGATACAGATACGAAATTTCGAGATCAGTGATCGGCATCTGAGCGTAGTGAACTTTGATCCTATCCGTCTTCGTAATCTTCAGAGATGTTCCTACTGTAGGCGGAGGCAGCTCTTCCACCTTCTTGATGAGATTTTCTAACGCGTCGATGTCGCCTGGATTTTCTGAAACTGTATGCGCGGCTTGCGCGAACTGTTCTGATTTATCTTCTGGCATATAGCCTCCTCTTACAAAATAGTGTGACAGCGGCGCAAAATGCCGAAAGAATGTACATGCAAACGAGCTGGCTTATGCGTTGCATGCAGGGATTCTTTCTAACCTAGAGCCAACCAGGCGCATAGCGAATCGCGGACCGTTCTTTAGGTATGAACGCTTCAGCCGAAGCTGAGTCTTAACCTGTCGAATCCGTGTTTGCACCGCTGCCACACATTATTATACCAAGAATTGAGACCGGTCGCGATGACTCTAGGGCTATAATTCGACAGAGTGTAGATCGCGAGGTGCTTACCGCCCGCGATCATATTGGTCGGTCTTACTTTCTTCCGTAGCTTGACGTTAGCCTTGACGATGACTTGGGCATACATCTTCAGCGTTACCCTCGCGACTTCCTTCGCGTTACACTCGTACGTTATCTCATAGCATCCTCCAAGCGGTTTACCGTCTAAAGTCACCAGAGTGTTTGCTCCTGTCGATATACCTGCGGCGCCACGTCGCGGTTGGATGACGAGCTGCGGTATATGTCTTTTCTTGGCCATGAGGCCTCCTTCCCGGCTGCGGCCGGATTGTAAAAATTTGTAAAATTACGCAAAAATGCGTAAAATCATTCAAAATTGTTCAAAATTGTTCAGTTCTTTTTATCTTGGTCCGGGTCTTCGATCGGATCAGGCCGATAATCGATGCCGTAGAATCTGGCCAGCTTCATGTTCTTTACGCGCTTGAATCGGCGCCGCGCGGCGACTCTTTCCGGTCGAGTCCGAGTCAATTCCTTGAGATTCTTCCGAGCCAGGTAGGCTCCTAGAGCCCAGGCCGATGCCAGACAACCTATCGCGATAATCGCTTGAATGTCCATCAAAAACCTATGGTGAAGTCCTTCTTCAATCGAAAACCGTTTCGCATGACGTCGCGAGGACGGACTACTTTAGTAGGCTGAAACTGCGTAAGATCCAGATCACCGACACCTTTAGTAGCCTGACCTGCCAGCACGTCATACTTACCGAGAGATTCTATGCCGAGCGGTGACAAGTCAACCTTCTCGCGAGCGGAATCGATTGCGCTCTGGATAAACGGCAGGAACTTCCCGTCGTTCATGATCAGACTGGCGTGCTCGATCGCTTCGTGCCGATATTCGTCACCGTCTGTAAACCGCTTGAACAACTCGTCCGGTCCGGAGGCATCTTCCGCCATCCGGTACGAAACGATCGCCCGAGCAGCCCACGTGCGAGCCGTCTTGCGCTGGATCTCCGCCAGAGATTCTTTGCCGAGTTCCGCGCGAGCCTTGTCGATGTCCAGAGCTTCGTTCTTCCGGAACGGCATCTCGGATGCGGCCAGCTTCTGAGGAATGCCCTTGACCCGTGCCATCTTAGCATGCGAGCCGGCCCAGTTGGACAGACGCTTGGCGTGCTGAATGGCGAATTCATCGTCGAACGTCCCGTGAGAAGTCATCATCTTCTTGGCGCGGGACACGAGCTGATGCGCTGCTTCCGCGTGATCCTGAGCATCCAGATGCTTGTTGCCGGGATGGGCTGCGTCGCCAAAGAACGATTTTCCGTTCGGAAGCTTCCCGGCTGGTTTCATTACGGAGTCGAAACGGCCTGGGTCTCGATCGCGAGCACCCACTGAACCGTAGCTCCTACAGAACCGTACACAACTGCCATCACTTGGTTGCCTGAAACGGCGAAAACTATCGCGTAGTTCGCGCCGTCGCCGTCGAAACCGTTGACCCACGACAGCGGCTGTCCGGCTGCGGTAGCCACACCGCTCGATAGATAGAAGGTACCTTCCAAGCCGAACGAAGCGACTCCTAGAGGACCGTCCGACCGATACGCTGTCGCGTCGATCTTGATCCTATAAGCTGTGTTGGCGTTGAGCGTAATCTGGCTGCCGGGCGAAGTAGGAGACGAAGTGATGATCGCGCCGGCCGCGCCGGTGACGACCTGCGCCGTCGTGAACTTCTGAACAGCCGAACCGGCGTGGTCGGTATGCGTCTTGACCGAGTGATAGCCGGACCAGATCGACTTAGGTTTATTCGTCTCGCTGCCGATCACGAAGCCTTGGTCCTGACCCGTGATATTGTAGATTCCGCCGAGCTGCGATGAACCGCCGTTGATGTAGATAGATCCGTTTACGACCAGGGCTGCGCTACCTAGCGGGACAGAGTCGGACGTGATCGAGACAGGCGTACCTGGCGCGATCTGGATAGAGTTACCAGCGTTGTACGCGGACTGAAGAGTCACGTCGGAAGACTTGGATACGACAGCCGAGCCGAACGCAGCTAAGTTCCTGAACCTTATGCGAGTGTTCGGCGGTGCCCACCGAATCATCTGGATCTTCGCCTTCGGACCGCCGAACGTCTCGGTGTAGTCGACGTTTCCTTCGCGGATACCGTCGTTCCAGATCACGAGAAGTTCCTCGCCTGACAGAGAGGCATTAGCGTCCTGCTTGTAGTAGGAGTGATTCCCAAACACGACGAAGCCGCCGCCGCCGGTGACCTGCGTGCGCCGGTTCGGAGGCAGAACCATCTCGATACCGCCGCCGACCGAGTCTCCGTATATCGACGGAGCCGTGAAGGCGGGGTTGCCTGGGTTGTTGATGGTGAAGCCGGTGGCGGCGCCGTTCTGGAAGACGCCGGTGCCGTCGCTGAACGCTCCGAACACGATGTGAGCTAGGATACCGTTCGGACCAGGACCGTTAGGATTACCGCCAGGCATCACGATAGCGACGCCTTCGATGGTTTCCGATACGGCCGCTGTCCCATGCAAAACCCAGGCAAGGGCTGTGGGATTATACTGGGAACCTTGGTACATGTACGAGCCGGATCTGACGAGGCCGGAACCAGTCAGGTTGATCTGCTGAACGAACACAGATTCATCGTATACCGGCGTCATGAGAGCGGTGTTTACCTGACCGGCTTCTCGGTCTTCCTTCCGGAGAGCGAGTGTCAGGTTGTCCGTATCTTCGATGAACTGGTTCTCTCGGTAGTAAGTGACGGTCTGCGATGCAGCCAGCACGTTCGTGGCTTGCTGCATGATGACTGTTCTGGAAGTGATGACGTTCTGGATCGTGAAGTAGTACATCGTCGTACCGTTGTAGTACGAGATCTGATCACCCTGCTGCATGATGTTGCCGGCGTCGGTCGTGAACGTGACCATCTGAGTCAGGTTGTCGACAGCCTGTATCGTAAGCGACTGCGTGAACTGGTACGGGCCGGAAACTTGCGAGACGGAGTAGTTTGGATTGACGGCGCCTTCGGTGTTTGCTCCGGTATATATGAGAAGGTTATTGTCCACGCCGTCGTTGACGTTCCGAACCTCACCCGGCGACAGTTCCAGATCGCGGAAGTACACCTTAGGCAGCCCACCGTTGTCGCGGCGGACGGCGAGCCAGTACACGTCTGCGGTCGTATCCACGAGATCGTGCAGCTTCACGTATACTTTCGGATACGAGCCTTTAGAATACAGCATCGGACCGGTCGCGGCCGGCCTCTGGATAATCGTAGGAGCTTGTCCGCGATCGGTTACCAGAGTCACGGTCGTGGCGTTGATCGTCGCAATCTTGAGCCAGTAGTTGTCTGCCTCTCCAACGAACTTGATGAAGTCGCCGGGAACCAGAGCGTTTCCTTCCGCGTCGGTCATGATCGATGCAGTCGAGATGATTGACGATCCGCCGGCTGTCGTGAAGATCGTAGTGCCGGAGACGGGCTCGTTTCTCTCAAGGATAACGTACAGGACTTCTCCGTCCTGAACGTAAGCGGTACCTGTCTGACCGTTCACGTTGAACTGGTTAGCTGCCGGATCGACGTTCGGATCAGAAGTCTGCACGGTAGCTGTCTGTGGGATCGTGAAGGACAGGTCCCCGATTATCGACTTCACGACGATGTCGGAAGACCACTGAACCGGACCGGCGTACGGGTTGTTCGCGAAGTAGATGAACGTGTTGTCCAGACCGCCGACGTTGGTGTACGATTCGACCGATACTATGCCGGTACCCGTGATCTCGAAGGTATCCGCACCGGTCACCACGATTCCTACGTTGATGTATGACCGGATGTACTGGGACAACGAACTGTTGCCGTAGATCGTGAAGGACTGCGGACCGCCGGTGATCAAGTTGTGCGGAGAGAACGTAGTAACTGTCAGGTTGCCGGCGCCGTCGTTGGTGATGGTGGACACTCTCACCGGATTCAGAACCGTCGAGAGCGCCACTACGCCGTCTAGCTGGTACGCACCCGAGGCGATCGGCACGGAAGGCAACGTGGACGGACCTATCACGAACTGAACCTGATCGTTTCCGATACCGAACGCTTGCTGGTTGTCGACGTTGTACGCCGCCGGGAGTGCCTGAGTGATCGACAGCGTGAACTGGTAGTAGAACATGTCCGCGTTAGCACCTGCGGCGACTGCCGGGCTAGTGATCGCGCCGGGAGTACTTATCGTAACCTGATTGCCCGAAACCGCCTGAACGACGTGGACGCCGTCTAGCTGCTGCGACGTGAAGCCCGTAGCTTGCAAACCTTGAACGAGAATTTCCTGCTGCACGTCGAAGACAGCTGCCGACGCGTTCGCGGTCGACTGAGCCGACATCGTGAGAGTCGTACCTGATATGCCGATGACGTGAGCGAATCCGGCCGCGAAGTTCGAAGACGTGACGCGAGAACCCAGAAATACCTGCGACGTGCTGGACACCGCCGTGATCTGATCCGACGACATCGTGAAGTTACCGGTCAACGATACGGGCGCCAGGAACGAGTGGTTCGGGATCGTCAGAACGCCCGTGCTACCGATGCCGGCCGCGAACGACGTGATTGGCAGGTAAGGATTGTACGGCTGGCGAGTAGACGAGTCGAGCGAGCAGTTGTTCGTACCGGAAACGGTCGACGTCCCGGAACACGGCTGGACGGTAGCGAAAGTCAGCGATGTCGTGGACGGAGTGGAAGCTATCCTGAACACGCCGTTCGGCGGCGTACCAGAAGACAGAAGACCAGAGATGTTAACCCACTGACCTGGGTTCAGTCCGTGAGCGGTCGATGTGTTTACGGTAACGATCGACCATACGGCCTGCGAGTTCGCGGTTCCGTCGTCGTTCGTAGTGAAGGACCAAGACGAGATGATGTTATTCGGAGTAGGATTGAGCGCCGACACTCTCTGCAGAGCTGCCCAGGTAGACGTATCGTCCACGAACGACTGAAGCATCCACTGGCTCGGGCTCGGGCGATACAGCCTTCGCTCAAACAGAGGCTCGTTGAATATGAACCCGTTATTGGACGTGATCGAGTTGATCAGGAGCGTTCCGCCGTTGAAGGCGGTTAGATCTGCGGCTACGCCGGAAGTTTGTCCCACGACGTACTCGTCGCCGGCCAAAGCAGTCGGATCTGTAGCGGATGACTGGAACGCACCGTACGTGACCGGCCCAGCCTGAAGAACGAGGTTGAACGAGATCTGACCGGCTCCGGTCATCACGGAACCGATCGAGTCGAGATACAGATCGTAGAGATTCAAGCCGACAGATGTGCCCGGAGTTGGTCCGTTGCCGGACGGTCCGCCTGTCCCGAAGTTGGAATCCATGTACCAGTAGACCGAGTTCGTGATCTCCTTGAAGCGCGTGTCCATCGCGTCGAGCTTATCTTTCAAAGTCTTGATGCTGAAGTCGCCGTAGAAGAACGCGTTCGGATCATCGCCGGGCTGAACCGTGAGAGGGTTGTATCCGGCGACGGTGGATATCCACTCGCGTCTGCCGGCAGCACCGGCTTGGGTATTCGTCAGGCCGCCCCACTGAAAAGAATTGTAGGGATTCGGATCTGCTCCGCCGGTGCCTAAGCGCCAGAAGTCGGTCGTGCACTTGGTTATGTACTGGACAGCTCCGGTGTTGGTGGTAGACACGATCCACAGAGGCAGATACGTCGAGAAGCCGGAAGTCGAGATGTGATACTGATACTGAAGAATGTTCCCGATCGGAACAGTCCTCTGGAACTCCAGCTGCTGAGAAGGCGACCAGCCGGCCGTCTGATCTGTCGTAGTCGGATCCGTGATGCGGGTGTAGTCCAGACCTACGTAGTTGAGAGTGCCTGCCTGAAACGATCCGATCACGTTTGGATTGGACGGATTCAAGATGTCCGGCGGGGTAGTCGTCGGCACGCTGAGGATAGTACCGGACTGGGTGGCCGAGCTGTGAAGAAGAGTGGAGCCGGCTACGTTGACCTGAAGTTCCGAAGCGTTGATGGCTGCGTTAGGGATAACGATATCGAATCCGTTGATTAGATACGGCTGATTGACGCCGGTCATCATCCCGCGAAGTAACATATCGAAGTCGTAAGATACCGCAGATTCGATGGACCGCAAGTGCGGAAAATCTAATCTCATGCCGCTATAGCCTACTAAACGTCTATCAACGGCCATTGGAATATCTCCCGTGAATACGACGAGTCTTCCCGCTTTTCAGCTTAGATTCGTGATTGTTTATCAGATGATAATTGGCTAATCCGACTTTTCTCAAAAGCTCTTTATGTTCAGGTCGAGCATGTAATCTTTTCGAGGCTTCCGATATCTTCCGTTTCGTCTCTTCGGAGTGTTTACCGTGAGAAAATCCGCCGTCCATCAAATTATATCCTTTGGAAGGATCAGTTGTTTCGAAGATGCGAACTGCATTTTTCTCCACCGCGTCTAATTCTTCGCGGGAATTGCAACGGTCTAGGATTATCTCTTCGAATTCTGACATACCATACTTTCGTAATGCATTGTAAAATGGGCGATTCAAGATCTTTTTGAAAGCATTCTGCTTGTGATCGCGCCGACGGTGCGACATCGGCTGCGTAGTCTGCCCGATGTACATCTTCATGTTTTGCCTGTTGACGTAGGCATAAACGATACCGTAATTCATATGTCCTCGTTAGATATGAAGATTAGGCTCGTCACAGCGTTAGACCTGGGGTCATCTGGAGCCCGTCGAACTGGAGATCTACCTGTACGATTCCCCGCGCGGGCACCGAGATCGTGTAGGTGCCGACCTTGCAGTACTCGCATGCGTACACGAGATTTAACGTGGCACGGTCCAGAATCTGAAACGAGAGGTATTTTGACTGGGTGGCTATGTAAGATCCGTCCGTATCTATGCGATATGAGACGAGTCCGAGTGATTCCGGAGTGGTTCCTTTCGGAAGATAAACCGTCAGCGACCCTTTCACGAACTGAGGAGCAGCTCCCTGGGCGATCTCGGCCGGAATCGGACTGTCGACCACGAACGTCTGCTTCTGCCCTTGGGAAACGGTAGAGGTAAAGTTGCGGGCGTATCCGATCGTCTTGGACGTACCGTCGTCGTAGCCAACTTTGAGCAGGAGGCTCGCTCCTGTATGCAGAAGACTTTTCATCTAGAAGTGGATTCCTCCGGATATGACGAAGCCTAGAAACGCGACTTTGTCGGCTCCAAGCATATTCACGAAATTCTGAACTTCGATTGCAAAAATGTAAATACGTGTTTTCATTGCACCTTCTTACACCACTGCGGATCGAAGAGCAGATGCGGCAGCTGGAATGTCGTTCCGAACTTTTTGTTCGCGATCTTGACGACCATCTTGAGCTTGTCATACGCCGCTCGCAGACGCGTCTGCGCTCGGATGAGTTCTTCCCGTTCCGGAAGCTTGTGCTCAAGATAGAGGTCCACGGCTTGCTCGCATGCCGCGACGTAGTCTTCCATCGCTTCGGCGTGAAATGATACTGCGAGTTCTTTCTGACCGTGAAACATCACGACCTCGAAATGGTGCCGAGAGGGGCGACGAAGAAAGAGTTAGTCTTAGGAACCTCAGCGCGAGTAACGGTGGTTTCGTCTATTGACGCGGAAGTGGTGGTTATCACGCCGCTGGTCGCAGTGATCGTGGTGATAATCTCCGGCTGTCCGCAGATCTTACAGTGCCGCATCAAGGCAGACGTTCCGATCGGATCGTAAGCGCAAGGACCTGGATTGCAGCGAACCTGCCACACCGAAGGGATATAGATGGGTGCCGGACCGAACCCGATCGTCTGAGAATAGGCTGGCCGCTTCTCAAGTTCTGCGATCAGTTTTCGCTGAGTTTCGAGAAGCTCCTGCATCAGCTTCATCTCTCTGGACTTTTTCATGTTTTCCTCCTCTTATTAGTATCATACCATGATTCATGCGACGCCTGAGATCGCTTACTCTGCAGCGTTCCCCGGAAGAGTGAATCAGCTTGACCGGTCTCATCCCCATCGCTCGCATGAAGAGATCTACCAGCCACTTCACGACGGATCCGGCCCGTAGATGTAGACCACGTCGGACTGCGGCGACGCGTTCGGAAGCGTGGAATCTCCGGCGTTACCCCAACCTTCGTCGTTCGGGTAGATTATGATGATCTCGACGTTGACTCCGGCTGCGATGATCGACTCGATGATCTGCTGAGCATAGATCCTGCCGTTCGCGGTGCCGGTCACGAAGAAGCTGTAGTCCGATCCGTCGAGCGCTGGGGTGTAAGCCTGCGTAGCCGATATCAGAGTCACATCCTCGCCGATCTCGTGGTCGAACTGAAACCGATAAGCCGTATCCATGATGAGCGTCGTGATCGTGCCGGCTACGATCGGCGTCGACAGGCCGGTCGTCTCGAACGCTATCTGCGATGTCGTATTGTTGAAGGTGTACACGTTCAGCGATGGTGTAGAAGTTACGGTCCACGAGCCGTTGAAGTGCAGCGTCCCGGTGATGAATACTTCCTGTCCTACTACAAGACCGTGCGGTCCGTCCGTCGTGACTGTCGCGGTGTTTCCGTTCTGGGAGATGGTCTCGATGATGACCGCTTCAGCCGAAGTCGAAGACTGAGCGGCTAGGTACGTCACCGGCGATTCCTGGTTGTCGCCGTTGAGCGAGAACAGCAGCTGTCCTTCCGCGTTCGGGAGCTGGCCCTGCACCTGGAGGGTCGACAGATTCTGGCCTGCTACGATCGCCTGTCGAAGCGTGACGTACTGAGACGTGAGAGTGTAGTTCGCGGTCGGATCCACCATGTACGCGCCCAGAAACGGGTTAACCGGGTCGTCTTCCAGCAAGATTCCTACCACCACGCCGACAACTTGAGTACTGAATACCTGACCAAATTGGTTAGGTACTCCGGTGATGCCGTGAGGAGTGGTCGTCTGAACGGTCGTAAACCCTTGTTCCCTGAAGATATCCTGGATCGTGAACGTGTTCGACCCGACAGTCAGCGTACCGCCCGAGCCGGACACGTCGTACCCGTCCTGAGCGTACCTGATCGTGAGAGGGTTCACCACTTGGATCTGAGCCGACGGGACAGTAACCGAGCCGAACGATCCGTTCAGCTCCTGCGACGTGTAGAGAAGGTGAGTGTGAGCTGACCCGATCAGGCTGCGCTCTACTACCTGAGTAGACGCGGGCATGTATATCTTCAGCACGCCGTCGGCCGGCTCGAAGGCCAGAGCGTATCTCACCTGAGAATACGCTGTGTTCTTGTACGGTAGGAAGAACTTCAGATCGGAGTACAACGCCTGCGTCAGCGTGATAGAGTAGTATGTCGGCGGCGAATTGGCTGGAGGAGTTGTGTTCGGCGGTATCGAAGCTAGCTGGATCGGACCTGCGAACTCAGGCACTTGTATCTCGAAGTATCCAGCCGAGGGGTTCGGAGTCGGCTGGCACGGCGAGGCTGCTGTGACGGTGAACGTCCCGTAGAAGCCGGCGTCCTGGAACTGCTCGCCGTAGATCATGACTGAGTCGCCGGGCAACACGAACGACAGAAGCGGCTGCGGACCGCCGTTCCACGAGAACCGGTACGTGTCGCCGAGATTTCGCGTGATCTGCCATACCGTCGTGTTCGAAGGCAGCATGGTCGGGCGTATGGTCGGGAACTCAAGCTCGTTCTGGATCGTCCCGCCGACTATCTCGACCAGCGAGTACGGCCCGCGAGCGCCACCGAAGATCTGAACGTACTCGTCGCCGGTGTCGAAGTCGGTGTACACCTGCGCGTACCCGTCGGATCCGAGAGATGCTATGTAGCGAGAGATCACGTCGACGATCTCTTCGGCGGTCGCCGCCGACGGATCCAGAAACTCGTCTCCTACCAGTGTCAAGATATTGGTCACACCATTTTCCAGCACGAATCGGAGGTCGTCGCCTGCCTTGAACGAGTACGGCGCAGCTACGCCGGAGATGGTGGTAGCTCGGGTTGCCTGGTCGCCGTAGAAGGCTGCAAGCACGGCGTGGATCGCATCCGTGATCAGCTTCTCTTGGACGATCGTGATACCCATCTCGCTGAACGCGAAGTCGGCCATGCCTAAGTCGCCAGGTCTGACGACGCCCTTCGCGGCGAGCAGCTGGTCTAGGTAGACGCCGGAGCTGGTCGAGATCGTCAGCTGGTCGGTGACGGCTACGGACAGCTGATCCTGCGCTTCGAGCTGGTCAGAGATGGATTCGAAGAATGCCTGCGCGTTCGGCCCGTCTACGAAATCAGAGATAAATTGTCGGAATTGTTGATATCTTGAGAGAGCCACTGTTCACCTATTAGAGGCGAGACCGGCTGGACTACCCAACACCTCCGCTAACCCGGTTTCTTGGCGGGCTCTGCCGCGCCTGGATCGATCGGCACCGGACGGGCGGTAGCCTCTCCAGAACGGGCTATTGAGCTACGGTCTCTTTAATTGAAGATTAGGGTCCGACTCCGACCGTGTGAACCCGCTGTGTACAGCGTTTTTAAGATTCAAGCCCCAGTCGGAGTCGGCGTAAAAGATAAAAATAGTTGAGGACCCATACAAAACTCGGTCGACGTACCGTTTACGAAAAAAGGGACTCGCCGGACATGGCACTACCCAATCGTCTACCTGGGCTATAAGAGCGTCACCTCAACTATCCAAAACCAAAAATGGTGGAACTGGCGGGAATCGAACCCGCGTCCATAAGAAGCTCCGATGCCAGTCTACACGCGTAGCCCTGCATATTTATCGTCTCCGGGCTAAGACTAGGGCGACCGGCTAAGGTCACCTCCACCACCCCGTATTTTTCAACGACTACGGGAAAGAGCCGGACTGCCGTTTTTCGTTCCCAGTTCGGCGACTGGGTTCCGCCTGATTTATCGTGGTGCGGCTGCGCTTCCACTATCGCATCTGGGTTACAGTCTGCTGCGAGAGACCGCCGATTCTGCCTTCTGGACTTCCTCGGTCCTTACCGCCGTTTTTAGGCAGCGGCTTGGAATTCGTATTCGTTGTCGAATACTGTTTGGGCTTTTTACGTGGCCAGCCCACCACGGCGTGCGTAACATCTTCGCTGATCCCATGTCGAAGCCAGATCAGTCCCATCTAAGAGATTAGGCTAGAATGTGAAAGTTGTCAACCGAGAATATCGTCCATCGCGTCGGCAACCTTGGGAAGATCGTCGTAGTAGACCTCCTCGTACACGGCTCCGGAAAGCTTGTCGAGCTTGGCGACCAGATCGCCCTCGGCGATGACCTTGACCTTCACACCGTTGACTCCGCCTTTAGTATGAGCGTCCGTGATCCATTTCGGATACTCGGGCGTCTGAATCTCGACTACTAGAGTAACTATTCTACCGACGTTGCTCATGACCGTTCGCTCGGATATTCTTCTTTGATGGTCTGTAAAACAGACTCAAGCGACAAAACCAGGACCTCGTAGTTGAGATTCCGGGCGTACTGGAGGGCGTCGTAGATCCTGCCTTGCTGGAGATACTCGATCAACTTCGGATCGTACGGACCGGATCGGACGCAGTAGTCGATTATCGGCTTGCCGAGTTCTACCCCGCGAGCGACCTTCTCCTTGATGATGCGTGCGTAGCTCACTTGCGATCTCGCTCTTCGTTACAGATCTCGATCATGAAGCGGATAGCCATGGCGGCTACCTGCTTTGCTTCTTTGCGAAGATCTTCCAGGTTCCGATTCTTCTGTTTCTGGAACACGATGGCTTCTAGTTCGCGAAACTCTTCGGCGATAACTCCGTATCCCTCGTGAGCAGAGTTCATAGGAGGCCAGTTCTTCATGGCATTGTCGAGTTCGGATTCCACATCCCGAAGAGCTAGCGTCTTAAGTGTCGGTAATTTTATAGTACTCATCGGATATACCTCTCTACTTGTTTGTACCAGCCGAACAGCACAGCTGGTACGGTTACTCGTTCCACATCTAGTTCGAAGTAGATGGGCATCATCTCGGCCGTAACTGTGACGTGCTCGGGCGCGAACTTCTGATCCGTTTCTATCTTGACGCGGTAGTAGTTTAGGATCGAGTCGTATTCTCGGACCACGGCCGGAGTCTTAGCGTACACGTCGTGCTTGTCTCGGAAAGCAGGCGTGGTTAGAAGTCTGGTCCCCACAGCGTACTTCATTCCATCTCCTTCAGCGCGTCGTTCGATGATTTGACCAGCGAGTAAAAGGATATCGCAGCGTTTTCACCTACGTCGAAGCTTGTGTGATGAACCCCGTCTTCGTCCACGGCTCGGATCTGATAGATTCCTTCGTCGATCTTAACCACTTCTGTAACTGTCTTGGTGCCGTACGAATCTCGGCCGAACGCACCGCACAGGTAGCCGTACAGTTCGGCACCAGGCGAAACCTGCTCTCGGGCGCATGATTCCGTCGAATATTTTGCCTCCCGCTGCATCAGTTTAATCACACTTCAACCACCGGGACATCTACCCACTCGGACACAGGATTGCCGCCGTTGCCGGGAACGGTGAAGATCTCGTCCGTCTCTACGACTTCCTGCTGGAGAGTGTCGATCTTATAGGACATGCCGTCGCCGTCGTAGTCGGTGACAGTCTGTCGCTTGATGCGGAAGTTGTTCGTCTTCGTCTTGATGCGGTTAGGCTTAGCTGCCGGTCCGTTGACGGTCATTGCGATATCTCCGTCACCATCTGTGAATATACCCTCGCCCATGTATCCTCCTGGGAATGTGTGTAAGCTACCATCGAAACGGCAACCCGTCAAGCTACTGCGATCGCGTCGTACCTTCGACCGAGAAGTGCGTCAGGCCTCTGGCAGATGGATAGACTTTCTCGAACGCGTCGATCGCTTCCTGGTTCGAAGATAGCAGGAATGTAACTTCTACGTCCATCATGTCCGAGAATACCCGCTTGTACGCCGCGAGACGGTGGTTACCGTCGATCACGACCCAGCAGTGCTTCGTCCAGTCCCACATCACCTTGATAGGATCCAGAGGAATGCCTTCGGCGTTGTAGATCGCGATCTTAGCTTCGAGTTCGTCCACCCAACCGGGGTAGTTGATGTCATGCGACGGCTTGATCAGGCCGAGCTGGAGCCTTCCATTGATGGCGGTCAGCTTGTACTCGGTCGTTATATGGGCGATGTGCATGATGTCACGGCGGTAGGCAACATCCCAGAAGAATCGGCTGATCGCGTAGTACTTTCGTTTGTGCACTTCCCGACGGGCCGACCGGTACCACCATTGAAAGAACTTGGCGTACCTCACTCAGGTCTTCCTTCGAAAGCTGGCGCAGCGTATATAGTTGCGATCTTGTATCCTCCGACGAATTTAAGCATTTCTTTTCGGCCAGCGTAGAATGTTTCGAGACTTGTTCGGTCTTTTAGAAAAATTTTCACTTCCATCTGGCTGTGGCCGATATCTTTGAGATGAATCATGCTTATGTGATCCGCATCGATGAACAAGTTGTTCGGTACCTCGATTAAACGCATTTCTTCTCCTTGTGTGAACTTCTGGACGGTTTTAGGGTTCCGGTGTGTTCGCACATCGTCAGGCCACAACGCCCGCTAGTCGCCTACAATCCTCGGTATTTGTGCCTCCCGAGGGTATGTCCGGATTCTGTGTTCCGGTCCGCCCATCAGTTCTAAGATAAGCTACCTGTTCGGTTAGGCCTTGTCAAGCGTTTCAGAATAGCGCACATTTGACTGGTCGACCGCGATGCGGTACAGTGACGTGATGAGAGTTCCTTTCGGATTGAAATTCTGGCGTAAGACCCCGTTCGAGGTTGACAGCGGCGGCATCTATACGGTACCTGTGGCGGGTAAATATCAAGTAAAATCCGAGAGTTACAGGTACCGTGCTACCGGCAAGTTCGAGGTCATACCGAACCCGAAGCACAGCTTCTGGATGCCGTGGCGACCTAAGACGATCACCCGCGAGATATTCGAAGAGATCAAAGAGCGCGAGATCGGCGAGATCAGGCTCTACAAGGCCGGCGAATCGATCAATCTGGAAGATTTCGACAATAAAGTAAAACCAGGAGAAGACGATGGCAGCGGACAATAAGTTGATTACACTGACGAAACACCTCGAACAGGTTAGATCGCGGCTCACGTCCGGCTTGGTTCCAGATCGACAGAAGAACCGGGCCGCCGCGTACCGGGAGTGGCTCAAGCTTGAAGTAAAGCGGACCGAGAAGAAGTTCGAAGGTCTCAAACCCGGAGGCGTCAAATGAAGCTCTACACGTTCAACTTCCCAGGCCTTGCTCTGGGCGGAGTAGTCAAGATAATCGCCGGGAACGAAGCGGCCGCCAGAAGACTGGCTATCAAAGAAATCGTAAACGATAAGTCTTTCTACTCGGCCATTCCGGACGAGCAGATCGAATTGGTTTTCGTGCAGGACGCTCCGCCTCGGGCGTTCGTAGTCCACTACGATAACGGAGATTATTAGATGGAAAACCTCGCTTTAGAGCCCATGCTGCGCGACTTCTTGCTAGGATCGATATGGATCTGCCTGATGCTCGGCCTCTGCCAAGGGGCTGATGTGGTCAAATTCCTAGACTGGTACCGGCACCGGACGATATCCCGAGACTCGCGCAAGCTCGAACGGAAGAGAAGGAAGTTCGCTCTCAGAGCCGCAAAACTCGCAGAGAGAAAGGCGGCGCGGCTTGGCAAATGAAATTAAGTTCTGGGTATTCTTGGAGATGAAGAGTGGCACGCGCCACAAGATCAAAGTCAACGCTTCCGCTGACGATCTCGGCCGTGCGCTAAGCGGTATCGACCAAACCTGGAGAGATCCTGCAGCAGTCGGCTATGTGATGTTCGGAGGCAAGTACTTCAGTTCTGGCGACGTGGCTGCGTACTGGACCAAGAAGAGATGGTTCTGATCTATTGACGGAACAGTATCACAAGTGATATGCTAGGGAGGCGTCGTGGACAGTTATCAGTTTCGAGACACAGTCAAAGCTTTTGTGGCGGCCGGCGACCTGCGCGACAAGGTTCTCGCAGAGGAGTTCGAAGTCGCGGAATCCACCGTAGCCAGGTGGGCGACCGGACACGCTCGTCCTAACTGGCGTGTGATGCGCGAAATCGTCGCTTTCATCGAGAGGTACGTCGATGCCCTCGAACAGTCGTAAGCCGTTACCTTACCCGTGTCCCTACTGCGACAAGGATGTGATGCTCTGGGAGCACATCGGGCGCTGCAACGCGGCCATGATCGAACTCGATCCGAACCTGAAGGAGCAGGCCGACCACCTCAAAGCTCTCCCTGACTCCGAAGTAGAAGGCATGATCGACTACACGATGCGAGTATACGAGAAGATCTTCGAAGCTAAAACGGGCCGGCGTCCGAACATCGAGGAGCTGGATCACATTCGCAGTCAAGTGACCGACAACCTTAAAAGAATTCGAGGAAGATGATGCGCAAACCTTGCAAGACCCGACGATCGATACTGCTGCACTTGACCAAGCGAATCAAGCGGCTGAAGGAGAAGCACTCCAACACGGCGAAGCTGATACGATCCCGACAGGCCGACGGCTTACGCGTCGCCGGTCTGATCGAATGGCAAGGTCGAATCGCAGCGTGCCTGGTAGAGGTTTGGCGCCTGAAGCGACAGATCGAAGGCAAGGCTCCGCGATGAGACCGCTCCTGTTCCTTCTGCTGACGTCGTGTGCGTTCCAACCTAGCCAGGACCCGAGAACCATCGTCGGCGTAGATCCGGCGGCAGCACCGTACGTGGCCTCATTCGAGTCGGCACTCGGCTCCTCGATAGGCGATATCCCGGTTGCACTCACGACGGACATCCAGTCTGCTCCAGGAGTGACCTCAAGCGACGTGGTAGGCGTCTGCGAGGCTTGGATCACGTCATCGGGCACCTACAAGGAAGTGCTATTGGACTACGACTTCTTCACGAATTCTAACGATGCGGGCCGAACCGCCCTGGTCTGGCACGAACTTGGCCACTGCGTGCTCAACCGCGCCCACAACTTAGAAGCCACCAACTCGTCCTCGTGCGTGCCGGCGCAGTCGCTGCCGATGTCTTGGATGTACCCGTACGTGTTCTTCACCGAAGACGCTTACGTGACCGCACCTGCTGACAGCTGCATGGAGCCGTACTACGAAGGCGAGATGTTTACCACTTCGGACTGGATTCCGTGGCTGACAGATGATATGGTGATAGCCAGAGCAGCCGGCGATCCGGACTGGGTAGTGCATGACATCAGATAAAACGAAAGCGATCACGATCAACGTGACCAAGCTGTTCCTGACGACCGATCGGGTAGCGTTCAAATCTTCTCCGACGTCGTGCCCGAGACGCACCAAGTACACAGCCGTGCCGCAGAAGGTCTACGTCGCGAAGTTGAAGCCGTTGGCCAAGCAACAGCAGTTCGCGATGAAGAAATTTTCGCTTATCACGAAGAAGCTACGCGAGAACTGTCACCATCCGAAGAGCGCTCGCAAGCGATATGTGGAAGTTATTCAGTCAGGTATCTTAGGCATGTACGAGTCCGAGATAACGCACGAGTTCTGCGGCCACTACATCGGAGACATCCCGTGAAAGCCGTTCTAATTGCTGCCGCGAAGTTCGCCAAAGAATACGTTTTCGTGCCCAACGAGAAGATGCGTGCTCAGTTGTACCACGTCTTCAAATCCGGCTGGAACGCTGGAATCCGAGAGAGCGAGGAAGTTCAGGATCTGCTGAAGGCATTGGAATTGATACGTTCTCCGACCATGGATCCGAAATGGCCAGCGTACGGCGCGATCAGCATCGCGAACAAGGCCTTGGCCGCTTATAAAAAGAGTATTGAATGAAGCTACTCTGTCACGAGTGCGGCGCTTCTTGCGCTACCGAGATCCCTAAGAATTCGGTTATACGAGCGTACGTGATCTGCGGCGACTGCATGAACAAGGTGCCGGAGTATCTCTGGCAGAACATGATCGCTGCGATCCACTCGGACGGATCGAAGCGGTTCCAGGAAACGCCGGACGATGGTATGTTTGCGGGCTACGAGGAAGGATCGTCTAGAACTATCGATTTGAAAGGCGTCCCGATGACCGCCGAGAGTATCAAGGAATCAATCGACACCGCCTTAGCCAAGGAAAGTATCCTACCGGCAATCAACTGTCCCGTCATCGCACTGGCGAATCTCTCCAAGAACGACCGCAGGGAATACAGACTCTTCTTGCGTTACCTGAAACTACGTGATAAGTACGGTGATGCGGTGCTACTAACCCGCCCGTTCTGGCGGAAATACCTGCTGGGAGAAAACGAAGGATGAGCGACATCATAACACGAGAAAAACAGCTCCTGGACGTCTTACGTCAGATCCGCGACGCCCGCGAAGTCCTTGTTCGCGGAGGCTTGACCTACCAGGAAATCGAATCCTTGATTCTGTCTGGAAAGACCATAGTTGGCAACTTGCCGACAGTCGAAGCTCAACTCACCGTGTATGACAAGCTGACCCATCTTGGCTTGACGGTGACTTCCGGGCGCAGGTCGATCTGGACGGACGAAGAAAAGTGTGAGTATTACCTGGATGTGTCGCTGTGAAGACACATCAGTTGATCCTGTTCTTGATCGTGGCACTAGGCTGCACTTCGTGTGACGGCAGCTACGAGTTCGCCAAGCGAGAATGCGCAGCCAGAAAGTCTCAGCTCAAGAACTGGATTCGCGATTTTACCGGCGGATCTTTCTCGTGCGAAGACGGGTTTCGGTACAATGAGTAAAGAATACGGCATCCTGATTTCCACCGAACCGACCTGGCAGGACCGAGCGATGGATCTGATCCACCAGCTCAAAGCCGAGTGCGATCGGCTCCAGGAGATCGTGGACGCTCAGGACAAGATCATCCACCTGCAGAAGTCTCAGATGGAATTAGCTAAAGACCTGGTAAACGCGCTGAATGTGCGTATGCCGCTATCCGGGAGGTTCTGATGATCATTACAGCCGATCAAGTTAAGAAGCTGGTCGACGAGACCGGCTGCGGCATGCAAGTAGCCGCTCTAGCCCTGGAAAAGCGAGAGGGCGATCATGTCCTTGCGCGGGAGTTCGTTCAGAGGTATAATCTGGCTGCAGTCATGTCCGATGCCAGCCGGTTCCCGCTGTGGCATCGGCACCTGCAAGCGAAGGAGAAGAAGTGAAATATCAAGGAGTAAAGATCCCGAAACCGAACGGCAGGCCGCAGCTCTGGACGAGAGCCAGCTTTCATACGGACTGCTTCAATCACACCAGTCTACGAATCATCTACCCGGACGGTCACGTCGCGTGGCATTCGATCGGCAGTTCTTATAGCGCTGATCCTAGCAGATGGGATTCGAAAGGTTGTACTTCGGAATCGACCCAGCTAAAAGCGATCAAGCGCTGCATCGACTACGATTCTGACAACGGCAAGAGTCATCGCAGACCGTGGTTTCTGGGGTACCTATGAACGAATACAAAGGATTTCTCTCGGGTGACCCGCTAGGACTGAACGGCAAGCCTTCTTCATACCAGCGTAACCTGAACGTGTCCAAAGCTAACTACATGTCGCTCTACGTCAGCTCAATCGACGAACTCGCGCCGGACGCGGTCCCGCGCCTGATCGAGCGCATCGATCAGATTCTGCTGACGGCCAACGGTTACATCTTGGTCGGGCAGACTCAAGACGTGCAGAAGTACATAGACGATCACCGTATGGAGATATTCGCGATGATCCAAGGCTACAAGAACGCAGAACGGGAGGCAGTCGTGACGAAAGAGCTAGATCAACAGACTCAGCATACTCGGGCTGCGTACGCCAAGGAATTTCTGGTTGCGCTGATCAACACGCCGCCGGTGTTCCGCGTCAATCCGCCGGTTGGAGCCGCGAGAGAGGGTACGTACGATTACCGCGAGCAGGTCACGCTCGATCCAGATCCCGCTAAGCTCGCGCCGCTTGCGGTCCGATTCGCAGACGAGTTGATCAAAGCTTTGAACCAAGGAGGAAACGTATGAGAGCATGTATAATCGAGTTCGCGGAGATGACGGCAGAACACCTGGCGGACATCATAGCCCAGCTACCTCCGTACACGAAGATCAAGCCGTGGTCGTACAAAACTTTCAAAGACGAGGGGATGTACAGAGAGCCGATCGAAGTGTCATGCCTGATCCTGGAATCGTCTGCGTTCAAGGAGCTTCAGGAAGGTGCGTTCCCGCCGAAGTTGAAGTACGAACTGGGCGTCGGTTCGGTCACCAGGAGACCTTCCGTCAAGCTGTTCCTGAGCAGCGAGATACTCGAACAGTTTCCGTGATCCCAAAGGAGGATAAGATGGTGTACGCTACGAAGTTCCGAGAAAAGGGCGAGAAGAAGTATAAGACCTGTTTTATCGTAGCCAAAGACTACGAGGAATACCGCGAGGGACTGCTTGATTTCTTGAAAGACGAGGCGTACGACGTCGACAAGCGAACTCTCCAGTGCGCCGGTGGTTCCGTCCCGTTTATGACGGGCACGAGACCAGAAGTGATCGACGTTGACTTGGACGAAGTGAGCTGATAGCATGGACAAGCTGCATCTGATCCTCGCGATCGTGTTCTCGGTGGCTCTCTGGTTCACGGCCGGCGTGCTGGTCGGCTACAGAACAGTCACCATAAACTATCGCGTGCAACAGTTGGAGAATTTACATGGCAAGTAAGAGCAAGAAGATCGAAGTGTACTACGCAGGCAAGTCGAAGAACTTGTACCTGATTCTCCCGAATGGAGACTCGTACTACGTCACCAACGGCGGCGCGGTAGGTAAGACGATTGGCAACCGCAACGTTCGAGTGTGGAATAAACCAGGCCGACTCGGCAACTCGAACTTTGAGAACGCGAAGCTGGTCTGCGAGCTGACGCCTAAGATGATCCGGCAGATTCGCAAGATCGTGGAGTAAGGAGAAACTTGTGAGTGACCAAAAACAATTCCTGTACGAGATCTTAGATGTGCGAAAAGTTCAAGGAGGAAACGGAGAAGAATCGACTCTGTTGCTATCACTATCTGGTCCGCTGAAAAGTATGCTCTCGGTAGCGCCCGTGAAAGCTTCCGAGAAAGAGGGCTTGCCGGACTTCACAGAATACGAGTATGTCCAAGTTCACAACGGTGCTGTCGTCGGTGCGTTCGAGAAGGGTAAGATCCTTCGGCTCGACCGAGAGTTGTAAGCGGCTATGGCGTTTAAAGGCTTCGACAAGAACGAGTATGGGGCGAAGATCTCGAAGCACGTCTGCGACTCGTGTGGCGTCGAGTTTACTGTGTGCCCAGGCACAGAACGGTTCGACAATTGTCTCGGAACGAGCTGCCCGTCTTACGACGAGAAGTACGACGTTGACAAGATGCTCTCGGAAGGTCTAGAATTGAATTGCGAGCCGATACACTGAGGTGTCTATGACCGCCAAGATCCACTCCTGCAAGAAGAACGGCGAGAAGATAGATCTAGGCGTGAAAGAGGATAAGTACATCCTAGTCAAAGTCACGGCTGGCGACCACCTCGAATGGATCGAGAAACCGGGCAAGTATGAAATCAAGAGAAGCACTCTGATGCCGAAGAGCGGCATCTTCGACCTTAAGTCAAATACGTTTCTGGACGAAGATGCCGTCTTCGATCAGTTCCAGTCCGTAGATCGGTGCGATTTCCCCAAAATTACTGCTCCCAGAGAACGCATCCAATACGTCGAAGGTATTCGCGACAGCCACAACGCTTTCCATGAAGGAATCGTTACGGTGCCGCAAGATGGCTGGTATCTGTACCAGCACAAAGGGCAACCTATCCGACGTGCATGGTTCCGAGCTGGCAGCACGCTGTGGGATCTGGTTCTTCTGATCGACACGACGGAGCCGCTATGAGTACCATGGTACGGGTCTTCAAGAAGACGTTCGACAGAGTGATGAAAGCTCAACCGTACGTGACGGGCCATACGACGATGATCTGCGAGCCGCCTATCACGTTCTACTGGAACACCGAAGCTGCGGAAGGCGAAGACAGGTCGTTCGGCCAAAACGCGTTCGCTAAGATCGTGAGAGACTACGAGATAGTCGGCAGGCCGCCTGCGGGCAAGAGCGGCGCCGTAAAAATAAAAGATAAGCTTGCGTACTATCTGCGACAGGATATGTTAAAATGAAGACGAACCAGTTCAGGCGAGTCTGTGACTGGATAAGAGCCCGCAGGTCCTTCACGCGGAAGCAGTTCGGGCGACGGTTCGGCTACGGGTTAACCACGCCCAATGTTTACCTGGCAGCTCTCAAGAAGGCTGGCCTCGTCGAGAACCCAGCTCGGGGCGTGTGGGTTCGGACATGCTCTAAGAGACGACTGGACAAACTGACCATCACCTACGTGAAGGCGAACGACATGACCGATCGGGATCCGAAGAGAACTGAATGAAGATTAGAGGAGTCATCGATTATCTCAGGGACAAGTATGGCGAGACGTGGCAGTACGACCGCAGGGCATACCAGTGGCGGCAGATCGACGGGACTCTCTACGCCCATAAAGTTTTGACCGGGAAAGACTTCGAAGGCGAATATACCGGCCAGTGGACGATGTGCCTCTACGACAGTTCTAACGAGCGGCCGCCCGAGTGGCTTCCGTTCAGCGGCGGATAGCGTGACAATAGACCAAGCGTTCGTGAGATGGGAAAAGCGATCGCCCGAAAGATGGGCCGCCTGGTGCGCGTACATGGCACGATACATGCGGCAGTATCGTACAACTTCGAGAGGCAAGCGCGTCGTCCGTAAGGCAAATCGAAACTACTACATCAAGAAGCCGAACGTTATCGTAAGGAAGTAAGACATTATGGATATTAAATTGAGAGAGTCTTTGCCTGAGATCACCACCATGACCACGTACGACACGCAGGATCTGCTGGATCAGTCGAAGGGCGTCGTAGAAGTCAATACTCCTCCGCCGGTAAGCGGTCGCTTCAAGTGCTGCGGCGGCAACGACGACCCGGAACCGTATAAGACGCACTGCCAGGACTGCCCTGACTTGTGCTTGTTTTACTCGCCGGAACTTGATATGATCAACATCTGTACGAGGAGCGACGGCTTCATGTTCAAAGACGCAGACGGTGAGTTTCATCTGAACTACCTGCTGAACGATCGAGAACATCCGTTCAAGACGTATCGCTTCGACTTCATCGGCGAATTAGGTCCGACTTCGGACGAGGATGACGCGGCGTGATACTGTTCGGCTGGTTCTTCGACTTCGCTGCTATCGTTAACACGCACGGCTTCGGACTAGGCTTCGACGTGGAATATCCGCACATCGAATCGTTGCCAGAAGACCTGGCCGACCCGGAAGGTGCTAGGCTCAACTTGCCGTTCCCCGGCGCGATCGAGGTGCAGCTCGGTCCGATCACACTGAAGTTAACGATTCTTAAACTAGAATACAAGCCCGAGGATAAGGTGCCTCGTGGGTGAGCAGCTTTTCAAGCCAGGCCAGCGCGTGACTGTAAAGGGCGACGACCGGCTGTTCTTCGTGCCTGATGCGGATTACTGGAAGCGAGAACGCAAGGACTGGCTCAAGATCCCGTACTACGCGAAGCTGACTGAGGATGAGTTCGTGGCCGAAAAGATGCGGACCGCCACCAACCGCTGCATCGAGTGCTTCTCTTCCGCCGATCCCGACAGGACCTCGTGTAGAGAATACCTGCTCGTGGAGTTGGACGCGCTCGGCTGCGAGACCGGCGAGATCGATACCCACATATGCGAGAAGACGATAAGGTTGGCTAAGTAACTGAAACTATTGCAGGAGAAGTTAAGCAATGGATCTCGAAAAGATGCGGCAAAAAGTACGGGCGGACGACGAAAAACTGCAGATTATGGATAAGCTTTCCAAGTTCGAAGACGGCATGGTCGTCGACGAGTACTGTTCCGAGTGGAGTTATCTGGATTCCTCTCCATATATAAGAGTCGGCAGCATATACGCACACACAGAGACCGATGCCGAAGAAAAGATCAAGATAGTAAAGCAGTTGACCAAAGGTTTGATTACCGGTACAGTTGGCGGATATTCCAGCTGCGACGATTCGTCGGACTGGGCGGAACTCAAGGTTCGCCTAGAAGATACTTCGGACAAAACTCTGCGGGCAACTGTCAAGAAGCTTCGCAAGTATTGCCCCGCACTGAAAGTCAAATTTAAGCGAGTGACAGAGATAGATCTGTGAGAGTAACAGGAGAAAGTAAATGAATAACGAGATGATCACCACTGACGGCGAGAAAGTTACCCAGATAACGGCTGAGATGGCGGCGTTAGTGTCCGACCACGCAAGAGAGAATTACACGGCCGCCGACCACGTGAAGGCAGATATCATGCAGATGATCGAACGGAAAATGCGCGTTGGTCAAGAATCGATCTGGTACCGCCCGCCTCCCGGAGTCCAGCTGGACCGGTCCACGATCAAGTATCTGGTCGGCCTGGGCTATCTCGTCTGGCACCACGAGCCGTTGCTGATGAGTGAGATGAAGCCGCTCGAATATAACTACACCATCTTCTGGCGCTTTCCAGACGGCGTGGAACTCGCGGACGGCGTGAAGCCGTTCGCGCCCGGCGAGCGCTACTGGGACCAGCGCGAGCAGAAGGAGCAACCCGGTGAGAGTACACCTCCGGAGACTTGACGTCCGCACGTACGAGTGCTGGGTAGAAGTAGGCTTCGACGTCGTGGCCGAATCGAAGGCTGTTGACGTGGGCGGCTGCCTTCTGATAACCTGGATCGGTACGGAAATAGGTCACAAGCGTAAGGGCTACGCTTCCGCTATAATGGCGCGGTACCGAAAGCACTTCGACGAGGTGTGGCCTCACGGCGTGCTACCTTCCGGGCGGGTGTTCTGGGACAAGCACTGTCCTGGGTGGCACAAGCGGGCGGACTGCAATCCGGACCTACCAGAAGAGGCTTTCATGGGGAGCGGAAGATGATCACGATCGCAACGGGGCGCAAGACCCACATCTACGTGGACGCATGCCGTGTAACTGGTAAGAAGTTCTCGTTCTACCGCTGGCGCGGTACAGGCGAGTTCGCAGGCAGATGGTCTGTGACGGTCGTGTTCTTCGGGCTTCTCGTGATAGTCGGCAGCGGCCGAGAGAACGAGGCGTAGCGTGTGTACAACGTGCGTAGAAATCATACGAGGCCGGATAACCGTCAAGGACGCTCTGTCTGCAGCCGCTTCCGAGCTGGCAGCTATGGAGAAAGATCCGCCAGATGTTGAGCACCTAAGAGACATCCTCGAAGCTGACGCAGCCGGCGACGTGGACAAGGTAAAACGTCTGATCGACGCCGGATATCGGAAGGAACGCTGGCTGTGAACGAAATCTTGATGATCCTGATGGTTGTCTCCGTCTTGATGATGCTGCGCCGACCGCCGAGACGTCTGGAGCGCAACGGTTCGTTTCGTCCGCGCGTATCGAAGGACCTGCTTGAATCCAAGCCGACTTCCACTCCGAGGAAACGGTGAACTGGTTCAAATCCCTACTGCAACTGATCGCGTTCCAGACCGACCGCTGCACGGCTTGCTGGCGTCCGCTTAGGACCAAAGCTATCCACCAAGATTACCTCGACGGCCATACGCTGCTCGAATCGACACACGTCTGCATCTACTGCGGGTCGGTGGAAGACCAGTTCGCTTACGGCAATTATGCGCGAGAGTACTGGCAGTACGAAGACGAGAAGGCTCATCCGATCTACATGCGGCTGATCAGGTTACCAGATAAAGTTTACATGGCTACGCGGAGGCTCCTCAACCCGTCCGAGCCAGCAGTCCCGGTCAAGCCGGGTGACCGAGACGAGACGTCCCACTAAAAACAAGAGGCCGGGTGCCTTACAGCTCCCAGCCTCTTGCCCATCCGTCGCGCCGGCTGATCAGCGTCCGGCACTTTCAGATGTAATCGATTTCTATTTGCCTATTACGGCATAAAGCACATGGACATAGCAGTCGTCTTGCTGTGACCAGGGGTGCCAGTAGGACTCGGCGAGTTGAAGGATCCTTTGAGGGGAGCTTCGGCCGTTTCGGTGATCGAGAGCCAGAGCGTGCCGGAGGTGCTGCAGGCCTGGGAGTACAAGCTGTCCGTTCGCTCGCCCGCCACGATCGTGCTCTGGAGAACCCATCCGCCGGTAGGAGTGCCGGAAGCGGTCGGGATCGCGCACATGGCTTCTGCGTAGAGACGCATGCGCTTAGCGCCCGGAGGAGTTGTGTTCGGGTTGAACGATCCGGTGGGACCGTCTTCCTGGTGGAGAACCGTCTCGCGCCAGATCACGCCGTCGGTTACGGAAGCGGAGTAGCTCTGGCGAACCTTGCGGCCGTCGGGCGACTGCGTTTGCGCGGCTAGAGTCCAAGTGGTAGCTGTCATGGTTTGTTCCTCCCATGGCTTAATGTTCAGGTAGTCAGATTAGGATATCGTTGGTAGTCACTCTGTATACCAGCGCGTCAGCGGTATACCGGTATACCGACTCAGAATGACCATTTATTAATTATTACCAAGATGGGTCACTAATAATTAATCCTACGAATCCAATGATTACGCGTAGATAGCGCGAGCTGGTATCAGAAAATATCAACAAAATGCTGCTATCAAGTTATATCAAGTCGATACTTGACCATTTTGGTGGACTATGAGAAAATATTTTGAGTGGAGGTGGATATGTTCGGCAATCACGTCTTGGACGGCTTCGAGTACAAGGGCTACACGTACCGCTACGACCTGGAAGTCTCGGACGACAACTGCAAGACCTACCATATGGCTTATCGGGACGGCAAGGAACGTCACTTCGACTGGTCGCCCTACTCCAACCCAACCGAGTCGGACTTCAAGCTGTGGGTAGATCTGGACATGCCAGAGCGCATCACGAACGGTCCGCTCGACAGGGCAGACCTCGAACGAATTCAAACAGAAAGGCTGAAGACATATCGCTGTCTGATCTCGTTCGTGAACGGCTTCGGCGAAGAAGTCGAGCGTCTCATCCGTATCACCTGCGCGACCTACCAAAGCGCTATAACCGAAGTACAATCGAGTTGGCCGACCGCCAAGATTATCCATCTTCAGCAGGACAGACTGCGAGCGAACCATGGCTGACCAATGGACACCTCCGGTACACCGCGAAGAGATCTTCGGGTGGACCGGCTTGAGCACGGACGAACTCCGCGATATGATCTTGGCAGTAGCCAGGGCCTGCGGATTCCGGGTCGTGAGAGTAACCGACACGAAGTGGCCGGAAGGTCACCCGGACCGCGTCACGTTCGAGGTGGAGGAGATATGAGATATCCGCAGTACAAACCCGGCGCGAGATGGCAGGTCCGGCGCGAGTTCAGTCCTCTTCGCGACTTCGACTTCGTGATAATCGGTCCGGGCTCCAAACCGCGATACAAGCTGTGCAGCGTGCGTTTCTTGCATCCGAACGACACCGATCGTAAAGATTTCTTAGCAGAATACCCTACCTGGCATCTGCAAGAACACGCCACGTATGTCGGTGAGTGACTGTAAATTATATTTTAATTTATCGCGACTTGATGTAAACTATAGTTTATAAAAGGACGGGGACATGGCCAAGATCTCGAACAAGAAGGAATCGATAGCGGATTTGAACTACGCCCTCGGGTATCTCCACCAAGTCCAGCCTGGACTCGACAATACAGTCGTACTTGAACGCGCGAAGGGATTGATAAGGCGTGTTCTGCATCGTATGGCTGGACCCGACTTAAACGCAGGCAAGCATGTCGGCCGAACCTATACCGACACCAGGAAAGCAGCTGTTCTTGCGACGGCTACCGATCGATCGACCTATTCCGGAGCCATACTGGCGGATATGACTCGCGCCCGTCTCAGCGACCTGTACGACAAGGTGGTGGCTGACCACGAAAATTGGGACGGCGAAGAGGTTTCGATTGACCGTATTCTGGCGCTAATGCTAGGATGCGGAAAATGAGCGCTATCGAAGCGGCCGAGCATCGGATAGAAGAGCTGACTACCCAGAGAGATCGCCTCCTGGCTGAAGTGGAAGACCTCAAGCGACTTCTCACGCCCGAAGGGCTCAAAATCCAGTCCGTAAACTACGCCCAGTGGGAAGCCGCAACTTCGGCCATGGAACTAATGAAGACCGAGCTTCAGGCAGCCGCTGACGCGCTCAAACCGCCGTTCTTGGCGCTACCAGAACAGTTTACATCAGAGATGCTGGCGTACCGTCGCGGGGCGCGAGACGCGTATCTGGCTGTCGTCAGAGCCTTCAAGGAGCTGAAGCGATGAAGGAGACCTTATGACGTCGTTAGACGGCTTACGCACCTTCCTGGAGTACGCGGACGAGATGCGTTTCGAGATCCACGACACCGGCGGCAGCTACCTGACAGACGTCGTGTTCTGCGAGTTCATGCGCAAAGCCAAGGACGCGCTAGGTAAAACAGACTACGAGCTTGCCGAGATGCTCGACGTGTCCACTCACGTTGTCAAGCGCTGGTTGGACGGAAGCAACTCGCCACACCGGTTCATGCAGCTCGGGGCCGTAAACGAACTTATCAAGGCAGCTCGCATCGAAGAGCAGACGAGGAGTATCGCTTGGCCGTGAACTGGCGCAAAATCAAGAAAGGTTCGGTCTATATCATCGAATTCAAAGGGATATTCACCGGAATACACGCCGGCAACATTCCTTTCAACGACGCGGAGCTGTACGTCCTCTACAAAGGTCAGCTGATCCACGCGTGGCTGATCGGTAGCGAAACCGATCTGTTCTACGAGCGCCTCCACCCGACCGCCCGATCGATCAAGGGTATGGTCGCCAAGTATCGACGAGACGCTGAGAGCTTCGGGGTAGTGAAAGACTTCGAAGTGGTTGCGACCAAGGTAGGTAACTTGTGAACGACCATGTCGACCACCTCTCTCACTGCGTATCAGCCCTCGCGACGGACGAAGCTCGCAAGATAGACCGGTTCATGGTAGGATGGAATACCCACGCCGAAGACTTGATCATGCCTGATTCTAAGTACGACGAGAAGCTTGACCGATTCGTGACGTGGAAAGAAGTAGTTGCCGGCCTGACGCTGTTCGAGTGCCGAGCAGCCGGCGAACGATTCGGGCGAGAATACGCCGATAGCGTAGGTGGAAAATGAATTCGTATTCCGAGATATCACTCACCAAAGTTAAGAGCGGTCGCAAGGAATACCGCTGCGAGTGGTGCGACCAGAAGATCCTGACAGGAGAAGAGCATGTTCGGCGTGTCTACAAGATGGAAGGTGATATACGAAATGAGAGAATGCATCCTGAATGCTACGTGGCAATGGAGCGGTCCGACCACGCTATGATCTCGGAAGGCTGGATGCCGGGTGATCCTACTAGAGGGCGGCCGCTCAGGTGAGTTCTGTGCTTATCTTAGTACAAGATTTCGCTGTACTCAATTGATCACACAACGAAGAAATCGCGCTTTCGACGCAGCTGTGCCCTGTAAAGGTTAGGTAATAGTTGACCTAAAAGGTGGACTTATCGCCGGCTAGGGTAAAAAGCCACTTTTTGAAGGGTTCGCTGCTCGTCTCGCTCGTATAGCATCTGGCTACAGCCTCATCCAGCGAGCAGCAGAACGACCTGCGGATATCTTCCACTGCCTTGAAGTACTTCTGCTCCAGCTCATCTTGCATTAATAGTCCACCGTTTTGGTCGACTACTACCTTCCGATCGCCCACCACATCGTAGTCTGCGAACGTATGGTCGGAGGTGCATCCCTTGTGGCCCATAGCACAGTGGTGCGGTATGTTGTCGACCATGGTCTTTAAGGCGTCCGAGCGTTCATGAGATACTCGATAAAATGCTGCTGGCACGATATCGTTGTCCACAGCGTATCTCTCGCCGGCCGTCATCCTGTTTGGGTTCCGAGCATCACGCGCCCACCAGCAGTCCTTGCACATGATATACTGGTCGGCTTCGACAGATTTGTGGCAGTGTAGGCACTTCTTAGGACCGGCTGATGTGTTCATAGGCCGAACACCTTCGGGTTGTGCGATATCGACCGATCCATCAGGTATCCGAGGTCGTCCCATCTGTCGGGAGAATCCGTGCAGCCGATCCAAGCCGGCGACTTGAGCATCCAGCGCAGCTTCGAGAGCAGTTCCTCGGCTTGGGCTATCAGGCGATCGGTCTCGCTCACAGCTTTGGATCCTTAGACGGCTCGTCGCACTTAAGGTACTTCAGGCGCTCTTCCCAGTTCGCCAGCATGGCCTTCATAGTTACCTCGTCTTCCCTGGACATCTGGGTTATCCACTCCTCGATCGAGATATTGGCCTTGTGGATAGCGGGATCGAACCCTTTCAGAGACATGAGCCACTTGATCTCGCCTACCCAGTCGCCGGTGTTCACTCCGTGTAGGAGGTAGCCCGAGTGGATAAGCTCCAGCAGCCAGAGCAAATTGTCGTGCTGGTAGCGGTTGAGAGTGATCGTGACCGAGCTGGGGTCGAGCAGCTTCAGGTCGTTCTGCCTCACCACGTTCATGGCCCGGAAGATCAGCCTCAGCCGATAGAGTAACTTCTTCATACTACGACTCCTGCCTTGATCAGAAGCAGCGCGTTCATGATGCGAGTCTTGGGCGACGAGCCTAGTTGCTTAGTGTTGCATCTGATGTTTTCGACAGCCGCTCGGCCGGCTTCTAGAGGATCGGAGCCGTCGTTGACCTGAGCTGGTCCTACCGCCGGAGCGTTGAGGAACAAAATACGCAAAGCTGCTCTTTCAGAAGCCTCGTCGGTGCCGTTAAGGTCGACACCGTCCGAGCAGTGACCTAGAGCGCAGGCTTTTGAGCCGTCGCGTGTCCGGTAAGTGCCCATATGCCACTTTCTGGCCGGAATTCTGCTGAACTTCTCTATGAAATAATCAACGTCGTACGTCATACCCACCCCACCTTCATTATAACGGTTTTTGCCATAGGATCGAACTTGTCGTCTGAAACGCTGAATCCTCGGACTGTCAGGAGGGCCGCCAGCTTCTCGCGTGCAGGCTGTTCGAGGTGAGATACGTCCATCATGACCGACCCGAAGCCTTCGGTAGCCTTGTCTTCTATGATGGCAAGCGCCTTGCTGAGATCCTTGGATTTTGCCTCCAGCATGTGCTGCTTGGCCAGCTCAGCCGTCAGATGCATGAATTTCAGATTCATTCGTCCCTCTTGCCGGAGGCTTTATTTTGAATTGTAAGATACCACTCCCGAGGCTTATCTGCGCTCATGGTTTGGCCCTTTCGCAGTCGCAACGATCTTGCTGTCGAGAATGTAGATCTTCCCGAATAACTGCTTTACGGTCAGCATGCACGAACGGTCGAGCGCCCCGAAGTCGTAGCTGTAGTGCGGTTTCCGGAACAGCAGCAGGAAGCGGATGTACCACGGGAAAGGCTTGACCTTCGGGAAGGAACTATAGCTCATCTTCCACCAGCATGAGAGTATCGTCAGGCGCCAGAACGAGTATAATAGCGTTGGACCGCGCTTCAAGTTTATCGCGACCGACCATCGACTCGATCAGCTTGCGCTCGTTGTCGGAGTAGAGCCAGCTCGACGGTACCCGCAGGACGTATTCTCGGCACGTCCAGTGCGTCCGGAATACGAAGTCAGACGTGAGATCTGCGTTGCGAGTGAACGAGACGACCTTGCCGACTAAGACTGTTTCGTAGCTGTTAGATTTTCCTAACGATTCGCTTTCTTCGAGCTGCCCTCCTGCGACTGCGGCGTCGAACTGCGCATGTTGTTCTCTCACTTTTAAGCTCATGTTATCTCCTCAGTTAAAACGGGATAAATCTCGGAACATCACGCTCATGCGTGGCAAAGTTCTATCTTCCAGATCTACCTGATAGAGCGATTCGAAGTATGCCAACAGTGGCGCGACCACCTCGAAGCCGACTGCGTCTGAAACAGATTCCCAGTCTACCATCTCGCGGCCGCCACAATCATCACGATCAATATCAAGTTCGCTAATACGATGTAACGCATACGTCTCCTAAGCGACCCGTCTCGGGTACCGCTGCCATTCCGTCTTTCGAAGATCCTGGTCAGTCTGAGGATAGACCACGTGCAGCCACTTGTTAAGGTCAGCCGCGCGGATGTCGAAGCGCGTGTACAGAGCGGTTCCTCGCGGGCCATTAGAACATCTCCAGTGGGTGCCGTCGTAGCCTATCGTGATCCAGTAGCCCGAAACGCGAATCTCCAGACCTAGATCGGAGACGTAGTCGACTTCGAACGCAACGTCGACGTTCCTCTCGTGCTTTATGATGTCACCGTTCTGGATCATGTCAGCTTCTTCCTGTACGTACATTTAGTACAGAATTCTTCCTTTGTCCAGCCCGAATCGTACATCTCGATGTTGTGATCGCACGTTGTTCCAGACAAGTTCCTGACCTTCGCAGGACTTCGCACGTCAGCTGACGCCCAGCGTGTCTCCACATGCGCCCTTTCTACGAAGTGGCACGCGCCGTTCATGTCGGTAATCCTATATTCTTCTGTCTTTCCAGAAGCTGTAACCTTGGTGACCCAAGCATCGACTGTTCCTAGAACCCAGATCGTATTGGATCGACCGCCCACTTTTTCACCGATCTTGAACTTCCAATCTACAGGCTTTTCCTGTTCGTTTTCGACCTCAAATCCAGATACGATCTTGCCTATCAACAAGTTTCGCCATCCAGTCTTCTGGGCGGATGCCGAAGCATTGTTCGATCCAGTACTTCATAGACTCGACGTCGTTGAACGCTTCTGAAGGCAGTACATTGTGCTTGATCTTCTTCATATGACCTTCCATTCCCTCTCGACAAGCTCGGCGGGATACACTCCGTCCGAGTGGGCGGCCACCGAGCCGTCCCAGAGTATCTGATAGAATCGTCGACCTTCCTTGTTGATCAAGGTGCCTACGATCGTACCGGTGTGGACGTTGAACACCGAGTCCGGACCTTCGAAGCAGTCCACGCGAGTACCTTTCTTGAATTTGAACTGCTCAGTCATTCTTGAAGAACTCCGCGTTGGGTCGTGCGAGTCGTACAAGCTCTTCCTCGCCGTGCCACCACTTGATCAGGTGATACGAGATGAAGTTCATCTTCGTCGTGAACGTGCCGAGATAGCGGTATGTCCGGCCGTCGAAGACGTTTGTCTGGGCTCGGTATATGAGCCCTCTACGTGTCCAAGGATTTTTCAGTTGCTGTTTAGGCATTCGTAATCCTTGGTGCACTTCGCTTCGAGTGTCTTGCACGTACCGATGAATTCCATAACTTCAGCCGTAGGAGCTGTCCCGGTAAGCACAGATGCAACACACTTCGAGTACGAGCGATAACACTCCGTACATTGCTTGGCTTCCTCGTAGGTCAAGATCAATCCGCCGCCGAGAGGTATCGCAACTGGAGGTTTATCGGCTCGAGCCAGACGCGCCATCAAGCAGACCGCTGCCGCGATTCCGACTAGGATGAGGTACCGTATTACGACTTTCTTGACCAGATCGCGATCGTTCATTTTTGCCTCCGGAAAGCGATGGCGCAGACCAGCGGAAGCCACGCGACTACGAAGAGAATCATGACGAGAGGGGTCTTCACGCCGTTCTTCCGCATCAGATCCATCGCGAGCGACCAGTTGCGGAACAGAAGGAGTGCCCACAGCAAGACGCCGACTTGTAAGTAACCAAATACGATTTCTGCTTGAGTAGTCATGGCGATATTCTATCGCGTAGACAAGGATAGGTCAAGCGTCTCGGTTCGAGACGCTATCAGGTAAGCAGTGTGATGGTTATATCCGTGGTTGGATTAATAACATACGCCTGTTCGTTGGCGTTGACCGCGATCAGATCGCTCGAAGAGCTGAACGTAGGCGACGTGACCGTCACAGACGTGACGCCTGGAATAGTCGATGCAGCTGCGATCATAGCCGAGATCGATACCGACTCGCCGACGTCTAAGTTGTTCACGTAGCCCGCGATAGCGGACTGGACGACGTCTATGATGTCTGTAAAAGGCACGCCGGAAGCGATCCTGATAGCGAACGACGCCTTGATCGACAGCAGCGTAGCCGGTACGATGTTGATCGGGCTACCTGATGCGCGCCAACCTGGGAAGTTGATGCGGTCGTACGGAACGCCGTAGATCGTGTTCGTGATCAGCTGGATCAGACCGATGTAGTACTTGTACGCGTCGATGCCGAGGTTGATGTTCGTGTTCATGTTGAGTTTCGACGTGGCTATTGCCTGCGCGGACAGAGACGACGTAATACGTTCGGTCAGATTCGGACTATCCACTATGATGTTGGTAGTATTACCGTTGCCGGGACCCATAGCTAGGATACGCTTCCAGAGGCTGAGAGGATTCGCTTCCTGCACGTTGACCAAGCTGAATTCGCCCCCGAGTGTGACCGGCGAGGACGGATTCGTGATAGTCGGCGTCAGCCAGATAGCCGTGGAAGTCGGAAAAGAGTATCCCACGCCGAACGTGTTGTCTACCACCGTGTATCGGCCGATGTTGGCTGTTCCGAGCACGTTCGTGGTTACTATGAGCACGTCGCCCGGCATGACGGAGTCGTACGAATAGAACGACATGTTGGCCACGTTGCCGAGAGTGACTATCTCCTCGACCGGGTTGGCGTTCACGATCCAGAACGTGTCGTTTCCGAATATGCGAACTACCTGAAAGACGCCTGTGTTGGAAGCGTTGAACTCCTGCACCTGCCAGAACGAAGGCGATGTGTCTGGCTCGTTGTTGGTATTCGAGTTCTGGATAGATGTATAGTTCGACCCGCCGTAGTACACCCGAGCACCGGATGCGTACGTAGTCGTAGATACCCAAGGCGTTTCCTGGGTGTCATACAAGCGTACCCAGTCGCCTTCCTGCACGCCGTTGGTCAGCAGATCCATCGACGGACCGCCTACGCCGACGACGGCCACGAACGCGCCGTGCTTCTCGATCTTGAGCTGAGTAGCAGCCGTGTAATTGACAGCTCGCTTGGTCTGGAACGATCCGGTACCGCCCGTGATCTGAAGAGTAGTCGCGTTCAGCTGGACGGTAGTCGTCTCCGAGAATCCGAGCTGCTTGTTCTGGGTGATGTTGTTGATCAGGTTGACCCATTGACCGACCACGAAACCTTTGTGTAGAGCGCTCGGAACGGAGAAGTATCCTTCCTTCGTAGTAGGTTCCTCGCCCGAGCCGACCAGTGCGACTTCGAGGGAGTTAGCCGTTCCGCCCGTGATCTGAACAGATCCCGAACCGCCGAATGTCTGAGTCGACAGCTGAATCTCTCTGCCATACCTGGTCAGTTCGACTTCGCCTACGTTGCTGAAACCGGTTACGACCAGTTCGTTCCAGAAGCGTACGAGCTGTTCGTTCGTGGTCGCGACCAATCTAAGCTGTTCACCGACTGTCGGTACGGAGGTCCACGCATTCTTAGCCGTGAACATCGGGAACGTGGCCGGCGCCTGGAGGTTGCTGGAAAGAACCTCGTTCTCGCCATCGTATAGCATCAGCATCGGCAGCGAACCGGTAGCTGTTCCGCCAGGAGTGTAGACTGTGGACGCGGACGCTAGAGCAGGCAGTTGGATGACAGATACCATGTAGCCGAGTCCGGTGTCGAGGTACGTATCTATGACCACGTACGTTCCGTTGTAGTTGTTGCCGCCCATAGTCGACATGCCGGACAAGGTTATTGTCGAACCCGCAGGCGCGGCGATCGACAGCTGGACCTTCGCTCGTCTAGACGTCAGGAACGTCTGGAACGAAGTTACGGTAGCAGTGTAGTAGTTCGAAGACAAGCCATTATCCTGAGTGGACGACGTGATAGGCGCGTTAGGAGTGGCGTTGTTCACGGCAGCGACCAGAAGCGTCGGGATGTTCTGTGAGATGTAGTCGACTACCTGCTGCGCGGTCGTGGATACTACCCCGAACTGAAGATTCTCGTTCGTAGATCCGCCGATGGCGCGGGCCATGGAACCGGACGGGATCAGCTCGGTGGACGTACCGCCAGTGCCAGCCGTGTTCGTGCCGATAGAAGCTTGATAATAGTAGGTGAACTGACTCGTGGTAGGAGTCGAGTTGACGACGAACGTACCGGACAAGTTCAGCGTCGTAATAGTCCACCAAGTTGGTGAAGTATTCGGCGTGTTACCCGTGTTGGCTGTCTGAGTCGAAATGTAGTTGTTGCCGAGGTACGAGACGATGTCTCCTACCCCGTAGGTCGTACCGGACGCGTAAGCGCTGATCGATATGCCGGCAACCGTGGTGATGTCTCCGGGGTTAAGTCCGTGCAAGGAAGAAGTGTTGACAGTGATCAGAGTCCCGGAAGCTGTGACGATCGCGATCGACACAGGCGCAGTAGGCAGGTAGGACTGGAAGTCCACTCGACCGATGGCTACGGAGGCGGCCGAACCTGAGCGAACGTACTGGAACTGATTCGAAGCAGTCACAGCCGATATAGCAGCCAACCCGTTGTACGACAGGCCTGCGCCTGATATCAGCACCACGTCGCCGACTTGAAGACCGTGATTGGTCTGAGTTGTCACGGTGACGATGTTCGAAACCAGAGAAGCTGACGCGATCAGGCTGTCCGGTACGCTGTTAGGCGTTGGTACGGTGAACGTATTCGTACCCGTGACTGTTACCACGTAGGTGGTGTTGAACGGATAGGTCGCTCCTCCATCAGGAGAAGCCGTCCCGTAGAAACCGATCCGCTGGCCGGAAACTAGCCCGTGAGCCGAAGGAGTCGTTACCGAAACGACGTTGTTCTGGTTCAGGATGTTCGAGAATGAGATAGCGTCTGAGGTGTACGCGCCGAGTGGGACGGTAACCGTAAAAGACGTGTTCGTCACAGCGACGACTTTCGCTTGAAAACCTTGATTCTGCGGTAGGAAGTAGCCCGTAGAAGACAAGAACACTACGTCGCCTACGCCGACGGACGCGCCGCCTATACCGGATCCGAAGTTCGGCTGAGTACCTGCTTCCCACGTGTACGTGAGAGTCTGAGCCCCGCCGACCGGCGCGCCGACCGATACCGTGAAGGAAGTAGTGAAGTCCCAGTTCGGAGTACGAACAGTCGTGACTGGCAGGTAGATCTGAGCGTCGATCACGTCCGATATACCGAAGTTGCTCGATATGGAAGTCTGATTCACGTTAGGCGGGTAGAACAGCCCGACTCTTATCGTATTCCCGGAAGGTCCGTAATCCGCCGACTTGACCAGTATCGAGTACGTACCGTTCGTGAGAGTAGCCTGCGCCTGTCTGTGGATCTTGAAGTTCGAAAAGTCGAAGTCGTAGAACGACGACACGGACGAGAGAGCCAGAGACGACTGGTTGTCCGTGGCGGAGAAGTCCTGGTTGGATGGTGTAGAGTAGCTCGACACGATCAGCTGGCGAGATATCGGCAAAGCGTACGATTCGGTAGAGGCGTTACCGTCGACTATGACGGTCGACTGGTCGTCGGAGTAGAACTTGTAAGACGATCGCATGAAGAATCGGTCAGTCGCGTTCATGACTGCTTGTCCAGTCTGCATATAGAGCGGTACGTCGAGAGTCATATAGGTCGTAGCTGGATCATAGAACGTGACGAGAGAGCGATTGGTCTTGTTCGTTTCCGGTACGATCGCGAGAGGCGACGAGGTGAACCGTTCTAGAATTTCCAGGAAATCGCTGGTAGACGATCCTAGAGCTTCGAAGTCAGGCTGATCGAAGATGTTGTCCGAAACGGCTGTCCCGAGAGCGCTCCACGTGAAGTTCGGTATGCCCGCCTCGGCGTCGGTTTCCGACACGAATCCGTAGAAGGCAGGAGTGTTCGCAAACGCCTCGCCTACCGTAAGACCGAGTACGGATCCGTTCATGTCCACTGCAGCCACGTAGAACTGCCCGTCGGAGTCGAACGTAGCGGTAGATATCCTGACTGATGATCCTTCGATGTCCGAGATAGTGCCTGTCAGCTGCGACTGCACTTCTCCCAGGAAGGTGGTCAGAGGATTGATGTCAAATGAGAGAAGCTGCACCGGCGCCGCTGACTTGACGAATACGATTCTGGTGGAAGTTGGGATGATCGACGTGTTAAGGTTCATCCGGTTGATAGGACCGTCGTCCACCGTGACCACTCCGGTAGTCACCGACAGAACGCGCCAGAAGCCTTGGTTGGATTGCAACGGAGCTGGATCGGTCGGATTCGCCCAGACGATTAGCCAGTCACCTACGGAGACGTCATCGAATCCCTGCGGCTGTAAGGAAGGTGTCAGTCCAGATATCGTGAGAATAGTCCCCGTCTTCGAGAATGTTATGGATGTATTCGGAGACAGACCGTTAGGAACAGACTCGGCCGCGCCGTCCGTGATGATCCACGCGCGGCCCGCGACACCTGGACCGTCCGGCATGGGAGACGTCAGATCGTTGCCACGAGTGTACTGCGAGCCGGCTGTGATCTTATCTCCTGGCTGCAAGGACACTGCTAATCCTATCTGACCTGTCCACTTGTTGAGCGTGTAATCCGACGTCGTACCAGTCGCTTCCAGCGGTGCTTCGAGATCGAATATCTGGCTGAGAAGCGTTCCGCCTATGAAGCTTATAGCCGCAGCAGTATTCGCGCCGCGAGCGGAAGCGAAGGTAAGCACGTTACCGTTGACGGTAGTGATCACTCCAGGCATAAGGGAGTTGCACACGGCGGCCCAGATCGTCAGAGACGTAGACGCCGAGACGATCGCACCCTGCTGGACAGCTTGGAACGCGGCCGTCGTGAATGTGGCGGTCACCGGTGGAGTATTATCCACTTGATAGATCAATGTGTTGCCGGTGGCGATGGAAGACGCCCAGGTAGCTTGCTCTCGCGAGTTTATAGAAGCTACCACGCCGTCTTCGTATAGCGGTAGGTCGTTCTTGAACAGACGAATAGTCACATCCGGATTCAGAGGAAAGCCCAGCGCCACATTGGCGTCTACTCCGCTGGGAGCGACGACGACTGCGATCTGATTCAGAGATACGTTTGTCGGATACACGACTACGTTCGCGCCGTTGTTAGCGGTCGAAGCGGACCACCCGATGTTAATGTCGCCGTTGATGGAAGCTGCGATTTCCTGGGCAGTAGCCGAGGACGGTACAAGAAAGTCAGATGCCAGGAACTGGTGGGTGGTCTGCACGCCTTCTACAATGCACGACAGGAACGATCCAGCCGTGATCGCGTACGGTCCAGTAAACGTGTTCTCGATGCGAGCCTGAGCTACCGGTACCTGCCTCAACTGGAGGTTTATCTCGCCGCCGACGGCGCTGTCGACTACGGTCTCGAACGGGGCGCCGAGGAAGTTCGGTTCGTACGCTTGCCCATCAGAGAATACGAGGGAAGCGGTGTTATCGGCGTTCGTGATGACGTTGGCGGAAGATACCTTCTTCAGTTCGTCGAGAGCGACCAGTCCTTTTACGGCAGTTTCGATGGCCTGATCAGTTCCCTTAGACTTAGCGATCTCGTACGCCTGGATGCGATCCTGGATGTCTTGATCGGTGTCAGCATCCACGCCGTTCGTGAACGCCAACGGATTGTTGACCGTGGCCGTAAACGCTACGCCGACGATCTCGGAGATGGCTCCGATCGATACGTTGCCGATCGTGCCTGGGGTCTGGCAGATCACGGGCACGCCGTCGACTTGCACTTCCCCGTCCGGTATCGTCGCGCCAGCGGTTGTGCTGAAGGAGACAGCTAAGATCGACGCACCTTGAGCGGTCTGGACCGTGGTATTCGAAGGGATGAACCGGTTACCGCCTTGGGCTAGCACGACAGTTTCGCCGATGTTGTGGAACTTGGTGGTAGGGCTCGTACCAGCTAGGGTGATGGCCCAGTACGCACCGCCCGCAACCGTCGCGACCGACGTATATGTGAGCGGACCTTCTACGTTGGTGGTACCTCGGCCCACGTAGATCTGTCCGCCGCCAGATGGGAACAGAGTCGCATCCGGGACGTAGATTACTAGCGAGCCAGAAACCGGAGCTGGCTGACCGGCGTACACGTTGGTCGAGATCTTAGTGAAAGACTGATCGATGATAGATACTTGACCGTATGACGAAAAAGCCGAGTATATCGGTACGTTAGCGTCGTTCGCTTGTCGCTGCAGCGCTTCGCCGGTAGCGCGATTGGCGTTCAAGGCGTCGATCATAGTAATGATGTCGGCCGAACTCTTGAACAGGCCTTGAGAGATCGCTTCGGTGATCTGCGTGAAGACGCTACCGTCGTTCAAATCAATATCTTTTCTCAAGCGCGAGCGGATCGCGTCGATCAGATTACCATTGATCTGCTCTTTTGAAAGCAATACTGGAATATCAGCCATTTGAGTCCTTGCGAGATGCCCTAAAGATTAGGCTCATCTCGGCAGTGCCGCACGCACGGGAAGCGTTATATTCGTATCCGCGATCTTGATCAGGAGGCTCACCACTACCGCCGGCCCCGTGATCTGAACCTCGCCGGCTAGAAGCCCGCCGAAGCGCGGATCCTGCTTAAAGGCCAGATTCAGAGCATTCAAAACGTCCTGCGCCGATATGTCGGCTGTCGAGATACCAGCGTCTAGCGGGTTGCCGTACGAAGGCAGCTGAAGCAGGCTGTTGACCTTCGTCTGGATCTTGATCGTCGCCGCTTGAAGCAGATTCGTGTATCCATAGGACAAGGACACGTCGCCGCCTCCAGTTATCACGAGATCTCCGGTCTGATCGAGGAGCAGGTCCACCTTAGCCATCTGCGCTATGCCGTCCAGCTCTGCTATTTCCGGAGAAGTCTTGAAGTTCGTGTTGAACGTCGGCGGCGTAGTCGAAGGGATCGCTATCAGCATGCCGGGAGACACCGTGTCCGGAGCGTAGGCTAGTATGAACGCACCTTCGGTAGGCTGGTAGGTCGTCAGGTCGGTGTTAGACGCCGCGAAGGTCACGATAGTTTGCGTGTTCGAGACCACGTCGATCGAGATGATCTTCTGCTGAGTATCTGTCACCGTCGGAGATTGAACGTACACGATTTGCCCGATGTAGAGCTGCATGCGGTCGGCGATGATCAGGCTGTTTCCGCCCGGACTACCTATGATGGGTATCTGATAACCTACCTCGTCGACGTACGGTTGCTTCAGCGCGTTCAAAGCTGCGATCTCGATCCAGCGCTCCGGTGCTCCGAGGTACTGTGTTGCCAGCTGCTCAAGGGATCCGTCCATAGGAAACGGTACGAAGAAGCGCGAGATATTGTTGTTGTCGAAGCGTAGGCCTTGAGTGATCGCGTAATCCGAGTAGAACTGATAGTAGTCTTGGACGTTGTTGGCCTCATTCAGATCCATCATCGCGATGAAGCTGTCGATCTGCGTCAGAATATCGTTGATATTGTTGAGCAGAATGATGTCCGTGACAGTCAGCTTCTTGTAGTTCACCGGCGGCGGTGGCAGTCCTTTGATGGCGTTGTATGTGGCTGATCCGCCGCCCAGTGCGGTAGAGATGGAAGTGGCATAGTCCTGAATCGAGTTCCTCATGTTGATCAGGTCCTTCGCCTTGAACTGCAACGTAGTCTGCGTGATGGAGTTGAGCTGGTTTGTTATCGCGTTCGACAGACCCATATCTTCTATCGGAAAGTTCGAGAACACCTGAGGATAGTTCGCCGGGTTAGCGAACAGAACGTTGAGCGGGTCAGACGAATCACCAGAGTACTGGAACTGATCCGCTAAGCCGGAATTCAGCTGAGCCTGAGCCGACGTGTTCATCGCAGAGATAGGCTTACCGCCAGCAGTGACGCCGCCGACCAGTCCAACCGTTCCTATCTGGGCGATCGTAGCTGCCACCTGCTGCATCGCAGGCGAGTTCTTGTTGGCCGTGAAGTACGAATTGAAGTCTGCTTTCATGGCGCTGAGGGTGCTTCCGCTGAAGGCGAAGTCGTACATATTCGTAGCGAGTCCTACGAGATCCTTGCCGAGGAGGACTATCTGCCCGATCGGCGCGGTGAAGGAATCGTTGATGTCGTTCCGGATACCGCTCATGACGTTGTTCGACTGCGCCACCAGCGTCCTAGCCTGATTGATGCCATTGATGATATTCGATAAGGTGTTGGAAGTGGCCGACGCGTTGATCTTGCTCTTTAAGTTGTTCGAACCAGGACTCAATCCGGGCAAGGTCGGCTCGCGGCGATAAGCCGTCAAATTTATCGTATACTGATACTCCACCGTGCCGGCAGCCTTGTTGATCGTCCAATTGCCGAGGCTGCAGGCGTAGTACTTCTTGTCCTTATTCATGATGAAGTACAGGCGCCAGCCCTTGTTAAGGGCCTGCTTCTTGCCTGCTTGGTAGAAGTCGAGGAACCGGTCGAGATCGTTAATTGACTGATAGCCGGTCAGCATGTTGACGATGTTGTCGTTCGTGAAGTTGAGCGGTCCCGTGAACTGCTGCGTAGCGCCCGTGAAAGCGCTGACGGTCTTCGCAGCCTGGTTGACTACTCCGTTGACGGCTGAGATCGTATTCTTGAAAGCGTACTCCAGAGAACGGACGATGTCGCCAGGCACGTTTGCCGTGGCGTTCGACTGAGTATTAAGAGTCGGGGCCGTTCCGGTCGTTCCGGAAATAACGATCGGGCGAAAAGGCGAGCCGTTGTGAGTTTCGTAGATTCCTTTCATCGTAGCTTCGAGCACGTTCGCGGACGGATTCTGTATAGAAATATTCTGCGGATTGATCGGGAACACGTACTTCGCGATGGTATTGTCGGTCACCACATCTCTGATCCAGAGTTCGTATCCGTACGACTTGTTGAAGTCCATTTGATTGAGCTGGACGAACCGGAAGAACAGGTCTTGAGAATCGAGAGTTTTGGAAATATCAGTCGAAGCGTTCAGTACCATCTCTGGTGTGGTAGCCTGAGAGACGCCTGGCTGCCGAGTCAGGTCCGCAGGCGAGCTGCCGAGCGCGTTGTTTATGACCTGGGTAAGATCGAAGCTCACGATATTTCTCCTCGGCCAGCGCCGGATCCTGCACCGGGTGTCGGTACGTCGGGGCTACCAACGATCGTTAAGACGCCGGTTCCTTGAGTCAAGATGCCGAAAGATACCCCAGCTGCTACCGCAGCCGCGAAGTCCATGCGATGGTTACCTTTCCCGGACAGAGAGTTGTAGATGTTGGTCGCCATCTCCGATTCTGAAACCGTAATCGAGCCGACAACTATCTCGCCTTCGCCGGCGTATACAGGCGTATCGACCGATACGAGCTGTGCCGATGACATCAGATGCTGGACGGTAGCCTGCATGATAGCATCCGCCGTACGCTTCGCATTCTTCCCTAGCGAGCGTGACGGATCCTTGAGTTGCATCTGCATCTTCGCGAGAGTAACCTTAGTCATGCTGTCTGGGTCCATACCGGTTATCCCGACTCCTGTACCGGCGCCTGTGCCGGGAACACCGCCGATATCGATGGTCGTAAACGACTTCCCTACGATGCTCATAGCTATCCCGGACGCGATCTCGTTCGCGAACTTGCCTGCGTTCTTGCCGGAAGCGTTCATGTTGGATCTGATCAAGCTAGCGAGCGTGTCAGCGTTGATGCTCATAGATTTATCCCCAGCTCTTCCAAGCCTCTTCTGTCTAACAGTTTCAAAGGTATCATCGCAGAAGCTTCGGTGAACTTCTGCTCGGCATCCTTGCGGAAATAGCCTTTGATCTCTACGTAGGTCTTCCATTCTGGAACATAAAAATCTGGAGTATAAAATCCGACGGACGTTTCGAAAGCTTCCGGCTCATACGACCAACTGATGCCAAGATCGTTTAGATATTTCGCGAAAGCGACTTCCCACGATGACCGGAATCTCGTACCTTCGTATTCGATGCGTTTTACGCCAGGATTATTGAATTTATGCCGACACTTGTTGGAACAATATTTTGCGGTTTGTGCGCGATATTTGTTAACCGAAAAAGTTTGACCGCATTTACACTGTATTTCTATGCGTCCCTTAAAATTGGGATTGTTCGAACCGTCGAACGAAGGTCTAGCGGCAACTATCTTGGCAGCCACTGATTTTCTCTCAGGAGAAGATTGGTAACAGTCTTTGCACATGCCGTAGACATTTCTTAAAGCGGAAAGCTTACGAATTCTGCTATCAGTGTGACACGCATTGCACTGGAATAATACGGTCACATATCCTTTTGAACGGTCGTACTGTTCGGTATTCGATATAATCATATCAACCAGCCACCACCGTCGGCACACCAACCGAGGGCTCTCCGTAGATACTATCAATTACGTCCATAGTCACCGTAGTCAGCACTTGTCCCGAATCGCCGTTCAGCTGTATCATGCCGCCTTGAATGACCACGTTACCTGAGGCATTCACGTTTGCGTTGGCGGCTTTCACGTCAGCATCTCCCGATATCTGAAAAGTAGCGTTGCCCTGCACGTTGACCGTAAACGTATTCGCGTTGATCGTGATCGTCTTAGCGGTCTTATCTATCGTGATACTCTCGCCGGAAGCATCGTCTAGTATGATCGTGCTGGTATTTATCTGAAGATTAGGACCTGCGTCGGACGTCACAGAGTAGTTGAAGTTCTGATCGATGTACTGGACGACCTTGTTGAATCGCCGCCGCCAGTGCCTGCCGAGACTCGGATTCTGAGGAACCACGTAGTTTCTGGTACTCTCGGTTATCACTCCGAGCGATCTGTCGCCTCGCGGGAACTTAACCATCACCTTGTCGGATACCTGCATTATCATGTCGTCGAAGTCGTCTCGCGATCCGAACTCATCCTTGCGGATACATCTGCACGGTATGGAAGCGTAGCCGTCGCCCGTGACTACGACCTGGTACTCGTATTGGGTTTTACCTACGTTCCGGATGTCGGTCGGAGGGTACACTTCTGATATCATACCGAAGTAGTAGCCGTGCATCATGTGGAATCACCGTCGCGTTTCTTGGAGTCGCCCGTGGGAGCACGGTCTTTCCGGGCGCCTGTATTCTCCACGTCCGTAAATCCGGGCAGTTTTTGGATGTTGACGTTCTTGTCGGTTGTATCGAGTTCGGCGTTGCCAACCGGGTACGTCGGAATACCCTTCTTGGTATCCAGCGACGAAGCGACGATACCATTTGAAAGAGTAAGCGTAGTCGTGAAAGACTTCTGACCGTTTGGGCTCAGAGAGCCGGAATGACTTACAGATTCGATGTGAAACAGAACTCCGCGAATCTGACAGTTGTCACCTTCGACTATCGGTTCCTGCACGCCTTGGAGAGTCACTGTTCCGTAGAGCTTGAGATGACCGTTGAATAGCCAGTCCGCTCTCTGGCGGCACAGTATCGGCGTGATCGTACCGAGATTGTTCGATACAACATCGTAGTTCGTCTCGGTGATATCGGCTCGGAGTCCGTGGCGGTGTATATCCTTGTTGTCTGCCACATAGTTCGGAGCTGAGAACTGAGCGATCTTGAGTATCTCCTGAGATACGTTCAGGTTGTTCATCTCAAGGCCGACTGACCTACCCCACACCTGCACGAAGTTGATCCTTCGACTCTCGGAAGGCGATACGTTCAAAGTTTTTATCACGGAATCGTCTATGATCCAGCGAGGCAAGTTATTGAACATCGTACGAGACGCGATTTCAGGAGCTGTCGAGAGAATGCTGTCGTAGTCTTTGCCATACGTGAGAGCGTCCGAATCTTGGACAGACAGATTTTTTCGTATAGAAGATACGCCGGCCGACTCCTGATTTCCTTGATCGGTCGACACCGTGAACTGCGGAGCAGTCTTGTACAGATAGTTGAACAGATTCGTGCTGAACGGCTTTTCCCGCACGATCAGAGCCGGGAGGATGAACCCGTCTCTGTTGATACGAAGAGCTGTGTACATCTCGTTCACGACCGGATTCAAGAACTGGCTGAAGATGTTCCAGTAACTGTTGTTGTCCCATATCGGAGGGACCAGGAACGGAACGAATCCTTTGCAGCGCGTGTCTGTCCGGTAGATGTTGGAACCGACGACTTGCGTCTCCGGGGTGAAGTTGGAAGGCGAGAAGTCGCGCCACACCCTGTGTCCGCTGGAAGCGTACTTCTGGAGACCTAGGTACAGGTTGTATATCTGCCAGAGCTTCGAAGCTCTCAGACCCAGGATCGTAGACACGCTCTTAGGAATCGCTATGGCGTCCGAGAACGTTCCTTGCGCGTTCGGTATGGCTTGTCCTACTGATCCGTTAGCCTGAGGATTCAGGAAATTCTTGTTCGTGTCAACTCCCATCAGCAAGATGAACAGTAAACCTATGATCGCTTCCGGAGAAGTACTCTGTATCTGCTCTTTGCCGTCGATCGTGCGGTAGAAGTTAAGGAACGCCTTGGACAGGTTCGTGAGAGCCGCTTCGAGTCCGCTCGATACCCCATCCGGCGGCGCAGAGGTGGGCCGAGCAAGAGTATTGTCAGCTGATATGGAATCGATCTCTCGGGTATAGAAGCTCTCGGCGGCGGCCGCCTGCGACAGGGCTCCCTCTGCTGTCACGATCGTCTGAGATACGAACGTATAATATACGGAGGTAGCCAGCTCGACGAATGCCTGACACGAGATCGTCTGTCCTAGTACTCGCTGTCCGCCGGCCGTGATCAAGTCGGCTGACGGAACAGCCATGACGCGGCCGACGAACTTGAGGCCGGACTGCCAGGTATTCATGCCTCGATTCTGGCTCGTGTTCGTGGCAGTAAGATATCGCGGTACGCCGCCTTCTGTTCCGAGTAGCTGATCGAGTATGTTGTCTATGTCGTCCTGGTAGTTGGCCATCCACACGAATACCCAGTCACCTGGAGCAACCGCATTCTGGTAATAGATCTCGCCTATCTTCATCTGGATATCGCACATCTTGCCTAGGGAAGACTTCTCGTTCGAGACCGTGACGTTCACGCAGTCGTTCTCTACCACCAAGATCTTTCTCTCTGCCATAGGATCATCTTGCGGTTGTATGAACATCGCGCCCGGCGTCTTGAACCTCACGAAAGCCACGCACCACGACGGATTTCGATCTTTCTTCGGAAGAGCCGTGTCGGCATTCCACGAGCCGTTGGCGGTATCCACCGCCGTGATCACGTACTTCGGCGTACTCATCATCCACCGCCGCGCGAGAAAGTGTCAACCTTAGTGCCTGTAAACGGCTTGGACCTGGTAGAAGTCTTATCTTCAGTGATGCGGTCACCCGCGCTCTTAACCTCGTCGGCCATCTGCTGAAATCCTTTCACTATCGCGCCTGTGAGAGCATCCGTGACAGTCTTCCCGGTACCTTCCAGAACAGTCTTCAAAGACTCGTCGATCTGCCTCTGCTGGGCAGCCTGCGCTTGATCTTTTATGTCAGCTCTGGTGGGAGCACCCGCCTGAACATCGTTGATCGAACCAGCTGTAGCTCCGCCGAGCTTGGCTTCGAGAGATTGGGAGAACGTCGCTCCACCTGCGGCGGTATTATCGAAGGCTCTGAGACCTGACTGAAGCAGAGTGATCTGATCTCCGCCGGTCGCCTTGTTGAATCGAGCGACTTCATCTTTACCGAGGACTGACGTCATCATGTTGGAGTATGATACAGCTGAATCAGCTAAAGCTTTCTTGACTATGCCGACATCTTTTCCGATGTAGTTCGCGATCGCCTGCTGGGTTCGAGGGTTGTCGACGCCCATCTTGATGAAGGAATCGATGGCTACTGCGTTGGTGACGCCGAGAGAACGAAGCTTAGATACGAGCACCATATCCAACCCAGATGAACCTGAACTGATCAAACTATCCGCTCTCTGAGAATTTATGATGCCTTGCTGAACGCCTTCCGTCTTGTTGAAGCCAGGCGCGTTAGCGCTGATCGCGGCCGATACACCGGCGCCAACGGTACCGAAGTCTTGGCCGGCTCCTCGGTTAGCCATCTGTCCGGCAACGAAGTCGCCTAAAGCAGCACGCGCGGGCATCGTGTCCGCGCCTGTGAGTCCCGCCGTAGCAAAGTTCTGAAGTATTCCTGCCTGCGTTCCGCCAAGAGATCCGTTTCCGATCGCAGCCGCCCTTATAAGCTGGCTCTGAGCTGATTCGGTGATACCGAATCGCGGAGCACCTCTAGCGAACGCGCCTAGCACGTCCGGACTCACGGCGTTGGGATTCATTCCGTTTGCGATCAGCATCTGCATCAGTGGATTTCCTCGGTCCATCGACACGCCTTGACCAGCCAAGTTGTTGACAGCTTGGTGCACTGCCGCCATACCGAACATCCTCTGACCCATGTCGAGGTCCTGAGACTCGCGAATAAAGTTGTCGCCGCCGCCTTTACCCAAGATACCGTAGAGTTCTATGTCTCGGGCGCGGAGTTCGGCGCGCTGCTCGGATTCTATCTGAGCGTAGGATCTGTTACGGGCAGTCGTGAACCCGCCGATACCGCCTATGATAGCTCCGCCTATGTTGCCTATGATAGGAACGGCTGATCCAGCTAGAAAACCTGCACCGGCGCCCGCAAGCGCTCGTATGATCGGATTGTCCGAGAGATAGGTACCCGTAAGCTTGGCTTGCGTCCACGCGCTGTCCATAGCTTTCTTCTCTATGCCAGCGCCTGTCTCGCTGAGAAGAGAAAGAGTCGTATCGCCTTGCTGTCCCATCTGAGCAGCTTGCCTGCGTAGGCGAGCGGCTGCCAGGTAAGCGTCAGTCTCTCGGGTGTAGCCGTACTGGAGACCTGCGGCGCCCACGCCTTGCAGCATCTCCGCGCCTGCGCCCAGAGCAGCCGCAGCCACCGGAATACCTCTGATGAAAGATCCGACCGTGGCATACTGACCGAGACCTATCGCGCTCATCGGACCGGCAAGACCGGGCATCTGCTGCTGCATGAAGACTTGGCGCTGCATCTCGTACTGCTGGTTACGCATCGCGACAGCCTGCGCAGTGACGTTGGCCGTCTCTTGCTGACGAGAAACGATTCCGGCTTGATATTCCTTCTCGTCCATCGACCCTCGACGGGACTTGAAGTTCTCAAGCTCGCGTTCGGCCTCGATTACCTTGTTCTTGATCTTGTCAACTTCGCCTTCGAACGACTTGACTTCGGCCTTCATGCTGTCGACGATGCCTTTGTAAGACTTTCCGAGGAAGTCGTTGGCTTTCTTGTTCAGCTCGTCGAACGATTTGAACAGTCCTCCCATGCCGGCTTGGGACTTCGTGATCGTCTCGAGCGACATAGTGAATTCTTTCATTCGATCGGACACGCCGCCGAGTGAGTAGGATCCGACGCGGCCAAGATCGTTCATCTGGGACTCGGCACGCTTGAGCATTTCAAGGACCTGGTCCATTCCTTGCATTCGTGCCTCAAAGGTCAAGCGAGCTGGCATTTAATTATTCCTCAATAGAAAATCATTAATCTTTTGCAAACAATTGTGCCTGTTCGTTGTCCATTCTGATTCCCAGATTTCTAAATAAGGAATTCCAAGGTCAGCGAAAAACAGATGTTTGGCAATGTGGTATTCTTCAGGAGTTTGAGCAAAAGGTTTCGCCCTGAATCCTTTCCCATGCCAATAGTCGCCGTTGAATTCTATTCCGCAGTTTAATTCCGGCACATACACATCAAGCTCAAAACATGTGCCCGATTTGCCCCACACACGTTTGCCAAATTTTCTTTTCACAGCTGTAGGAAATTTTCTTTGAACATACTCGCGAATAAAAACTTCTGGCTTCGATACCCAAGGCTTCATGTGGCCACAACAATCTTCCAGCCAATCATTCTTGCGAGCAATATGGTAGGCTCTGGCGAAAGAGCTTTGTTGCCAGTCACTAACCGTCTCAAACTGACGTGCAATCTGAACAATATCTTTCTTGCTAGCATTTTCCCAAGATCGTTTTGTCTTGGTAAAATGCATTTTCGCTTCTTTCAATACTCCGAATCTGTGCGCAGCCTTGTACGATCCTCTGTCGGCCGAATACCATTCCTTGAACGTCTTGTATTTTCTAGCGGATATCAAGACAGATTCCGCCGTATACTCTTTATTATGTACTTCCGGCCGTATCATATGCACGCAAGCATCTTCTAGCCATCCGTGCGTCCAAGCAGCTTTATATGCCGAGTTTGACTTTCTTTGCCATTCTTTACGTGAGGTAAACCGCCTTGCATCTTCCAGAACGGTCTCTTTGTCCCACTTTTTTGACCACCTCGGGATCATATGCGCAGCTGCTTCTTTGGTCCAGCCCATCTTATACGCTGTATCGCACGCAGAGCTGTTGGCACTCCAATCCGACATGCACGAATACTTCTGCGCATCGGCTATAACCAGCTCTTTAGTCCATCTAACGATACTCACGTCTATAGTCCTTCGTCGTCGGGAATCGGATCATCAACTTCGACGGTTTTGTTCAAGGCTTGATCTATGCTAAGATTAGGGTCATCGATGAGTATCCCATCCAGACGACCCGCATTGTTTTCCTTAGATTTTTCAGCAGCTTGCTCTTTGAGCTGCTTGTCGTACGCGGCCAGTTCCGCTGCGTACCACGCGTCATCTTCTTCTTGCATCGTCTCCAGATCGGATTTAACCTGCGGCGATTCTTCCGATAGGACCTCGAAAACGATCTCGTCGAACTTGTCCTTCTGCTCCTTGGTTCCCGAATTGAGACGCCAGAAGATATCTTCGTACCAGGTACGAATGACGGTTTCCTCAGCCATGTCCTCTACTTGCGGAAGCGGAGTGTGAAATTCGCGAGAGTACCAGCGGCACAAGGACTTGTACCAAGCTGGGAATAGCTTCTCGTCGGCCTCGTTCAAAGCTATTACCCGCAACGCTCTTAGCACGTTGGGGCTAATCATGTGAGATTACTCTGTTTTTTCGATCGGTTCGGTGCTAAGCTTTCTCGCTGATTTGGTCAACTTTTCGACAGCGACTTTGCTTTCCTTCGTCAGTTCGTCGACCGAGCCGGTCACTGTTAGGTCGACCAGGCGGTACAATTCTCCGATGACGTTCTCGTCTTCAAGTTCCAAACCGCCGTCAGAATCCTTCCACCACTTAGGTCCGTCCATAATGCGTACGAACAATTGGCCAAGCATATAAGCTTCGCCGTTAAGCGAGGGGGCGACTCCGAGCGGGTTGGTTCCGACTATCATCCTGCGACGCTCGTCGGCGATGAAATTCTCGCGCCTCGTGAGAATCGTCTTGATCAGGAACTTCCCGGTATACGGGTTACCCGTACGCTGGCCTACCACGTCTATCGTGATCGGAACAGTAGTATCCATAACTTATGCCTCCTTTGCAGAGCATCGCGCGGAGCGAAATGCCTTCCAAAGACATTATACGCAACTTCTGGAATGCGGGGATTTACTTGAAGTTTAGGATTCTGATGGTATGATGTTCCGAATGAATAACGACCGACGCGTACACGTCCTGGGTCTCAATCCCCGCGAGCAGTTTCTGCTGAAGCTGATTCTGTCCAACCTGGTGGCAGGATATATCGATAAATCCGTCCAGGAATCCATGCTTTTCAAGACCGGCACCGCCGTCGAGCAGCGCGCGTCTATGGCCAACGGGCTGTTCTGGAGGTACGTCGATTTCTGCGACCTGCTGTGTCCCGAATCCATGCTAGGCCGTGGTCGTCCGAAAGTGCTCATCATCGAGCAGCGGATGATGAAGTATGTGGTCCAAGCCGTGAACGGCTACGACCCTCACGACTGCCTGCTGTCCGAGAGGCATCGCGGGTTCCTCTCCAACGGATTCGAAGAACTTCAGAAAAAGGTTGTGGAATCGTCTCAGTTTCTATACAATCAGCTGGAAATAGATCGAGCCAGGAATTCTGGCCAAAGTTAGGAGTTTCATGAGTCTATTCATTTTTGACGTGTCGAATATTTTTTACCGTGCCTTCTACGGAAACGAAGCTCTCTGCACTTCCTACGGACTGCCGACGCAAGGTCTGTACGGATTCGTGAGAACGGTCTCTTCCGTGATCCGCGAGCACAGACCCGATCACGTGGCGTTCGTCATGGAAGGCGAAGGCGAGTCACCCAGGAAGGCCATCGAGCCGCTCTACAAGGCGAACCGCTCCGCTCCGCCTGAAGATCTTGTAACCCAGAAGAAGATGCTGCCCGAGCTTATGTATGTGATGGGATACCCGACGTTCTCTTATCCCGGATTCGAAGCAGACGACACGATAGCCACCCTCGCCAACGAGGCGGTCAAGTCGCTCTTCGACGTCGTCATCGTATCGGCAGACAAGGATTTCAATCAGATCATCTGTCCGGGAATCAAGAAGCTCGATCCGGCCAAGAACGCGATAATCGACGAGCAGGAAGTGGTTCTGCGGTACGGCATCTCGCCTGCCCAGTTCTTGGACTACCTCTCGATCGTCGGAGACACTTCCGATAACATCAAGGGCGTGAAGGGTATAGGCGAAAAAGGCGCGATGGAGCTGATCAAGATGTACGGTTCTCTAGACGGGATCTACCGGAATCTGAACTTTATCAAAGGTGCCAAGAAAGATAAGCTGATCTCTTCGAAAGAAGACGTCTACAAGGCTAGGCAGCTGATCTCGTTCCTGCCGGCTCCTCTCCCGGCAGAGTTAGACATCAACACGTGGTGTCGGTACGGAGGTCCACGCGTCGCGGAGGCCCGCACCTTGTTCCGCAAGCTAGAATTCCGAGAGCTGGAGATGGCGCTTATCCCTTCTAATACCGTATCCGTCGGCGGTGTCGACATAGGAGTACGCAAGTGAACAACGTGGTGATCACCAAGAATCCGCTGATAAAGGAGCTTTCCGGCTCTCGCATCGAGTTCTATCACCCGCGACCGAGTGCGTCGATGTCTGTGGACACATTGTCTACACAGTACGTAACCCTCGTCGGAGCAAAAGCGAACCGAGTTGTCATACCGTTTGCCGTGAACGTCGTGGGCGGCAGTCTACTCGATCTGGATTTCAAGATATCAGAACAGCTGGCGGCGGTAGGCGTCAACCTGACCGGTGCTTACTGGGACGGAGAGCAGGTAACCGCGTACGTCATGCCGCTCGACGGCACAGACGTGCAGGTGGATCTTTCGACGCCCATACTGGTCGGGACACTGGTTCAGGTAGTGAACTACCGGCAAGTATCCGACAAACTGATCGGCGCTAAGTCTCTCGGTACCACGAACGGTGTTCTGAATCTGGAACTGACCTCCGACAAGAGGAAGCGGGCTATTCGCAACAGAAAGAGATAGTTTGTGGATCACAAGCCAATATTTCTAACCGCTGATTGGCACTTGGGCCACGAAAAGTCTATCGAGTACGATAAGCGCCCTTTCCGAAACGTCGATCACATGGCCGAAGTTCTCGTTACGAGATACAATTCTACCGTGCCCGAGAACGGCGTGTGCTTCTTCGTCGGCGACATCGGTAATCGTCCGGACGACATGAAGAAAGTCATCCAGCGATTGAATGGCACGAAGTGTCTCTTTCTAGGAAACCACGATAAAGGCATGGGAACGATGTACAACTGCGGCTTCGACGTGGTACTATGGGGAGGAGTGCTTTACATCGGCGACATCAAAGTGACCATCTCGCATTGTCCTTTGATCGGTGTGTGGCGGGAAGATACGTCGAAGATGAAGAATCCCGACGAGAAGTGGCACGGCGAGCTGCGCGAGAAACACCTCATGAGTGCCACAAAGGATGACGGCCAGTTCCATCTGCACGGTCATATCCATTCTCGGCCAGACAAAGCCCAGAGCACCAAGATACTCGGTAAGCAGTATGACGTTGGTGTTTGCGCCAACAACTACACTCCGGTATCGCTCCCGACAATCACGTCGTAGGTAATGAAGTATGCGAACGGAGAGAAGAAGTGAAGGATTATTACAGAGAGAACATCCTAGAAGGCGATGAAGTATTTCCGATGGAAGACTTCGAAGGATTGAACGCGAACGTGTCCTACAAAGTTTTGAGCTTTTCGGAAGAAAACAAGAGTGGATACGGAATGATCGAGGTGGTCAATGAACTCGGAGTGCGCAGGGCGTACAATTCAGCGGCTTTCGTGATCAATCCGGCTGGCCGGATGTTCAAGAACGAGGTTAAATCTGGAAACGAAGACGTGCAGTAAATGTAAGACTCCCAAGCCCAAGACACGATTTGGAAAACATAAGCAGACCAAAGACCGGTTGGATTCGTGGTGCAGGGATTGCCGGAATGTCGCCAGGTTACAACCGCACAGAGTCGCAAGCGCTTACGCGGCCAGACGTAAATTAATAGATTCAAATCCGGACAAACACAGAGACAAAGTGCTGAAATATAAATTCGGAATAGTCATCGCTGAGTACAACACTATTCTGGAAGCTCAGAACGGCGTGTGCGCTATATGCAAACAACCAGAGACGGCGAAGGACATGCGACGCGGTAAGGTAAAATCTTTGGCCGTTGATCATAATCATAAGACTGGCAAGATACGCGGGCTGTTATGCGATCGGTGCAATACTTCGATAGGCAAGTTTAATGATGATCCGAATCTAATAGAGAAGGCTGTCGAGTATTTGAGAATTAAGGACGAGGAATAGTAGACTGTTCTTCTGCACTGGTCACGGAACTATTCGCGCTCTTGACTTCTATGTTTTTCTGAAATGTTTTTCCGCCAAAACTTGCGGCCAAGAATGTTCCCACCAACATAGATAGTCCGGATAGATCAGATCCTTTCTGCAGTCCGACGACGGCTATATACCCAGCAAGAAACAGCGCAATAAGCGACATCAAACGCATGCAGCTGATCGGTGATTTCTCCGACAGAATTTCGCGTATAAGTTTGAATTCCATATTAGATAATCTTTAGCAGTTTGATCACTGCCAGGATTCCGGAGGCGGCGCCGCCGATCCAGAGTACATATTTTGCGGTACTTTTTGCCCAAAGAATCGGCTTCTCTGCGATCTCAAGTCTCTTGCCCATCATCTCGTCTCTCTGGGCAATTTCCGTTCGCATCAATCGATTCTGCTCTTTCAGTTCCATCACGCCCGCGATATGGACGGCTAGCTCTTTGTTGTACTCAGCGACGTTTTTGTTCATGGCTGCCATTTCATGTACTATGCGATCGAATTGTACGTTATGAGCTTCTAACATGACTTGTTGTTTTGCGACTGAAACTTCTATCGCGCCCAACTTATCAGTCTGTGCATCCTGCTTGTGGTGCAGCTTCGATAACTGTTCCTTTACGCTGAATGCCATATGAACCTCATTGGATATAAAAGATTAGGTTTGCGCTTTAGCTGTCCAAGTAGTTGGTAGGCTTTTGATCAGTGGGAGAAGGTCGATAGGGGTCATGTCGTTCAAATTCTCCTTTGTTTGCAACTCGTTGACATTTTCGAGGATGGCCGCAACGAAGGCGCTACACCAATACGTTTGCCCTATCTCCTTGAAAGGATTGTGTATTTTGATATGGACGAATTTGGCCAATTGTACGATAGCCAGTCCACATATACCGAGCACTCCGTACGGAATTCCTAACGTTCGGAGAGCAAACGCCTTGGCATTTTTCGCTATAGAATCATCCACGTTGAATGTAAAAGAGAATACAATTTGTTCCTGAGTCAACCAAGTTGCTTCGGTCATGGCGTTTACTTGGGTATGCGAGGCTTGATAATACATCATCTCGCCGGACTCGTCGTCGAGCATTTTGATCGCCACATGCGAGAAAGGCGTGCCTTCGGCCCACATGATGAGCCATGAAAAGATCGGGAAGAACGTGATTGCCTTTGAAAATGTGATCGTTATATTTTTCATGGCAAACCGGCTATCGCAGCTTGAAGTTGATTCTTCATCCAGTTAACGCGGGCTGTAGTCAAAAACGGCGCCATCTCTTCCGTGACTACAACTTGGTTGAGAGCATTGAGAGCTTCCCATAGGGAGCCGCTCGTACCGAAGTACATTACTTGCTGAAGTGTTTGAGCGATCAAACCTGTCTTGCCGCTATTCGTAATGCCCATGATCACGTTCTCAGCAGCGAATGCCACTACTAGAGTATTAAAGGACATCTGCGCAGCTATCACGAGCTGTGCAACCGCTTGCATTTCAGCCTGCGGTATGTTCGGATTGAACGTTGGATAATGTGTTGCCATTTATTCCGCCGTCACCATGGCTTGAATACTCTGCTGACCGTCTTGAACATCGTTGGTAACTGTTTCGCAAGAGCAATTCGCTTGGTATTCTTCGATATCTTCTTGGGTGATCTGCGACTTTACCGCAACCGCCAAAACCTGTCCGCAAATTTGGCATGCTACTGTTAACTTCATATCTCCTCCTTACAAGGACGCAGTTAAAGTTCCGTTGAACCCACCGTTACCGCCGATGGTTGGCGTCTCGGTCGCTGGAGCCGTACCGATTAGTTCTGGACTGTATATGGTACTATTCACTCCGCCTACTAGATTTGTCGATGCGCCAGTAGGCACATTGAAGAAATTGATTCTTCCGCCAGTCCCAGAGTTACCGCCGTTGCCGCCTGCGCCGCCGCCGAAACCATTACCGCCTGCTCCACCGTTACCGCCGTTGACTTGCACCAATCCACTGACGGTCGGACCGAAGAGATAGTTGTACGCAATGTAAACCCATCCGCCCGATCCGCCTCCGCCGCCGCCGCCGCCTTGGGTCACTCCGCTTGTAGCGTTTGAACCTGTGCCGCCTACTCCACCATTCGCTTGAATCACTCCGCTCGGAGTAGAAGAGCTTTTTAGAATAGAGTTAATGTAGAGTGCAACTAAGCCGCCGCCGGAGCCGCCTGCGCCAGCTCCCCCTCCTGCATTAACTCCGTCTCCACCGCCACCGCCACCTCCTGCTCCGCCGGCGCCTCCAGACAATAAGACAGCACCGAATATGAACGATGCTTCAAATCTACTGAAGGGATTGTTTATGGTGGGGCTACGACCAGCGCCACCGGAACCTCCGGAAGATCCGCCGCCTCCGCCGGAACCACCGTTAGCCGTTCCAGTATTGGGAGCTGCCGTTCCGTTACCGCCGCCTGCCGTATTCCCGGTACCCCCTGCACCGCCGACGGCTATCGGACCAACAGTTCCGCCCGATTGAGTTGACGCAGCTGAACCGCCGGTAGAACCAGATCCGTTACCACCGGCTAGACCGTTCCACTGGATGGCACCAGCTTGAGCAGCGGTTATATCGAGATATCCTTTTACGAATACTTTATATCCATTCGTATTCAGAATTCCCGTTCCGTTGAGAATTAAATTGTTGTAGTACATGTCGCGCGACAGACTCGTAGTGCCAGAACTGATGGTGACGTTTCCATCTGAACCGTCACCGAAACTCCTAAACGGCAAAGTTTGAGTCGGGCCAGTCGTACCTTGGTAAGCAAGAGAGTTCCACGGAGTAGAACCAGTTCCGATTTTGAACTGGCCAGTATCCGTCTCGACACCTTTTTCTGCAAGTGCGAGTGTAGGATTTGCTGTTGCCCATTGTGAAGCGGTGCCCGCCCGCCATTCTATCTTGTATGCCATTACAGACTCTCTTGTACGTTGTTACCTGCTCCGCCTGCTCCGCCTGCGTTTCCGGTAGGTCCAGATCCTGCAGTTCCGGAAGTACCGAAGACGAACGCGCTTGTGGATGTAGTTACTTGCATAGTGAATATTCGACCGCCAGATCCGCCAGTACCGCCGGTACCACCGGTACCTGTACCGTTACCGTTTCCACCGTTACCGCCGTTCCCGCCCGAAGCTTGAAGAATATTTGTGCCAGTGGAGCCCGTGAGCGTGTTGTAAAGGAGGAAAATCCATCCTCCGCCAGCTCCGCCTCCGCCTCCGCCTCCGCCAAGATTAGTACCGGTTGTCGGGGAACCGCCGTTGCCGCCGTTGCCGCCGTTTGCTTGAATACAATTCGCTGCAGTGCTTGCACCTCTGTTGATTATGTTAGCATAGATAGCTATCACGCCCGATCCGGACCCGCCTCCGCCGCCTCCGCCGCCAGCGTTTGTACCGTTACCAGACCCGCCTCCGCCGCCTGGACCGCCCACGCCGCCTTGTATCAGGGTAGTTCCTAACAAAAGGTCAGTTTCCCATCTGCGTATAGGGAGAGCTGCGGTTATTGCTCCGCTGTTACCACCGGCTCCAGCCGTTCCGCCCGATCCAGTACCGCCTGTTCCACCACCACCAGCTGTTCCGCCGTTGGCGGCTGACAATGCCGAACTATTACCGGCTGCTGCCGGAGAGGTAGCAGCTCCAGCTCTTCCAGCGACACCTGTACCGCCGTTACCGACTGTGTTTGAACTAAGCGCAGCACCTGCGGCACCAGCTGCTGTGGTAGCTGATGAACCGCCTGTATTACCGTTCCACTGGATGGCACCAGCTTGAGCATTCGCTATGTTGAGAGTGCCTGACACGAAAACTCGCCATCCGTTCGTGTTGAGAATTCCCGTTCCGCTGAGAGTCAAATTCGCATAATACATATCGCGGCTGAGCGTCGTTGTACCTGAACTGATTGTTACGGTACCGTCTGATCCGTCACCGAAACTTTCTAGAACTTGCGTGGCCGCCGGACCCACCGGACCGCCATAGGGCAATGAAGACCATGTACTTGTACCGTTACCGATCTTCATTTTTAAAGTGTCACTCTCGTACCCTTCTTCTCCAAGTGCGAGTATCGGGTTGGCAGCAGTCCACTGCGCCGCAGTTCCCGTTCTAAGCTGAATTATAGTATTTGCTGGCATAAAAATCCTTTATGGCGTTCCGCCGTTAATAAATTGAGTGGGAGTGTAGACAGAAGACGGATTGCCGCCGTCCACGTTGGTGTTTGGATTGCTCCATCCGAGAGTTCCAGCTCCGTCCGTGTCGCACAAGAATGTGCCGGCTGCGCCTTGAGAAGAGGGCCACGTCAACGTGTACGTGCTGACGGTTGATGGAACAGTCATATTCAAATATCCGGATGTTGAGCCAGCCAACTTCGCGTATCCGGCTATGAGACCGCTGCCTATCTGTAGATAGTCAGTTCCGTTGTCCGTTGTTGTATCGATCAACACATGGCCGGTCGAATTGATTCTCATCGCTTCGACTGAGGTTACGCTGCCGGTGGGCGTAGTCTTGAAGGCGATGTACGTCGCGTTGCTGGTATTCGTGAATGTCTCATCGGCAACTATTTGCATAACTCCGGTCGAGGCGGATGCCGGTGCTGTTGCACCGTAACCGCGACCGCTGATAAAATTCAGAATGTCGCCCGACTGAGCTGCTGCTGGCGAGACGATCGTACCTCGTGCGAAATCTCCGCGTAATCCAGTCGATGAGCCGACTCCGTAAGAAATCTGCCATATCGGTTTAGCCGCGCCGGTCGTATTCAACGTAGTTATTACAGAAGCTGCTTGCGGAATTTGTCCGACACCGAGAGCAAAATTCGTATCATCCCAGAAGAACTTTGAGTTGTCCTGAGTTAGAGATGTACCGTTTGAGAAAACTACGGAACCCGCTGTGTAAGGCGTCGTGTTGTTCGTACCTCCATTCGCAAACGGGAGAGGAGTACCAGAGTACGTGATAGCTAGAGTACCTGAAGACGTAATCGGAGATCCGGATACACTCAAGAAAGAAGGTACTGTAGCTGCAACTGATGTAACTGTTCCAACTGCTTCTACTGCAGGCAACGAGAATCCAATTCGAGGCCGATTATCGACGATTTGTCCGCCGCCTGCAACGATGCTTGTAGAGCCTTGTTTTACAATAATCGATGCGATCAAAACCACGCCGTCTTCGAAATAAGAAGGCGGAGTAGGAATGTTTCCAGTCTGAGCCAGCACGAGTGACGGATACGTAGTCTGAGCGTAAACCAACATGTACTGTTGATTCGCACCTTGACCGACCAAATACATCGAGTGTCTGGCGTAATAGCCGGACGGAATTGGTTGAAGCGTTCCTGATCCGTTGTCGTAGCTGTTCGTATCTACCGTGTTCGTAGAGCTGATATTCCATCCGCCAGATCCGTCCTGGTAGAAAGATTGGAAGGTGATATTTATTCCAGAAGATGGCAGAAAATTATTGTTGCCGAAGAAGTAAGATCCGGAAGTGACATCAAGGTGAAGAGGCAGTGAATCTTCCGTCACTATGCTACCGTATGAGTAAACGGCTCCCAAAGCTTCACGAATGAAGTTGTCGTTCGTATTTCCGTAATGATGCGATATCAGAGGAGCAAGATCGATGAACAAGACGCCTGTCGCGTTTGTAACTACACGTCCCAACAAAATGTTACCAGCCGTGTCTGGAAAAGTGGACGACACTGATAAGACTGCCGAACTGTTGAAAAAGAGGTAGTTGTTCGAATTTGCGGCCAATGTTATGTTGGTGCTCGGCCAATTGAGTCTGTGAATAGAGCCTGGAATGAGAGCGCTTCCTGTCGTATCCAGATAGCCGAAGCCTGCGGACACGTTTACAGTTAGTCCGCTCACTACGGTAATAGTGCCGGTTTGCAAAACTCCCATTGGGCTAGCGTCCAATGCGATAGTTGTTGCGTCCGTGAACGTACCATCAAGCTGTTCGATATTTATCATGTTGCTGGTATTGATCGCACCAGTGGCAGTATCTAAAATTACGAGGGCCAGGGAAGATGCTCCAGCCACAATAGTAGAATTGCTGCGATTGGCCGCAACGTTGATCACGCCCGCTACGCCTGCGTTTGCTATGTTCAGATCGTGCGTGTTGTTCTCGAAAGTAGCAATGCTTATTGCAACCGTCGGACCTGCCCCAACGTTTTCGATAAACAGGCCGGTTCCAAAACCCTTCAGGTCGAGTCCGCTTATGCGCAAGATCGCGCCGTTTCTGGCTCGAATGCAGTTTCCGGAAGTTACGCTTCCACTGCGACACTGAACTCCGTTGATGACTATTTCGCAATTGGCAGCATCCGCAAGAAACACGTCAGCAGGATACGGCGACTGCATTGCAGTAGTGGTAGTATCCCTGATCTCAATTTTGCCAGGATTTGATCCGGTCGTAGTAGCGTAGAAACCGGTATTGAACGAATACACGCTACCGAATCGGCAAGCATTGATGGATACAGTGGACATGCCGGTATTGTTACCGGAAGAAATCACTAGAGTATCGCTTGCTCCGAATCGAACATCCTCTACCCAGAAGGCCGTCTGCGTAGTGCCCGTCAGAGAGTTGTGGTATACGAGTGCTTGACCCGTCCCAGTGACGCCGGTAAGAACGCAACTTTGAATGGACGAGAAGTCGCTTCCGACAACCAAATGCGCGGAAGGATTGCTCGGCTGGATGACAACGGACTCAAGCCCCGCGCCGAGCACATAAACGTACGGCTTCATTGCTATCTGAGCTTCTGTGTATACGCCTGGATACACGTAAACTAAGAACGGATTGGATGATGAAGCAGTTGTGACCGACGCGAGAGCTGAAACTATAGAACTGAACTGTCCAGTACCGGGATTCTTCTGCACCACCACAACATTTGCAGGAGGAATCGCGTAGCTTATCTGAGCTTGCAATTTTTCGAGAGCCGTCAAGATAGAGTCTGTCGCCACAATAGGAGTGTTGGTGCCAGACGTATATCCTGTAAGAAGCTTTCCTGTCACAGTAGTCGACGCGATAGAAGCTGTTACTGATCCAGGGCCGGTAGCGGTCACATCGCCTGTAAGAGCCGTGATCGCGTTCGCAAATGTATTATTGAAATTATTCCAGTCTATCGAAGAAAGATATCCTGACTGACTCGCACCTGCTTGCAATACTTGAATGGTCGGAGCACCGATCGTAGCATCAATCCAGCCCGTTAGAACAAGAACAGAAGATGTTGATTCAGTCAGAGTTCCAAGCGCAGTATCTACCGGTGTCGCTGGCGACCCAGTTGTGTTCGCCTTAACAGTATTGGCTGGCATTTGCGCGAGGTTGATATTCGCAACCGTACCGTTGGCAATATTTGAGCCGGTGATCGTCGACGCCGCGATCTGTGTTCCGAGAATTCCAGCCGAAGCGCTGAGATTGGAAGTCGTAAGGTTACCGATAGTTACGTTGGCAGCGGCAGTGATCAAACCTTTATCATTGACAGTAAATTGCGCGACGGTAGTCTGATTACCAAAAGAACCAACATCTGCATTCACAGTGGCCAGTGTGAAGAATACCGATCCGGGACCAGTAGCCGTACCGTCTCCGGTCAAAGCAGTAATGGCGACACTATCTTCCGCGCTGATCTGGGCTTGCAACTTTTCGAGAGCAATAAGTATTGAATCTGTGGCTGCGATCGGAGTATTGGTACCAGTTGTTAATCCCGTAAGAAGTTTGCCGGTAACAGCGGTCGATAGAAGAGTCACCGCGCCGGTATTCGTCATTGTGGCGTCGCCGCCAATATTGATGGCTACGTACTTGCCAGAAATGGCGTTCCACACGAGGAACTGAGTATCAGTAGGTGCGACGTTCGATACCGCAGATCCTTGGATGGCTACGACAGTCGCAGCTGCGTTGCCAGGACCTATGGCTGACACATCACCCGACAATTGCGAGATGAAATTCGTAGAACCAAACGTGAATACGTTGCCCAGAGAATCTTCTAAATTGAGCGTATTCGACGGGCCGACATAAAGCAAATACTGACCAGCATCCGGAACACCAGGTGTCACAGACCATGGGGCTAACTGAAACGCTGAACCCGAAGGCGGCATAGATACTCCTTAAACCAAAACTAATCTGGAACCAGGCAACAATTTAATTAGTGCTCCTGGGTTGAGTGTTAATCCGGGAGCGATACCAACTTCGCCAGCTGCAAGAGATATAGTTCCGTTGACGACTGACTGAGTCACAAATAACTGTCCATGGATGTCGCCCGCTGGCTGAACTGATGCCAGACTATTCTGGATTGTCGTCCCAGTCGTATCCGCCCAAGTCGCGATGTTGTTCACGACGGTCGGCGGTATACCGATCACATTCCCGGTAGGATTCAACACTCGCGTAACGAGCTGAAGCGTTCCGGTAAAAGGATTGACGACGACCTGATATGACATTATGGCTCCGTATACTGAACATTTGTCAGGTTCGCTCCCACATCATAAGTCAACACCAGCCGCGCTACTTCCGTTCCTGTTGGACCGCCAACCAGATACTGAATAAGCGTCGGTACCACAAATCCTGCTATCGTACTGTTCGTGAGCTTGATGTCGTCGAATTCGACTTTCACGAGCGATGCGATGTCGACCGTGTTGATCGAACCGTTCGAGTTGACGGTCATCGTATTGCCGCCCTGAACGACAGACACGTTCCCGATCTCTACCGTGCCATCGAATGCTACTGGAAGAGGATTCTCAGCGTCGTAATATGCTCCGTACTTGTTTACGAGCACGTTGCGAAGGGCTGTGGACGGTTCGTTGTCATAGACTGCTCGTAGCACGATATCGTAGCCGATCTTATTGCGAACATCCTCGGAAGCGGTGAGGGTACCGCCGTTGAACTGGGTCGGATTCTGGAGCGACTGATCCTGACCGGCTCCGACGGGCGTCTCGTACCACGGGACGACCTGAATCTGCGTGTTGGACAGCACACGCTGGATCGTATAATTGGTAGTGGTCTGGCCGATAGCAGACAGAGCGATTTTTTGCTTAGGATGGAGTCCTGCGGTATCTGAGACGGTGATGATATAATTGGCAACGGAGATGCCTGTGAGAATAACACCAGGCCAACGCTGCTCGAATATCGTCGGTAAATACGCCATCGTAAACCTCAGTTCTTCCGAACTGTTGCGACCCGTGTCGCCATCGAAACCATTCTCGACATTCTCAAGGTTAGGATAAAATCCCGTACTGAGACGACTTTTTGAATTATTTGACCGACGAGATGGACTATGGGATACTATCTTTGGCGGGTATGCCAGAATCAATGGCGGTTCCGATGATCCCCCTCCTCGGAACCAGTCCAGCGTAACAGCTGATCGTGGGTTGGACCCACTACCCGCCACTTTATTTCACCGGAGGCTTTGTGAGCGATAACCACCTGTTTACAGCCAAGAAGTTCGATCCCCCGCCTGAGAACTACGACGAAGTACTCGATCGGGTGGTCGTCATCGATGCTTTGCCTGGCGGAATAGGTCAGGAAGATCAGAAGCTTACGACTCCGATCGAATCGATGCACTTCAAGCGAGTCGAAGTGAAGGAACAGGAAAAGGCTGCCGATGTTCCCGTCCGTATGGTTACGGCCGAAGAGGCCAAGCGCCTGATCTCGTCAGGAGAATTCCACAAGAGCATGATCCCTCGCAAGCTACGCTGCCGCGACTGCGGCGTCGAACTGCCGCCGGAGCGAGGCTTACTGTGCAAGGAATGTCTACCGTCTCTCCACGACGACCCAGGCCACTATCTGTACTGCGGTGTGTCCGGTGAGTAAATTCGTCATCACACATACGGAACTTCGTCAGATCGTCGACGGCGGTCTCCGCACATTCCACGACACGAAGTATCTGCCTGACGAGCCGAAGGAGCTGCAGGCATACCTGATCGTTTCTGGCCTGGAACTACTCCTGAAATCGAAGGGTATCGAACCTCAGTTCGAGCTGAGGACCGTGAAGGAGGAGCCTGATGACTCAACACCGCTCGATGATCTTAGCTGAGATTCGATACAAGCTCACGGTCATGGCACACTGCAAGAAGACGTACAATCACCCGAAAGCGTATCCAGACACGCAGAACATGATGCTTCGCCAATCGAAGAACATTGACTCGCACGTAATCTGCATGATAGATGGCGATCAGCGTTTGAATAAACAGGCGCAAAAGATAAAGGACGAGCTTGGACTGGCTGGCTGGCTGTGCATGGTGAGGGCATTCCGTGGATGATCTGAAAGTCATATTCGTCGGATGCAACCCTTCGCCGAACAACACGACAGACGAACCTTTCGTCGGATCAAAATCAGGCAAGACGCTCAGCTTGTGGCTCTCTGAGATGGATTTGGTTTCGTCCCAGTGCGGATACGTCAATCTTACCGACAAAGTGACGAAAAAGGCATCAGATCTCAAGAAGAAAGACGTGAACATCCAGGAGTTCTGGCTAAACCTACTGATGAAAGCTCTCACGATGCGGGTAGGACAGCCGGATGCGACCAAGTGCATGATCGCGAAGATGCAGCAACGGGGGCAGCTCGCAGAGGCTTTCGGCGATCTGGATGAAAAAGAACTCGATCATTACCTATCGATGCTTAAAGGGCTAGAAATGCCCGCCATCGTCACTCTAGGAAAGATGGCGGCCTGGGGCGTCGCCCAAACCGGTATACCGTACTTCGAACTACCGCACCCGTCCGGCCTGAATCGCAAGACGAACGACAAAGAAGCACTCAAGATAGCACTTGCGGACTGTAAAGCTTGGCTGTATAGTACACCGGAAGAGTCGACTAAAGGAGACGAAGATGGTGAGGCTGAAAGCGATCAAGATCCGGAAGAGTGATCTAAACAAAGCGCCGGAGGATTTTCTCCGGAAATTCGGAGCCGTTTCTAAAGAAACAGGCCGCGCTTATCCCACTCAAGTCTTCATCTCGTACAGCGACTACGCTGTGATGAAGAAAAACTTCCGCCGGTTCGTGAAGAAGAACGCCCCCGGCATCTCCAAGCGCAAGCTGGACGAATCCGTAGGCATGCACTTTCTCCAGTACGGTCCGAACGATTCTCTTGGTTCAGCCGTTCAACCGGGATACCTTCTGATCGACGTGGAAGGTATCGAGCAGAACATCGCTCTCGATCAGATTGCTGATCTCAACGAAGCCATCGGACAGCCGTATCAGCAAACTCTCGGGAGTAAGGTCAGAGCTTTCTTCCAGAAGAATTTCGGCGCGCCACCTCTACCGAAGGTATAGATGAAGATGCCAGAACGGGTCCGCCTGGCGGTGGACCTAATCAGCCTCCTGAAGGAAGCTGATGGCGCTGCTCCGCGCCGGGTCGAGGATATGGCTCCGCTGCTCGGCAACAGTCCGAACTTCCTTCATCAGATCGTTTCCACTCTGAACAAAGCTGGGATCGTCAAGGTAATTCGCGGACCGAAAGGCGGTGTCTTACCGAACATGGCAAGCTACTCCGTCCTGGACGTCTATCAGGCGTTCGGGTACATGAAAGAGCCGGTCGTCGGGAAGACAGCCAGCTCAGACATCGAAAAAGAATTAAGAGAATTGTTGCGCGACTATTGGCTTTAGGTGCCGTCGGTGATATTCGCTGCGGAGTTCGTATCGTCGTCGCCGCCCTGTGCGATTCCGTACTCGTCCTCGCCTCTGATACCGATCACGTCGATGCGAACATCCGAGATACCACGAGCAGCAGCGCCGGATGACCAACCTTGCACTCTACAGCCGGAAGCAAGGAAGATTGTCGAATTCGTCTGACGATCGATCACCGAGACGGTGAAATCATCTTCGAGGAGTAGATTCTTGAGAAGCGTAGCGTTCGCGACGGCGTACGGACCGGCGCCGATCACTCGGTAGCCGGATAGAGACATCTGAACAGCCTCCTGCGTGGTCGGAACGATCTCGCCAGGATTGTACCTGCCGAGGATAAACGCTGGATCTTTTCCTTGGCGAATGCTCCACGTACATTGCGAGAAGAGACCTACGAGATTACTCCCGATCTGAATCTTGGCTCTCGCACCTGTAAAAATCCTTGAAACTGCCATATCTTTCTCCTATTAGGTCGCTGTCTGCGTGGCCGTCTGCGTCACTTGACTTGCCAAGAGACTGATCGGGATGAAGTAGATCAAACCAGCGACTTTGATTTCAGCGCTGATGATCAAGGCAGGCCCTTCGATGTCAGCCGTGGCATTCTTGTAGCCCTTCGGAGCATCGTCGGACTTGGCGATCCACTTCAGTCGCAGGAAGTTGAACATCTGCGCATCCAGGATACTCAGAGCGAGAGTGGCCGTCAGATCCGCTACGGACTTGCCAGCTGCCTGTCGATCGTACGTATCGATAAGAGTGAGCGCGATGAGATCTGTGATGTAGACCGCTTGCAGCGAGTTGTACACAAAGTTGTTGTCGACGTTGTATGTCGTCTGATCGGAGTTCCAGCGGATGCCGCCGGTCGTAACCTTCTCCATGAAGAGCAAACCAGCCTGCAAGGCGGCGATCCGGCTTCCGGGGTTAGTCGAATCGAAGCCAGAAACGGTTCCGAGACCGGACACGTTCGCGAACTTCTTAACGATACCTTTATACCCGGCCGCTGCTGACATACCTGCCGCTACGATCGCGCTCATCCAAGGTTGGAAGAGCTGATTCGAGTTTTGACTGTACGAAAAGCACTGAACCGGCTGAAAAGCCAGACCGAACCGGTACGAGCCGAGCGTGCCGGCTTCTTCCACGCAGTTTTCGAACGTGTCTTGGATGGAACCGATCGCGATGCGGTTAGCTTTCTGCTCCAGACCGCTCATCAGGATCACGTTCTCGTTGAGATACGTGTTCACTGCGTCGATCGTGTAGGTGGAAGACGGATCCGTCAAACCAGCTGCGATATCGAGCGAAGCGTCTTGCGAGATCAGCGGGACCGTGAAGTTCGTGGTCAAGCTCTGGGTAGCGTCGATGGCGGCCGTGAATGCTGCCGAAGATGTACCGCCTTTCGCGCCGCCAGACAAGAACTGGAAGTTCGGAGTAGCTTCCGGGAGACCAGGACGCAAGACAGTCCACGTGATGAGAGTACCAGCGTTGACGGCTGTTGCCCACTCGTACGCATCCATCTTGATGCGAGCGTTCTGAACGTCGGGCAGAGTCGAAGAGGCGTTGTACGAGCCTTGATCGAGCTGCGACGGCGCTTGATTGTTGAACCGAGCCGACGGCACGTCGGCGGACCAACCTGTCTGCGAGTTGATGTAAGAGGCAAGCTGCGAAACGGTCGGAAACTGCGAGAACGCTGCTGTGAACTGCGGCACCGAGTTGACGTTGAAGGAAATGCCGGTCGAGCTGATCACGACTTGGCCCAAGTTACCTTCGTAGCCTACTTCTAAGATAATGTCGCCGCCCGCTGTGTACGAAGTCGACTTCGTACCTTGTAGGATGGTCAGTTCCATCTCTTCTTCAGCCGCAGACACGAGCCGGCTGTTGGACAGCCCAGCGTCGGTACCTTGAGCGTTCAAGAAGATCGAACTGACGTTTCCTTCGATGGACAACGTCTTGCCTGCTCCGGACAGAACAGCTGCGAGGAGTTGGAAGGGTTCTGCGCCGGACGAGTACGTGAACGTCCCGGTTCCCGAACCGGACGAACCGTTCGAAAGAAGAGTTGCCGTCAGAGTAGTAGACGTTCCAGCCGTGACTTGGTAGAATCCAGGATTGATGGTGCTGAGCATCGTCGGAACTTTCAAGATGTCGCCTGCTTGCGGAACAATGTTCCAAGCAGACGGAGCTTGAATCGTAATCTGGCTGCCGTTGTTGAGCGTGACGTTGTAGGTACCGAACACGCCAGTGGCGAGGTTGCGATCGTCTCCGGACACGTTCTGGATCTCGATCTGCGTGAACAGAATCAGATCCGTCAGGTCGGAGTGCGTAGAGCCAGATGCCGATACGAGTGCGCCGGTCGTAGAAATTCTCTGGAGAGTCATCGTGGCCGTCGAAGTCGTATTCGTAACCGACTGAACGATGTAGGTACCAACATTAGCCGAACCTGCGCCAGCAAGCGCCGAAGTTTGACCCGCACCGTAATCAGTGTTGGCCGGGATGACTGCTACGTCTCCGGCTTGCGGTTCGTTCGCCCAGGTGGAACCTACCTGCAGCGTAACCAGGAGCAAGTTCGCCGAGATAGGAGTAGCCGAGATAGTCAGACCAGAAGCAGGAACCGGCAACAGTTCGAGACCGCCCGTGGCAAGAATACCGTTCGGGATATTCTGTATCGCCGACACAAGCGAGGAGGGAGATTCCTTCGCGGTGACGGTCACGTTCGAGAGCGGGCCACCGTTCACCCGGATGCCGAACAAGACGGTTCCGGTAAGAATCGGGGCATAATCGATCAGACCAGTCGACGGTGCAACTTCTGCTACGGCCACGGTGGATTGATACTGAATCAAGTTACCGTTGGCACCAGGTTGATCTGCCTTGGCAGTTGCGTACTGCGGAGCATTCTGATACCGCATAGCAAGAGAACCAGAGGCAGCGGTTGACATGTTCGTTTTCACGATATTGACAGCCGTTACGTTGCCGACGATGTTCGGATCATTGGCGGCTTCGATCAGTTCGTTAAACGCATCGACTATTCGGCCGGATCCGTACTTGGCAACGACTTGGCCCAGCTGGGTAGGAGTAAACTGGTTCAAGGAGAGATCTGGCTCGTCCAGAAAACCAGGGCCTTGGTCAGCTTCACCGATGATAGTAACAACTCCGGCGGTAGCAGTGCCGGAATTCCCCGCCTGTACAGTCAAAGATACAACTGTGCCAGGATCGATGAGCGTTACGCCATCGGTGGTAGTATAAGACTGAGCCATTTAAAGTACCTCCAGCAAACTGACACTAAGATTAGGTTCTGAAACCGAAATCACGTAAGCCAGCGTCGAACTTCGTGTAGTCCATGAACCCCCTGGCTTCGAAGTGCCTTTTTACAGCGTTCTTCAGCGCAGGTTTGAACTTGTACTTGTTCTGAGTGCGCAACCACCAAGCGTCAAACGTGATAGGAATCTGCGGCGCTTGCGGACGAGTAACCGATGTTTGGCGCGGGCGAGCAGACTCAGCCTTAGGGCCTACGATCGTGACTTCCTTCTGCGTTTCTTTTTGTTTGTTCATGCTAGCAGTCCTTTTTCTTCCAGTGTCTCGGCTTCCAGTCCTGTTTCATGTCTTCCTTGATTTCATCCTTCGTCATCATAACACCGCATTTCTTGGTGCCCATCTCGCCTTTCTTGGTAGAAGAAGCATTGATCTGGCTTTCAGTCATCGGCTGAGTGGCAGAATTCGGATCTTTCACGCCGCCTGGCTTCACGCTCGTGCACGGGCTGATCTGCTCCGCCGTCTTTGGCTGGGTAGCAGAGTTCGGATCTTTAGTACCGCCGGTCTTGATACCCGTGGACGGACTAATTTTGCTTGCGTCCATAGTATTCGGATTCGGCTGAACACCTCGTTCTGCGAGAGCGAGTCCCATCTCGCTAGTCTTCGCAGTCTTTTTTTCAGAAGTTGCGAGACCTGCGACGGACGACATCTTTCGGAGTTCCTCAAACCTCTTCGGATCTTCCTTGGCGATCTTCAAGAGATCTCTTACAGCGGTAAGTGTCTCTGACATAGCAAGAGGGCCTGCGTTGCCCGCACCAGCGATGGAAGTACCGGGCATATCGACTTTGTTCATCGATGCGTTCGGCTTGTGCGGAGGCACTCCGCCAGCAACTCGATTCTGAGGGGAGCGGAGCTGCGACGGCTCGTGCAGCGTACGGAGGTGCGAGAGCATCGCCTTCTGCTTATCCGGAGTATCGAGGATCTTCATGGCGTGATGAAGCGATTCGTCACCTTCCGCCACGTTGTGGGCTTCAGCTCGCGGACTGCCGGCCGGGTGAGGCTGATCGTCCTTCTTGACAGGTTGCGCATGAGGATGCATGGCGTCTTTCTTCATCTGTTCGGAAGGATATCCAGCGCCGGGGCTATCGGGACCGCAGTCGCCGCCTTGAGCTTCGCCGGCTGGATTCATCGTATCCTTCTTCATCTGGTCGCTCGGATAGCCTGCAGTCGTCGATTCGCTGGAAATTTGACCGCCGACTGGTTCAGCGTACTCTTCCTTGGTGATCTTACCGTCGCGGAGAGCTGCCTTTCGCTGATTCATCTCTTCTTTGTTCATCTTGTGTCCTGTGGCAGCCGCATGTTGGAAAGCTTCCTTACCGTACTTTTTGCGACCCACCGCAGCAGCAACTGCTCCCGGATCTCTGGCACCGGATTCTTTAGCCTTATTTTCAACGGCCTTGAACCCCAGATATTTCTTGCTAAGTTCTTGAAACTGTTCGGGATTATCCTTTGCAGCTTTCAGGAGTTCTTTCGCTTGTTCAAGTACAGATTTCTTACTCACCGTTCACCTCTCCGAGAGATAACTTAGACTCAGTACAGATTAGGCTTTGCTCTTCATGAGCTTTCTCAAGCCCTTAGGCTCGCTCTTCTTCACCGTCCCGTGCTTCAAAGCTTCCATAACTTCTTGTCTGATCCGGTCATTTCCTTTCAGATGCTCTTCCAAGCCAGGGTAGGATTTGTCGTATTGACCGTGTATGTACAGGCCTACCTTTCGATTGTTTTTGTCAGCTGCGGCTAGATCCGACGCCATCGCATCTGCGTAGCCTGCCTTCTTCATAGTGGCCTCGTCAGGGAATACAACTGCGTGCGGCTTCGAGGGATCGATAAGGTGATCGTACTTCGAACCGAGGGATTGAACGATGTTGAAGTTGGGCAGCTTTTCAAGTTCATCGAGATGCTTGCGCAGAGCCGGATGATGGCTTTTCGTATATGCATAGAACATTAGCTCGGGGTTCGCCCGTGCTATCTCCGTCCATTTTTTAATGTAATCTGGCGAGTAGAAGTCGCCCGAATCGTGCACTCGGATCGCTTTTATCTTACCCTTCTTCTTGACCTCGTCGAACATCTTGTTCATCTTCTCGACGAAGTCTGGCTTCTGCGATGCCAGCCAGTTTGCTACCCTAGGAGGCATGGTCGTCTTGTGGAATCGCAGGAAGGAGCCTGTATCAGCGTAGCAGTACTTCGCGCATGAACCAGCACCTGGGCACGTTTCGATAGGAACGAGATTGAACGACGCGATGCCGTCCTTCGCGAGCTTCGAATTGGTCGTACTGAGCGACACTTTAGTCTTCTCAGGGTTGGCCATCATGTCCGCTTTAACGTCCTTTACACGTTGGCGCTGATTCGGACGCTGAGCGTGAGGACTATCCGGATGCAGACCCGATACCGGTTTTGGAGCTGCCGGAGGTTTAGGTGATTTCTCCGCTTTCCCGAATAGTGCCCCGATTTCTTGCCGCACGTTTGCCCACCCTTCCTTGTTGGGAAGGCCGCCGCTGTTGGCTCTCTGAACTGCGGCCCCTGCGTCGTAAGATGGTAAGCGAGGTGGAGGCAGCGGAGTCGCGGAACCCGCTTCGCCGTCTTTGTTCATAGGAATCTCGTCCTTGACGGTTGCCTTGCCTGGCTTGACGTTCGAACTATCGGTTGTCCCGAGCAGCTTCATGGACATTCGCTTGCCGTCGTGCTGATTCTTGCGCCACACATCTGTGACGAACTTAGCAGCCTCAGAACGGAGAGGATGATCGTACGGGATGACGTTCCCCGCAGCCATATGCTCCTTGAGAGAGTGAGGAATTTCTACCCCTGCCACGTGAGTCTCTGGTTTTCGTACCGGTGAATTAACCGGAGCCTTCGCGTCTTTCGGCGAGATGCCGACTTTGAAACCTTTCGGGAGAGCCTTCTGAATGACTCGGCCGAACCCTTTAGGTTTCGGCGGTTCTTTGACCGTGACGGTTCCGAACCCTTTAGGTTTCGGCGGTTCTTTGACCGTGACGGTTCCGAAGTTCTGCTTCGGGGCGGCGGAAGGCGCCTGATCATTACCGAATTCAGCTTTCGCGTATGCGACGCGCTTAAATCCATTCCTGACCATGGTCTGCCACGGCGCCGACAGCAGGCCGCCGGAGTATAGGTGCTGGCCTGTCATCTGATCGTTCGGGTTTCGAGCACCAGCACCGGAAATAGTCGATCCGCCTAAGGTATCCTCGGATTGATGCTGCGAAATGTCATTCGCGCCGCCGGAAGTGATGCCTTTGAGATTCGAGTCCGAGTTGTCCTGATCCATGGGCAAAAGATTAGGCTGTCAATACGTTTTTAAGACCTGCTGGCCTAAGCGAAGCTCAGGAGGATGGAAGCGTATGCCGACATCTTTGGCCGTCAGAGCCGTACCTAGCTTGGACAAACGATTCCAATCGGCCTCATCTATCGCTACGTAAGGTTTGGCGTTCGTCTTAGGTCCTATCTGACTGAGGGCCACTCTCATGTGGTCGAGCTTCTTAGGCATGCCGTAGACCATCAAAACGTGCTCTTCTCGCCCGTCGATGCCTCTTAACTTGTGCGGGACATATGTCATCTTATCGTCCACTATCGGCTGATGGAGAGCATACTGTTCGAGTTGCGACCGAATGCTGTCATGGTTCAACGTCGAGGAATTGCCAAAGTCCTTGACCTTCATGCTGAATCGAGACCCATCTTTACGAGTCGTTTTCCCGCCAATCGTTACCGGATAGACTAAGTCCAGAGTAGGTGCCGGGGCGATCGTAGCTTCTGCTTTGTTGAACGCTTCGTATCCTTCAACCTCCGCCAATACCGAGTTGGCGTCGATCTTGCGATTACGAGATATCAGACCACCTTCGCTGCCGCTCTTGATAAATGACACCATCGCACCGCAATACTTAGAGAATCGAACTTCCCTTGCGTCGCAGTCTTCGAGAATCTTGGCCAGCCACTTCGGTACGCCGGTTTCCTCTTTCACTTCGACTATGACGTAGTCGTCTTTTCGGATGCTAAGATGCCGTTTCTTGAAATCTTTCCAGTAGGACGAGTCTTTGATCATCTGCATCGACTCTGGAGATAACTGCTTAGCGTCAGAATAGCGAATGGAATCATCGATGGTTACTCTAAGCTTTTCGCTTGAGTAAGCTCGTCGCTGGTAGGTGACGACGATCTGCTTTCGGAATCCATATTTTTCTATGATCGTATTGATAGAAACGACCCGCTTCCACAAGATATCCTTAGGGATGTCGACGTTCAACTTTTCCAGATCTTCATCGATGCGAACTAGCTCGCCGTTCGATATTGCGTCTATCGATTCCGCTCTGATACGGATACGGATCTTCTTCGTTTGATCGTCCTTAGTCTTAAGCTTCAGTTCTAGGTACGCAACATCTTCCCAATGTTCACCGTTCGGCGAATATTGTCGTATCCGCACCTTGAAGCGAGGCTTTCTTCGCTCCATGTTATCGCGCATCGCGTCCAGGTCCGGATTGTCGAGGTAGATCGTCTTGTTGACATTGAAACGAACGGAAGTATCCGGATCTCCGTCAGGCAACGAACTCTTGATACCGCTCAAAAGCTTGTCGAGGTTCTCAGATGGCATGAAGTGCTTCGTCTCTACGCGATTCATCAAAGCACTCGTATCCTCGTTGTGGATGATCTCGACTTTCTTCAGCGGTTTGACCGGGCCGAGGTAACTGTCCGCGAACGCGGCGCCGGCGCGAGTCATGTCTGGAGAACGAATCAGCTTCTTGCCTGATATCTTCTGGGCGTGGTCAACTAGCGCCGATCCGTTTCCTTGCCGTTGATGCAGCTTGTTAACTTCAAAGTTGAACGGCATGATCCCGTTCGGCTTATGAGTCATAGCTACGAATCCGATCTGCTTGCCGCCTTTGTGCATGCGTACGATGAAGTCGTGCTTGCGCGGATCGAACACCGACTTGTCGACCGCGAACGGCTCGACGGTGATGCGGCTGCGCACCTTTTCGATCGCTTGACAGACGCCGCTGATCGGCTCTTCCTGGCCGCAAACGATGCAGCGTGGATGCCCGTTTGGAAAGGTCCACTTGGCCGATTTGAAATCGTGAGAGCGGTGAGCTTCCGGTTTCTTTTTATTCTCTCGTATCTTTTCGGTCTCAGCCTCGTACGATATCTGAGACTTCTTCAGACTCAGGCCCATCCAGTCTATTAGAATATTTCGCTTACCCGGCACGTGCATGTTGGAGTGCGTCGTCGGGTCCAGGAACTTGAACGTCACGAACTCGTGATCGGGATCTGACGTCGGATCGATATCGGCGTGGTCATGATGATCTGCCGCGTGCAGGACGACGTGATTATCTCCGTAGATCTTTTCGTGAATCTTATCTATCTTAACGCCCTTGATACCTGTCTCTTCTTCCAATTCGCGATTGGCTGCTTCTTGGTCCAATTCGCCAGGCTTGACATGACCGCCTGGGAGAGCCCACTTGTGATTATCTCGACGAAGCCCATGCAGGAACAGGTTTGGCTCGGAAGGATGTCTGATGGCTATGCAGACTACCTTCTTCATTCTTCATCCTCCGACAGCGGATCCGGTCTCTTAGGTGGCTGCGGTTTCTTGGCTGGCTCGTCTCCCTGCATCTGCCATCCTTGAGCTTCCGCGTATTTCAAGTACGCTGCAGGTGTCTTTGGGCCGTTCAAAACATACGTGTCGACCTTGAAACCCTGCAGCTTCGGGGCCGCGTACTTGATGAAGTTTGCTTCCACCTGCCCCGTGAACGTCATCATGCAAGAGTATACCATCTCCGTACCGTTGAAGTGCGGGTTGATGTCGATGGAACCGACGTTGAATGTAGACAGGGCCACGCCGCGCCGTTCGATGTAAGCTTCCTTGTAACGCAGAAATATGTACTGGATCAGTTGTCGCATCCAGATAGCTTGGTTCATGTCCGACTCGGTGTGCATTCCGATCGCGAACGTCTCCTCAAGCCACGTTCTTTCCTTCGACAGATTCCAGAGCGCTGTCGGCGGAGCGATGTATGCCTGAGTAAAATCGTCGACCGTTCCTTCCGCGATCGTGAACGTCGACTGGCCGGAAACCGTATTGATGACGTACGCCTTTCCTGACACTTTGGATACTAGAAACTGACCGACGAACATCCTGCTGGTCGTAAGGTTCGACGGTAACGTTAAGGTACCGGTCGACGGATCGTACGCAACGGCAGTGAACGGTCCGTACATCTGCTGAGGCAGAGCTGTTATGTTATGAGGTACGATCTCGGAATCGTCAAGACCATCGCCCAGCTCGTCTCGCTCGGTCATCTCTCTGGAGGATAGCCTCACGACCGATATGCACGGAAAACGCGGCGTATCCACGCGATTAGTGAGGTACACGTCGATGTTGTTGCCTAGGAACCACTCCTTAGCGCGCATGACTTCTTTCCACCCGTAATCCATCTTGGCAAGCGGGTCGAGCGCTAGATCGGCATAGATATCATCCAAGATCCAGTTATTCTTCCGCAGATCAGCGAGAGCGCCTTCGATCATCGTTTTAAGCAGAATGTCTGTTGCCTGTACGCCCATGTTACTCCGTCGACAGCTGGCGCTCTATACCAGGGACGATCACGTCGCGCCATTGTCTCTCAGCGTGTTCGTAGGCCGACTGAAAGAAGTTGGCAGCTTCCACTGCAGGGTACATCCAACGGTTCTCTGCCTTGTGCTTCGAAGAAATCGTCCGGAACACAACTGTTTCTTTCTTAACTTTCTTTCCAACTTTGCGCTGGACCTGTACAGCGCCTTGTAGCTTGAAAATGCCAGCGTGCGGTGGTAGAGGTCTCATGCCACCGGCTCCGGTCTTAGCCGAATCCTCCGAACTGCGAGGGTTGGAGTAGAGCACGCCGGGCGCGAAGCCTGTAGCTTCTGCGGCGCGGATGTCGAGTTTCCGTATGATTCCTATCTTGGCTGTACCGTCGGAGTTCTTCTCGATGACAGTAGGTGATATGTTGTTCGCTTTCAGGTGAGCGAGCACGATGTTGGCTAGAATAGGATTAGCGCCTGGAGCCGGCTTCCTTCCTTCCGTCTCTTTGAAAGGAATAGCCCGATAGAGAGATCCGTCCTTCGCACGCTTGACGCCCTTGGCGCCCGGCTTTAAGAGCCAGTCACCCATGAACATTTCTTGTCGACCTTCTTCGAGCCAGCGGGCTCTCTCGTCCAATTCTACCATCCAGATACCGTCGGCGATCTTGATCCAGCGAAGATTCTTGACTGTTTGATCGATGCGCGGATCCTTCGAAGATACCCCGTGCGCACCTTTCCCTTCTTTGCCGATACCTAGATAGTGCTCTCGCTTGAAGTTGGAATTAGCCCACTTCGTGTTCGCCTGATTGATGATATACGCGTGCGTCGCTATCGAGAGAGTTTCGACTGCTTGAACCACGAGAGGTTCTACCTGGGAACGGGTCTTCTCAAGCTGCTCTGCTACGGCGGAGACATCTACCTTGAATCGGAATGCGGCGACGTTGTTCATCCATTAGCCCCTTCCGACGCCTTGCCTTCCTTGCCTTCTTCTGCATGAGCATTGTGCGAATCGACGGAGATCGGATTGCCTTTCCCATCCTTCACCTGGCCAGCGATCATGCCGCGCCACTTCGCTTTACCATCGACGATGACCTTCTTCTTGCGGTTTCGCACCGTTCCGGGAGGAAGTGTCAAGCGTAGGGCCTTGTTCAGATCCTCGGTCATATCGGAAATTTCCGTCTTTACAACCGACGATTTCTTGGATTTGGCGACATCGACCAGCTTCTGGACGAGAGCGATGACCTTCTTGAACGCTTCCGGATTTTTCTCGTGAAGCTTCATAAGTTCAGGCATCTTTTCCTGCACGGACGTGAGGAGCTTGCCCAGCTTCTCGTTCGTTGCGTCGGAATCGCTGTCGTCTGAATCATCATCCGAATCGGAATCTTTGTCCTTTTTCTTAGACTTAGAATCCTCTTCGGAATCCGAATCTTCTTTCTTCTGCTTCGTTTCGGTCTTGGGTTTGTCCGTCTTCTTTTCTCCGGACATAGCCTCAAGCAAGCTGCCGGGCGGATTCTGTTCTTTTTGTTCTTGCTCCTGCTGCGCCTGCTGTTGCTGCTGAAGTTCGTTGGTCGGGCCCATGAGCATCTGCACGGTGGCGTTGACCATCTGAGCTTCCGACTGCATCTGCTGGTCAGCCGTGAGAGCCGGGACCACTTTTCCAACCGAGAACTTGTACGCGTCCGGGGCGGGCGATCCGGGATGATTCTCTTGGTCCGTACCGTTGATGTTCGGCTGGGGCTGAAACAGATCTGCTTCGAGCTGAAGAGTCTTGTTGAGCGAGCTGTACGACTCATCTTTCGGATCGTACAGTTCGATCTGGTTCGTAAACGTAGCTTTCTGGGCTGCAACGGACGCTTCTTTCAGATCCATGCCCATGCCAACCGCCATCAGCGATCCGAATACCTCTCGGTATCCAGCTACGATGAGAGGAAGTTCTTCAGCAATGGTGACCGGAAGCTCGATGATCTGGCGATCGTAGATCGATAATTTGACCGATCCGCCCTTGTCGCTGATAAGCTTGCTGATTTTTTCGCTTATGGCCTTGAGATGATAGTCTAAGTCCTTAGCTTCGGCGAAGTAGCCAGAATCGACAAGATCTCTGATCTTGTCGGCAACCGAATCGGTAGCTATCATGACCCACACACTAGTTTGGGTGCTCATGTCCGATCACCTTTACGCAAATTATCTTGCCACCACAATGACTGCAGATTAGTATAATGACACGCCTGCATCAATTGATCAAAATCCGTCAAATCAAAAGAATTCAAAGGCTTTTTATGATCGATATGCCACCCTTTCAGGCTATGATTGCTCCAAGACATCCCCTCTTCAAACTGACGTTCTAGATACAATTTCAGCTCTTCTACGGTGCATCCAAGTAAGGCAACCGCAGATCCTACCTTGGAATTGTTATTTAAAGCGTTGTTCAGTCTTTTTCGAAGCAAGTATCGAAGCCTAAATTGAATGTCGGTTCGCCTTCTCTCTCTCTGACGGTCTGTTTCCTTTTGTCTTAACTCTGGGTGCGTTTTTCCGTACTCCCTCTTATATACCCTAAGATCATCTTTATTAAGCGCACTGTATTCTTTTTGGTACGCGGTCACCTGAGCTTCATGTTCCGTTGCATATTTTTTATGCGATATTCTTCTGGCAGATTTGTGGTTTTCATAATCAGCATGATTCGCTGCGGAAATTTTTGTTTTATTGGCTTCCCTATACGCTTTTCTACAAAACTTACAATTAGAATGTTTTCCGTCACGTTTAGCAAGACACGTGTCGAAATCAGATAACGGTCTTTCTTGCCCGCATTTTGTACACCGTTTCATGATAATTCATCCTAGTTAAATGCCGTGATTCTTCTTGATCAGCAGTCGGCTCTTCAAAGTGAGCAGGAAGAGTTTGACGATTTCAGGGTCGGCACCCTTCGCGAATTCCATCCCGTAGGAGCCGTCCGACTTTCGAAGCACCTTCACAAACTTGGAAGGATTACCTTCCTCGTCTTTCTTCATTACCAAGAAACAGGCGCACGGCTGGAACTGCGGATTGCCATCCTGTCCCTTCACGAATTCCGGTACACCGCACTGAGAACAGGCGGACTTGTACAGCTGTTCTTCGGTAGCAGTCGATCGCATCGGCTCAGATTTGCCGAGCTTACTGCGGAAATAGTCAGACTTGTTCATAGACGGCGGTTTCGGTGCGCCTGGAGTATGCGGCGGCTTGATCTTGCCTTTGCCGGACATCTGGGACTGCTTCGCTGCCTGAGCCGCCGGATTGTTACCGGGAGCGACCGGAGGCTTCGGCATCTGAGGCGGTTTCGGTGCCATCGGCTGACCGGCGCCTTTTGGCATCTCACCTTTGCCCATTTCTTCTTTTTTAATTTTCAATTTGATGGAATCAGCATCGGCTATCTTGTCCGCAACTGCTTGACCCACCGCCGGGTCCATTTGATCCTTATGAACATGCTTCGGTAGATGATGTCCTTCGGTGGCGCGGTCCCATTCCTTTACTGCCGCTTCGCCGCCGAGAGCCCGTTTGCCTGCCGGACTGTGGCCCCAAGCAGCTTGAGCTTGGGAAGCCCACGGTTTCGAAAGCATTTCCATCTTTTTGCGAAAATATTCGTGCGCCTGGTTCTTTCCTGGCGATGCCGTTCCGACCGTATCTGTCCGCTGCTCTGTCGGATTCAGCGTTCCTTTTTTGAAAGGCGTCTCGGGTTCTTGGACAGGCTTATGATTACCTGGACCGAAAGGTTTTTCTTGGTGCGGCTCGTCAACGCGGGCGGCGCCGACAGGATCGATCTTCGGTTTCGTAGCAGGATCTTGAGTCGAACCAGATTCAATTTTCTTGTCCGACATAGGAGGATCTTGCTTCTTGAACGGTTTCTCTTCCTGCTGGGACGGAGCTTGTTTTCCAGGCTTGAACGGCGTCTGGGAACGAAGATTGACGGTTTCGTCTGTTCGATCTTCTCCAGCTTTCACCTTCTGGGGTTTTGTTGCCGGCTCTTCTAGATCTGTCGTATCCTTGCTCTTGTTACGGTCGAGCTGAGCGTACGAATCAGATGGGCGAATCGTGGAAGTGTCAGCTCGTTTCCTGGTAGTATCGCTCATCTTCTTTTCCTCTTTGGCAGTTTCGTCAAGTTCAGACTCTAACCGTTCCCTTTGCATCTGCTTAGCGGTCAGCGCGTCGACGAGTTTGCCGATAACAGCGGTCATCTCCCTCACGTTGGCGTGAGACATGGTCCATTTTATGTTTTCTGGATCTTCTTTCGTCTGAATATTCGCCATCGAGATCATATGGCGGAGGGATTCGTGCTCCGGTGCCTCAGCTTTCGGCTCGGCTAGCTCAGGCTTCGCCTTGACCTCTTCGGCGACAAGATCGTCTGCAGTCTTCGGTTTGTCGAATTCGTGATACATCTCGCCTACAGACAACAGGTGGCCGGATGCCGCTGGTAGGGACTGCTTCTCGAACTGGTGGATGACGCGTCCGCCTTGAACGAACTCCATGCGGTACTGGTCAGGAGCCTGCTTCTCGATGTGAATCATGATGTCGTCGCGGCCAGGAAACTTGATATCTTTGATCTCGCCCTGTCTCATCGGATTGATGTTTTGAACGAGCCAAGATAGAATCGTTCTCGGAACAACTATCAACGGAAGATAAAATTCGAGTGGATCAACGACGGCCTGAGTCCGCTGCTTGTATATGGCCTTTTCGAGAGTTTCATACCCTCGATCGCCAAGAATTGACTTGAGCAGCTTCTGACTGTCGTTCATGGACCGTCCTTAGTTGTTTGAGCCGCTGTTCGGATTTAGCTGAAGATCGTCCTGTAACCAGTATCCAAAAGTCGTCGCACTGTTCGAGATGATCCAGTTATTCTGACCCATCGGGATTATCAAGTACGAGTTGGGCGGTACTGCGATACCATTCGACGGATTGGTAGGTGCCGAGACCGTATTGCTGGTTCCGAGGGCAACGAAAGAAGTCGATGTGGAGTTGTTGTAGACAGCCACAAGAGAACCGAGGTCGACTCCGACCGCCGCGTTCAAGGCGCCGAGATACTGCTGGACAACGCCGAAGATAGGGCCCATGATCTTGGCCGCACCGGCGTACTGATTGAACGCGTCCTCGGTAGCCATATCGGCGCCATAGCGATCCTGCGATGGTTTTGACCTAATTTTGTTCATAAACGATCTCCTATGTTGCCCAAAAGATTAGGCTTCAAAGCATCCCGCCGTCTTTACCGCCGTCATTTGGACCAGTTACGCCGCCGACAGGCGGAGCATTCTGAAATCTCTGATCGGCTCGGGATCGCATCGGATCGTTGTTCTGGTTGCTCATGACGTTTTCGCGGTAGATCAGCGCCTGAAACGGCATCCTCTCGACGTTTCGTTCGAAGGTCATCGGATCGGTGATCTGGCTGATGCGAATCTCATGCATCATGCGGGCGACCACGAAATATGGGGTGTACCGATACCGAACTGCAAAAACCGTTCCTTTCAAGGTCTTATCGTTCCAGCCGGGTCGATTCTGAGAGATCCAGCGAATCATACCTCCGTTCTCCCCGCGCTCGTTCGGCACGGTAAGCTCAAAATCCACTCCTTGCGTGTACTCCTTTCCGTCTGCGTCAATCAAGTACTCTACGAACGTGGCCGGATACTGGAGCTTGTCTAAGCCGGTCGAATTTGCTTCCAGGTATTGGAAGGCAACTACGCGAACTTCGACGTCTTTTAAATAAAAACGGTCGTACGAGGAAATCAGAACGTCTTTTTCAGGATCGTCCTCGTACTTCATCGGGCACGTCACAACTGCCGCGTCGTGCTTCGTAAGTCCTTCGACCTCGATTTCCCAGTCAGACGTGCTGGCCGAGAACCAGATATGCATCGTGCCGGCTTCCTTGTATAGAAAACCGTCGGATGACGAGCGGGCGGCCAGGACGGCGTGGACGTCGCCTATAGAAGACATTCCGGTCGGATCCGGCAACGCCCGATAATGTACGACGTTGACGCCTTGCCCTTTGATCAAGTTGTCGAACGCTTCTTTGTCGAACGACTGCTGGTAGTGCGCCAGGTTGAAGATCTGCTGCATGCCGTCAACTGGCTTCGGATCTCGGCGGCGCGGGCCGCCACGACGCTTCGGATTACTTTGCGGCACGGTATTCCTCGATGAGCGCAGCTGGCTCTGTTAGGGCGCAAGAACGAACGAGAGTACCTTTTGAGTATTCCGACGGAACGAAGTCTTGGGATTTCATAACCTCGATCCTGGCCGTGTCCAAGGAGTAGACCATGACGATATCCTCCGGGCCGACCGGCTTGTCGAACGACGGCATGAACATCATCTTGCGGAGCTTCTGAAAATGATCGTCCTGAGACTTAGCCAACGATTCAGATTTTTGAAAGTTATCTTCCCAGTTGATCTTTTCTTTCTTGCCGGCGAGAAATCTAGCGATTGCCAGATGCGGCGCCGCCCCGATAGAAGCGATGCCTTCCGGCGTCTTTACGAAGAAAGCGTGCAGACCGCCTTTGGTCAAAATATAAACCACCGGCCGGCCGTCCTCGGTCTTGCCAGCTATCGCTTTGTCTTCGATCTGATCAGCTGAAATCTTCATATCTTATCGTTTACTCTCCTGATATTTTCCATGACGCGACCCATCGGGTCCTTCATAGAGCTTGGAGTGATATCGTCAAGAGCATCGTCGCGCTTTCGGCCTGGATCGGGCTGATAGTTCGACGAATGCATAGGTTCAGCGGTCAGTTCATCTTCGCGCCTCTTGAACCAGTTCTTGACACGAGTCCGAAAATCTTCCGAATCGACGTTCGGCATCGTTTTCTTGACCGATGACAGGGCCCGTTTCGGCGCGAAGGGGTTTACCTTGTCGACTTGCTTGTACTTAGACACGTACTCGCTGTTGATGAGCTTAGAGTCTGGTATCTCGTCTGGGTGCAAGTTGTGACCGTGAAGCCACGAGAACGCAGCCCTGTGCGGGTCGCCCTTCTGCTTGGCCATCACGTGCTGCGCTAGCTGGCGAGCAAGGTTCAGCTCGACCTGCGGATTCTTCTTGAAATACTCTTCTGTCATGTCTCGCGACATGGTTTCCAGCTGCCGCATCTCCGGAGTGATCTGACCTTTCGCACGCATGCGCGTGGTCATCTCGTCGATGGTCGGCTTCAGCATTCCCCACTTGCCTATAGCCTTGGATCCTTTGAACTTACCAGACACGATCGGCTTGTGCTGCGTGTTCTGGCCGCCCGACGACTCCAGCTGCTCGACGTTCCACAAGAACCGATCCATCGGATGCTTGCCGAAGTCAGTCGACGTCTCCTGCTTGCCTGCTTGCGTCGGCTTAGACGGTAACACAGTCGGCTTCTGGATAGTGTGACCGTCTCCGGCCATCGCCGTCGATAACGAGAGCCCGAGCGCCAGCGCCTTGGCGCGCAGAGACTTTGAAAGATCCGCGTCTTCTACCCACGCAGACATCGCGTGGCCGGATAGATATTCTGCGATCGAGTCGACGGCTTCTCGCAAGGTATCGCACGACATGGCGATCTCGTTCGTCATCGGGAACATCGCGAAGACAGGATGCAGATCTTCGAAGTCCGCGATCTTGAACCACTTTCTTTCCGCATCCGGATACTGCAAGTATAAAATCATGCAGCCTTCCTTTCGTTCATAAGTCGCCTGAAGTGTTCGCCCCAGTGCGACAGAATTTCTTTCTTGTCGTCGGGAAGCTGATCGATGGCGTCCGCGATCGACTTCATGTGCTCATACTTGAAAGTTGGTTCGCCGGCACTCCAGTTTCTTTCAGAAAAGTGCCTAAGCATCTGATTCTTCACATCGATGTCTGGTTCGGAACGGATAACTTTCGTGGACATGTGCGGATTCTCGACAACAGAACGGAAGATGTCACCGGCTTCTTCCGGCGTCATGTCCGTCATTATCTTCTTGATAGCACCGTGCAACAGAGATCTCTGGTTCATTGTGAGACGACCTTTCTTGTTCACTATATCAGAAATCGCGAAAAGTGCGTCTTTTTTATTTTTCGGCAGAGATCTCAGCTGTTTAGCTGTCACACAAGGCCTTTCTTGCGGAATAATGCGTCCTGGCGAGAAACGATCGTCCAGTGACGATTCTTGCCACATAGCATCGTCGTTTGGGTCAGCCGACACGTTCGAGGCCCAGTCGTTCATCTTATGCCAGCGATCGTGGAAGTTGTCGCGGACATGCTTGCGGACCGATTCGTCCTTTATCGATTGAACCTGTGCGTCCATCTCGTCTCGAATCTTCTGGCCGTGCTGTTTCCACCAATCAACCAGATCCTCGTGAGAATGCCAAGCGTTCCGGTTTGGTCGCAGAGCGTGATCCAAAGAAGACGAATGCAAGTACGACATAGGTGTCTCTTTCGAGATGTCGTGGGTGTCAGACTGCTTCCAGTGCAGATCTCCAAGCTTCCTGTGATACTGAAAATTACGCTCGTGATCGATCGCGAGGAGTGGATTGGTACCGCGCGGAGTAGTCCAGTTGCCTATCATCAGATTACCGTTATGACGATCCAGATTATTAGCAAGATAGTCCATCACTGCTATCTTGTGTACGTCCAGGGGATCAACGTGAGCTTCGATGTTGCGGCTGCCGCGAGACGATATGAGCTGTCCTATGGATTTGTGGTCCGGCGCGAACTTGCGAACCGTCAGAGGAACGCCGTCGTGCTCGTGAGTCGATACATCTTCCGAAAGATGCCCGATTCCGCCAGCATCGAATAAAGCTTTTGTCGCCATGGTAGCCCACCCCAAGATAGGATTCTTGACCCACCGCTTCGTGGCCGACTCGATCTTCTTGTGGTACGGCTTGGCCATGTAAATGTCATTCTCCCCAGACTGATGCACCATCTTGGCCGAAATGCCATTTTCATCCAGTTTATGCGGCTTATGAACCGTGTCAGACGACAGTATCTTCGTGTAATCAGGTGGCGCTGGGAATTTTTCGAGATGTTGTTTGTGATCGACCGTAAGATGGGCATCGGCATCATTCTTGTTAGCGACCCGATTCCAGTCTTTCGTTCTAACTTTCTTTTCGAGATCGTGCATCGTCAGATCAGACAAGATATATCCAACCTGAACAGAGAATTCTCCTACGGATTTTGCCAGGAGCGTGCGGTGGAAATTCGACGGCAGTTCAGCTAGCTTCTGCTGTCGGAATGAGCTAGATGCGTTATACTCCTCAGCGAATTGAAGCGGAGTCTTCCCGTCCATGACTCGCCAGAATATGGCAGGCGTCATGCCGTTGATTCGGTTCTGGAACGACTTCGAGAGATCTGGACCTATCTCAGACTGTAGATCGCGCAGGAATTCATCAGCAGAAATCTTCGGCATCTCTGACTTCTTGATCGTCCTGCTTCGTTGTTCCGCCCATTTCTTTATCTTCATTTTACACGTTAGTGCTGAAAAAATTATTCCCGAACATGACCTTCAGATGCTTGATAATTTCCTTGTACCGCGCTTCCAGAGTGTTCCTCTTATCCTGAAGCAATTCGATCATTCTGTCTTGGATGGACTGACTCAAACTATCGACGGACATCGACTGAGATACTGTCCGAAACAAGGGAAGGAGAAGGTCTATCGCATACATAGCTGCAGCCGAACCGATCGCTTCGTTCACGATCACTGGCAACTGGCCGTCTTCGGTCATCATACCTGTTTCAACTTCGACCGTCCAGTAGGCCGGTACCCAGCCTTGCTGACCAATGAACTGAAGAATAGTCGCACCAGCCGCGCCGGTCGCCTGGGCCGTTCCGAGGGCCGTGAAAGCCGGCGTGAGCGGGTTGACGTTCAGGTAGCCTCGAACGGCGTTGCCCATCTCGATCCACTGCTCCGGGATACGATAGATCTCACCGCCGGACGGGAATTCCTTTCGACCGTTTCTAGGTGTTCCCAAGAATTCGCCGGGATCGGCGTTACGTTCGCCGCCGACGATGTCGTACGGATCATCGCCGAAATCGAGGTAACTAGACGAACAGATAGCCATCCGTAGTACGCGGCGGATCGGCTTAAACGGCACCTCAAGGAAGATGTGCTGGTTGTACAGGTTCGGATCGAACGGCAACCGGTGACGCCGCGCCGTCAAGTTCACCGAAGTCTTCGCATCGATCTCGAAGCGGGCTATGCCGCGCTTGATAAAATCCTCTAAGTCGCGCTCGGTAAGCTTTTCTTTGGTCAGAGGAGAAGCTAAAGGGATTCCGAACAGGAATCGACGTTGCATCGTCTTGCCGTCCAGAACTGGCTCCAAGCTGTCGTATATACCCGAACCAGCATATGCTCTTTCCGGGAAAACAGCGCCGGTCGGCTTCTTCGAATACTTGAAGTCTAAAGGTCCCTGCGGGGTATTTCGCTTCTGATTCGGCGGAAAATCCGGACCAGGTTCGTTCCTGGCTACTTCGCCCTGCGGATTGATGTGCGTACCGTCGTTCCGAGGCCTGTTATCGTCGTGATCGTGCATTTTGTCTCCGATTTAACCGTAGAAGCGACTTGAACCGGCGCTGCGAGCTATCAAACGTCCGTCCAAGGTCAATGTTTGCATCGTACCGCCGTCGTAGAGGAGAGCTTTCATGGCACCCATGACTATATCGTTCTGGGTAAGCTGTACCATCCAGATCGACCGATCATCATTGGGGAAGGCCATGGTAGCCGGTCGGCGGATGAAGTTGGCGCAATCCAGGCTGTCGAATATGACAGTTACCTGCGCAGTAGTGCTCGGAATGTACCTCTGGAATTTATGACAGTTACCGGAAAGCTCCGAAGTCAGCCTGAAGTAGACAGTCTGAGCGTTGCCGTTTACGTGTTCGAACTGCTCAACCTCGTAGAAGTTGTTGACATCGTTCACGTTTTCCAAGAGTCTGATTACATTCTTCATTGCACGGAATCCTCCGACGGATTTGTACACTGAAGATTAGGCTCTTGAATCCTATCTCTTCTTACGTCTTTTCGCGGACTTAGCCATCTCGTGCATCGTTCGCTGCTGCTCGAACGACGGAGCGTTGCCGATGTACATGACTGGAGGGTGATGCTGCGGTCGCGGGATGCCGACGTGATCGATGAGACCCCAACGCTTTGCGGCACCAGCTTTGAGAGTCCAGTCGACGTTCTTTTTCTTGTGAATCTCTCTCTCGAATTCCTCGGACGATCGACCGCAGTCGGAAGCCAGGTTCTTGAACATCGTCTTGTTCAGGTCTGCTGTGACCTTGGCGTACTCCACTATGTCGGAAGCCTTGCCGGGGGCCACTCCAGATACCTGATGAAGCAAGATCTGCGTGTCAGGTGCCGCGAATCGGTATCCTTTGGTTCCGGCTGCCAGCAGAGACGCTCCGCACGACATCGCCATACCTACCGCGATGGTCGCAACCGGCTTCGGAGAAGACTTTATCAGATCTCGCAAGGCGAGAAGAGCATGAACGTCGCCTCCGTAGCTGTTGATAAAAACCGGAATTATCTGGACCTCTTCGTCTCGCTCCAGCTGGATAAACTTATCGTAGAAGCGAATGACCGCTTCCGAGTCAAAGTCTGTAACCCACACCGCCTTGGTGTCATTCATCCCAGCGAGCAGACCTAGCATCCCGAGGTCGGGGCCAGACGATTCCGTTTTATTCATCGCGACCTTCTTCCACGTTGATGCGTTTGGATTCTTCGTTCAACGACTTGGTGGACACTATCAGTTTTTCTACTCCGTTCCGATCGAAGCGAGTCGGCCCCTCTACCATGAATGGAGTGATGTAAGGCGGAGTCTCAGATCCGAGGAAGAGAGATTCCACGTAACCCACGCCGGATAGGAAACACTTCCATGCCGGACCTTCGACCAAGACGAACGATCCTACCAGCTGACCGTCTTCCGTTTCGATCGGAAACACTTCGTTAGCCGGCGACCATCTCCCCTCGAAAGCGACGGTGAACCGATAGATACGTGCGTGTTCATTTTTGACCGTTTTCATTGTCTTTCCTCTTTGGATTTCCATTCTTGTCGATTCCGTACTTTTCGCATACCTGCTCGATGCCTTCGGCGCAGGCGAACCACGCAAGGCTCATCAGTCCGGTAGCGGCCAGAATGCCTACCGGAATTTCGACTTGTGCATTCACCGATGCGATGATCAGAAGTAAGTTGATTCCAACGAATCCGCCGATAGCGTATTCGCCGATCTTAAAGACCTTCAACCACGTCTTTGGTGCCAAACTTTCTCCTATACTTGGCTCGAAGCTCTCTCTGCTTTGCTCGAAGCGCGCCGACGCCGGGATAGTTTCCCTTCTTATAGTAATGCCTGTAGCACCAGATGTCCAGAGCTTTGTCGGCTGCCACCTTGTACTTCGGCAGCTTGATTCCCACCTCGTGCATGATCTTCGGTCTATACTTCGTATCGTTCTTCTCCGAGAGGTAGATCAGCTTGCGCTGAGCCTTAGGAGGCGGTTCTTCGGCTGAAGACTCGTTGTCCGCTATGATTGCCGCGTCGACCGCCTCATCTTTCTTTCTCTGGGCATAAATCCACGCCATGTGGTGGGCTAGTTCGTGAACAATGTTGAGGATTATCGTAGTCTTAGACTGTGACGGCCAGGTAAATACTTCGATCACCGATCCGTCCATGTCCCACGTCGCTCCGGGATCACCGCGACGGTGCCGCTTCCACTCCACGCGGAGCCCGAGGCCTTCGGCATACTTCACGAGCCGTTCGATTTCTCTGTCTCGGATGTGCATATGGTCCCATCTTAGCGGAAAACGGGCCGGAAATCCAGCCCGCCGAACTATCTGATTACACTAACTTTGCAGCCTTAGGCGCTTCGAGTTGCTGCTTCGTAGGAACGGTCCAGCCAGGAGCCGCCGAGTGAATCTTCTGCAGCCACACTTTCCCGGCGATGCATTCCGTCGCCAGATTCATCGCGCCTACCAATCCTTGGGCGTTACCGGGAAACGGGGCGTGTTCTACGACGCCGCCCTTCTCCATGACGATGAAGACTCGGTATGACAGGTTAGGGTCCTGGATCACCTGCACCAGCTCGTGGTTGACGATCAACTTTCCTTCGACGAACTGGGCGTAAGTTTGGCGCTTCATACTGAACCGCCCGCTGCCATCTTCACGGCAACCGACATCGCTCGTGCGTTCGTCTGCTTGTTGGTACCGAACCAGAGACTATCCAGACGCGAGTCGGCGTTATCCTTCGCCTCGTGAGTCAGATACTGCGTGACCCCGTTATAGAGAGCCCACATCGTTCCGTTGACTCCAGGCATGCTGTTGCCGTAGCCCGTTTCGAACAAGCGAGTGATGTCGCTCGTGATCGAATCCAGACGAGTCTGCTGGCGCTCTGTGATAGCGTCTTCAGACACTTGTGGGTAGAACACGAGATGAACGTACTTCTTGAGATCGCGCATGGATACGCCAGCGCGAGCCATCGCCTTGAAAGCTTCGCCTGTGGCTTCGAACTGCTGGTTGGCAGTGTTGACCATCTCCTGAACCTTTTCTAGAGCGATCTCAACCTTAGAGGTATGGCGAACCCGCAGAAGCGAAGAATCAGTCGCCGATATCGCAGCTGCCAGGGTATTGGCGCACACGACTCGGATCGGGCTGAAGCCGACCTGGACCGAAGCTGCTCCGTCGTGACGATTCGTCAGGAGGAGATACTTGCGAACTTCGTCGCCTTTGACGACTTCGATCGGGTTGCGGTTCATCTGCGCGAGGACCCAGATCTTACGACCGCCGTCGAGGGAACCGGCCGTTTCGAGGGTGATCTCGCCCGACTTGATGAACGGTTCGAAGAACTCGAACGCCTTGTCGTTCTGAAGAGCGTGGTACTTGGAACCTACTTCTCCGAGGATCGCGTTGTCCGATTCGCGGATCACGGCTCGGGCTCCGACTTTACGGCCGTCGGCCAAGAACAGTGGTTTCAGTCCGACTTTCCAGTCGAGACCGGCCAGCTTGATACCCTCTTCGATCGAAGGTGCATTCTGGATGATCTTGCCCAGCTGATGCCAAGGGATTTCTTTGACCGAGAACATATTTTCGACTTGGTGGCTCAATTGATACTCCTTTGAAAGTATTTGTGCGAAGACAATACCAGGATATCAAGGTCCGGTGCGGAAGGCAATACGCTAAAATGAGATTCTCACGAAATGTAGAATCTGCCTTATTTCATAAGGTTAGAAACCTCTCGTAGACTCGGAACATCGTGTTGACGTCTCCTTTTGCAGTATGCCAGTCTGAATCTGGGACAGAAATGTTCAGCGCCTTCGCCAGATTTTTCAAACTGATACTGGCGTTACGCGGCAGAAGCCCCTTATCTTTTAAGAACCCAGCCACAACGGCCGTATCGCGAGTGTGGTAATCCGTGAACAGTCGCAGGATCTTCTCTTTCAGCAAGTGGTTGATCACGAAGTCTTTGTCGAACGGTTCGTTCTGGCCAATACGGATGAGTTTGTTGCGACCATCCTCGGACTCTTCCTTCAGAAAATAATACACCTTTTCCGCCGCTGCGTCGATCGTGATCGCTTCTTTGTCGTGCTTGACGAGATCTATCTTGTTAATCGCCAGCGCACCAGCGGTGACATTGTAGCATTCATCTTCGTTAGGCTTAATCTTAAGATCCAAGTCTCGAAGGATTCGGAATTTGCCAAATTCAAGCACGGCCGTGGCCATGTAGAGCGTCAGCAGACTATGCTGGCGAGCGTACAGTCCACCGGTCTCCGCATCGTATCCGAGGTACTTGTCCATTATTCTTCCGCTCTGATGCGAAGGCCTACCGGGAATCTCGGGACTCCAGCTGCCCCAGTGAATCCCTGATACTGCACAGTAAGTTTCTTTCCGGCCCAGAGAGTTGGGTTATCGAAATATTCTTTGAGTCCGCTAAGCGAGCCAGACATCTTTGCAAGGAACTCTTTCCCATCGCTCGTCCGGCACACAAAAGCGCCGACGTGTCCTTGAAGGCGGCCGCGACCTTCCTCAACTCCGACGATGTCAAACTCCGCGTCTTCGAATTCTTTGACCTTTTGGAGCCCGTAGGATCGCTTGTTTTGCTCATATAGACCGTCTCCGTTGCGCAGCATGGCGCCCTCGAAACCCTGGTTGCGGACACCCACGAAGAACTCAGAAACTTGTTCCTCGTTTTCGACCATTCCGGTCTGCACGGGTTGCAGGTAAGAAGACATGCATGTCGCCAGAGCTGCGGTAAGATCGTCATTGCGATCCGCGAAGATTTTGTCAGATACCATATCGTAGATATGATATTCGACGTTCTCGTATCCTTCAGCCGGCTCTTCCTGGCGAACCAAGGAAACGATCTCTTCGAAATTCGTGCGAAACTTATGGTTATACAATTCGCCGTCGAGAATGATGTCGGTGAACGATTCTTCCAGAGCAGCGACGATGTGCGGCAGCGATGTGATTGGCTTGCGAGTCCGAGACCACAGCGTGGCCTTACCGTTGGAAACGATCGCGATGCAGCGGATACCGTCGAACTTAGGCTGGATGTACGCCGGCCATTTTATCTTCTTGCCGTGCTTAGCGAATGATTGGGCGAGCATCGGGAATAGCCCGCCCGTCACAAGCTCCGCGTCAACTTCTTGATCGCGAGCAGCCTGTTCGCTCTCGACGTATCCTTTTTTCTTCTGCTTCTTCCACTTCGCTTCGGCTTCTTTTTCAGCCTGCTGGTAAGCAGTCGTGGCATTCTTCTTGCCGGGATTCTTGCCTTCACGTATCACATCGACCGTTCGCTGCGGAGACGCCGTGCCGAGTTGGCCGTACATCGTGACAACTTCGCCGGTGACCAGAAACGTTCCGACTTCGGTCTCGGACGGTACGTCTTTCTGCTGAGCAAAGACGTCCCAGTACTGGATCGCTCCGGTGTTGGTCTTCTTGTAAAGTCTCGGGAAGGTTTTGACGATCAGCTTCGTAGGGGTCGATGCGTAGCTTAGCGGATCGAGGCCTGCGGTGGACAGATTCATACATTTCCTCTCGTGTTATGGAACTACTGCTCTTGTTTACTCTTCAGCCAAAAATCGTAGTCGGCAGATATCTGATTTTGCAAAGACTTTGCATCTTCGTCGGTCTTTGGCATCGTTTTCGTGTAGATCAGAACTGGTACGTATCCTGACGCGAACATACACTCGATGTCCTTAGCCTTGCACACGCTTAAGCCCAGGTAAGTCTTGATCACGAGCGTTTGCTCGCTCTGAACACAGAATGCTCCTCTAGAGTTCAACTGGATCGGGGCTAAACGATCGTCTCGGAGAGCGGCGGCGGAACAGCCAGCTATGATCGCTTCTGATTCCACGTGTCTGACACTAGCATCGAGCAGCACGTCTTCGAGCTTATACCGCGTCGCTGCGCCAGGCGCGGCGGGCGTCTGGCGAAAAGTCATGTCCATATAGATGCTCGCTATCACAGCTCCCAAGACGACTGCAATGGAACCCAGGATCACCGTACCTTCAGTTATTTTAGATATTTTAGACATTCTGCCTCCGTAGAGGAGAAGATACCAGCTTAGTTGTCTGAACGCAAGGGCAAAACGTTGGCCGGTGATGATGTCTTGATATCATCGGTCAAGACGCCTAGCTTGCGTAGTTCTTGCCGCTCGAACTGTACGTGCCGGCCGATGTAGTTGATCTTTCGCACCATAGCTTCGCGTTCCGTCTGGGCAACGAATCGGTCCGAATCGAGTCCTAGAAGATGACGCAGACCGGTCCGGATTCTCGGGATCAGCGTTGCTCGATTGCGATAGATGTACACGGCAGTTGCCACTTCGATGACCATCCAGCAGGCGATAACGATAACGGCGATTTGAAAAAGGGTGTTCATAGATTCCTCCATTTGAATCAGTATATCGAACTCTTAGACAGGTGTCAAATATTGTCGGAAAGCGACTTGAGATGAGACGTGATGACTCGGTTTCTGAACCGTTTCAAGGTCTCTTCGTCGTGCGAGAACGGAACGCAGCCTTCGAACCGACGATACGAGATCGCTAGATCGAACGTGTGTTCCAGCGCGAGACGACGGGCGTTGATGTCAGCGTACATCCGACCGCTGAATGTGTCCCGAACGCCGTACTCCAACTTCGGAAGGCGAGTTGAGGCAGCTTCGATTCTCATGATCATTTCGAACGTGTTGGTGACCGTCGAGCACGAGTGCTGTTCGATCAAGTCTTCCAAGATATGGTTCATGTAGAACAGATAGGCGTTCGCCGTCCGGTCGTTCATGCGCTTGGACGCGAAGATCGCGTATGGCGATAAGCGATCAAGGACGTGAGACGTCAATCCTCGATATCCGCTATCGATTCTCGGCTGCAGAACAACTTCTTGATCAAGCACTTTTGCCCCTGACGATAGAGTTTTCGGCCGCTTTTTGGAACACATCGAAGAATATCTCGTAGTCAGCGATCACGAATGCCAGTATAGCACCCAACTCTTCCTTCGTCAACTTGTCGGCCGCTGCCGCAAAAAGCTGCCCGAATTCGCTGTCTTCGCGTAGCTTGTTGTCGATCAGCTTGCACATCTCGTCGGTCAATCGCTGAACTGCGTCTTCTTGGGAAATCATGATTTACTGACCCTATAGCGTTTGCCGGAGTAGATCTCGTAGAGAGAATCGTTGATGATGTCGGAGTCGGTCAGCCCGAACGATTCGTTCAGAAATTTCTTCCACTTGTTGAGCATATCTATCGACACCTTGATGGGTGCCTCGTGGATCTCCACTTCGATCAGATCCATGCGCCGGTCGCCGTCGCACGAAGCTCTGTACCACACGATGTCGACCACGAAGTCCCCGTCCTGGACGAAGTAGATGTCGCAGTCCTTGTAGATCGGCAGGATCTTGTTGAAACCTAACTCCGACATCATCTCCCGGATCAGCATAGGAGAAACCGACGGTGGAAGGGTTACGTTGACCTCTTTTCGGACCGTAGTGGAACGCTTCGAGGTGCGCGCCTTGACGGTCAGCTCGTTGGTCTTCGAACCGTGACGGTGGCGGAGAACGAACGGACCGTTGATGTGGTAGTAGTCGAAGCCGGCTATCGTGACCAGCTTCCACTTCTTTCCGCGCAGGTGGCGACGCAGCGCGAGGTTGAAGTCAGATCGCTTCACCCTCTGCGCGTTCCACTTGATCTCGATTTCTTTCCACTTGGCCATTCTACTCCTGAGGATTCGTCTGCATTCCCAAGAACGCGTTGATGACGTCGACCGGTTGGTTCCGGAGTTCCCGGACCGTGCGGCGAAGTACGTTCATGGCGATCGGCATCTCCACGTCGAACAGCTTCGGGACCGCCTTGCCGGTCTTCGGATCCTTCTCGGTGATCAAGTTGCCCTTGTCGTCTTTCCGATAAAATTGGCGAGTCACGCCTGATCCGACCATGGTAATCTCGTCCTTGACGCCCATCGCCTTCAGCTTCTGGGTGATCAGTTTCGATACGCGTTTCTTTTCTTTCTTTGAAATATAGCTCATCTGGGCCTCCTGTTCTCATTATACAACAGAACGCCTGTTTGACTAGCCCTTTATACTTGACTGCTTTGGTGGACTATCGGATAATGTGAGTGGAGGGTCTACATGGCCAACATCCACAAGTACGTCCAAGCCGCATGGGCTCGCTGTCAGTTCCCAGGTAAAGAACGGTATCGCCTCGCTGTCGACCTGCATGCCTACGGACACGGCGAACATCGGCTCACTCTCGCGTGGGATGTGCCTAACGCGGATCCTGAGCGTACTCAGCATAAGTGGAAAGACAGATTCGGCAACATATACAGTCGATGGCAGGAACCTGGCGAACTTATATCAGTGTACCACCAGGCAGCGTTCCCGTACCAAGATTCGTACCCGTCAGGATACTTCGAAAGATTGATCTGCCAGATTCACACCGAACTAGCCGTACACGAAGCTCTAGAAACGTTTCTCGTCGACGGCGCACGGCAATGGTACCCGCACCAGAAGGCAGACATCGTGTGCCCGCGCACAGGAAAATTTTTACGCAACGACTCATGGCGCAACGTACTCGCATGGGCCGGCGTCAAAGCTGCCATGGATCCACACCCTCCAGGGCTTCCCTCTTGGGCCAAAACGATCGTGAAACGGCGTAAGATGATCCTAAAATTGCGCAGCATCCGCGCGACGTGGAAATTCTTTAGAAGTGGCATATTCGAAAAAGACTCCTTTTTGAAGAAATGCAGGTTTGTGATCATCTGCCTTAGTCATCTCCATAATAGCCTATTCGGCACATATAACAACTGCTTATGGCACCTGGAAGACTGGCTTCGAGAGAAAGAAATGGAACGGTTAGTGCGCCGCCTGAAGAAGAGGCAGCTCGAACAAGAAACTAAAAAGGAGGCCGCGTGATCCTCAACGACGCTTTCGATACTGCCTACGAGATCATCGAAGAGATGATGCTTCACGGCATCACGTCCTACAGGTTGCAAGTTACCCGCGAGAACGAGAACCTCATCCGGCAGATTATCAAGGCGACTCGCGTGTTCCGGTCTTTCCGATATTCTTACATTGGGGTGATCGGCGGGAAGCGGTGGTTCGTGCTCCGAGATCACTCGGTGGACATCACTGGTCCAGCGCCGGCAGGCGAGCTGATCTTCGTCGATTTCAAAGCCAAGAAGCGGATGGCGAAGGCGGTCTAGAACTTATTCGCACATTTACGTTCTTCCATGACTATATTTTGACATAGAAAAAGCGGTCTTGCAACCGCTTCTTCAAAATCCGTTAACTATACGGAATTATTAGAATAAATTGTCCACTATGACATTTTTTCTTGGCTGATAACCGGCAAGCGTCAGGAAGCGGAAGTGAGCTTCCGGGACGGACAAGTCCGCGATTGCGAGCTTCATGCGGCTGTACGGTGCCAGCTCGTGAAAGCCCCAAGTGTCCTTCTGGACAAGGTAACCGGTCACGAAGCCCGGCGATTTGTTGCCGAGGTCAGTGAAGGTCACGTTTGCGGATCCGTTTGCTGCGATACGACCGATGTAGTATGCAGTGGAGGCCGACGTCCCGCGATACACGTTGTAGAGCGAAGCTCCAGCAACGCCTGCGATAACTAGAGCAACTTGTTGGCCAGCTGCGACCGTAACGGGTGCCGAGAACATCTCGACGCCTTCACCGCGTTCATTCTCAGCCGTCACGCCGTACACATAAGTGCCAGCGGGGATGAGCGCGCCAGAACCGGACGGCGTACCGACCGCAGTTGCGGGCGGGAGCGGCGAGCCGATCATTGCGCGAAGAGGCGAAGTTTTGCCGGACAAGAAGCGCGAGTCTTCGAGACCGACCGTTCCGTTGGAAACCCACTGTCTGCGGAGATCCGCGCCGGAAGCGTCTTGTGCGGAGCCAGCGAGCACGATCCGTTGGATCGAGTTCACGCCCGTACCGAGAGCGACCGAGGTGTTGTAACCGGACAAGATGACCGGGTCAACGAACATGGTTTCTGCTTTACCCATGTTCATGCGGCTGCGGAGAGCCGAACTTTCGATGATAGGCTGGTCGAGCGAACCGTTCTGCGAGAGAACGACCGACTTGTTCGATCCGTAAGATGCGAACATCAGATCCTGCGTCGAAACGAGGATGTCCGACATGCGAACTTGCGAATCGAGGCCGAGCATGCTCGGGAGTTCCGGCATCAGAGCCGGGTTACCGTCGAAGACGCCGTTGTTTGAGAAATCGGCCTTTCCTTTGAAAGAGTCGAATTCGATGTCCGCCGACAATTTGATTGCGGCGTTGTCCGCCTCACGGTCTTCGGCTTTCTTGCCGTCGATGGTCTCAACCATGTTAGCGGCGATTGTCACACGCTCAACACAGGAGTAGAAACACATCGGAACCGTAGCCCGGATATAGTCGCCGACGTTCAAGTCGCCGACCGCGCCTTCGCGCTGCGCCGTACCACCGAACCGTCCGTAAGACAGCTGACGGTTAAACTGCACAAGCAATGACTTGGCTTTCTTCACCGAGAAGAGCTTCTGGAGCTTGATGTGACTGTCGTCAAACGTCACGTTGTGCATCACAGGCTCAAGGTTTTCGATCTGGAGAGCAGATCCTTGGACCAACTGCGACGGTGCTACGTTGTAGTTACCGGCCTCCAAGGTTTTCACGAGACTCTCAAGAGTCTTGACTAGATCGTCCATTATTATTTCCCTCCCTTAGAGTGGATAATTTTTTCGACTTCTTCTGCCCCTTCACCGGAGATGTAGAGGCGGTTTACCATTTCACGTTCGCTCTTGGTCAGAGCGGCAGGCGAAAGCTTGCGAGCTTCTGCCTTAACTTGATCGATCGTCATCGGACGGCCGTTACCAGCTGCCGGATTGTCATTCTCGGTCTTGTTCATGACCTGAATTTCTGTGATCGACTTGCGAGCAGGCTTAGCGAGAGCTTCGAAGGCCTTCACGACCATCTGATTGGCTTCCTCAGCTTGCTGAACACGTTTTTCAAGAGCGGCGATCATCGCCTCCGACTTGCCCATATCTTGCGGCGGTGCTTGCGGCGCCGGAGCAGGAGGAGCGGCAGACTCGGGGGCGGCCGGTGCAGCCTGACCTTGGTCTTGGCTGTAGGCAGCTTGGAGCTGTTGGCGGATGATCGAATAGTGTCGCTCAAGTTCGTCCGGCGGCATGGATCCGTAGATCTGGGCCAGCTCTTCATCGGACAACGGCTGGTCTTCGCCAGGTTGCCCTTCGGCCGCAAGTTGTTGCTCGTCGCCCGCCGGAGGCTGTTGGCCATCCATAGGGGGTTGGTCACCTGCAGGCGGTTGATCGCCAGCCGGAGGAGCATCATCTGCGGGAGGAGCGTCGTCGGTAGGCGGCGCGTCAGAAGAAGCCGGTGCAGCGGATTTGTCCGGAGGAGCGTTTTTGTCGTCCTTCGGATCTGAATCTGCCGGATCTGCCTTAGCTAACAGCTCAGCCTTCGCCAGCGTTTCGTCAACGCTATCTAGGATGCTCTGTACGTCTTGGTCAGTCCATTTTGGCTTAGTCATTTTCCAATTCCCTTTCTTAGTTAGAGTCCTATTATGAACTCTGGATAAGAGGATTGATCTCGTCAGACGGGATCGTGATCAGGGGCGTTGCAGCTGCGAAAGTCGTGTCGAACGCGGTGATCGATGCAGCCAAGATCGTAGCCTGCGTGGCTTGGCTGATGAACATCTTGAGTCCCATCTTGCCGAGAGCTTGATGAATGCGAGCTTGCAAAGCGCGCGAATCCGTAGTCGTCTGATCGCTGTCTTGCAGCAATTCGATGACATGCGGGCTATAAGCAGTTTGAGCGAGACCAAGGCCGTTTACGCGATATGCCGGACCGGGAACACCACCGATTAAAGGATCGGTTGCCGACTGAGCAGGATCCTGCAGAACTTTCGTCTGAACTGCGGCTGTGTTGTAAGACACGTTGATCGCCGGATAGCCGTTGGCATCGAGTGCCTGCGTGATCGTAGCAGTAGGCATCAGCAACTGTAGTCGCTGCGTCAGTTCTCTGACTTTTGCCTGGGCGGTGAAAGCTGACATATTTTATCCTCCTATTAAGGATTGAACGTTCGTTCTACAGACCATACGATTAGGTACGAATAGTCGACCAAAATGGTTAACTTACTGAAATGGTTAACTAAAAAAATTTTAGACGTGGTATTTTACGTACTTGACGCAGACGCCGGAAGGCGGCTCAGATAGTCCGCAGATGACGTACGACGGCGCGCCGTCGTTCTTTTCGAGGGATGCCTCGATGGTTTTGAGGCCTTTCTTCTTAGCCCACTGCATCGCAGCCTTCTTGATCTTCGGATCGATCTCTTCGCCAAAATCCATCCGGATGGCGCCGTTTTGGAAGGCGGAAACCATACACTCGTTCTTCTTCAGTTCCTTGATGGCCTTCATGTGTTCGAAGGCAGCATTGATCGTTTTGTTGACCATATTGTTCTGCTTTGGAGCCGGAAGGTGACGATACTGCTTCAGCCACTTGTAAAAACGATATCTTAGCTTCGGCGGAAGAGCTTTTTCCAACGGAGACATAGCCAATTCTTGCGTGATCTCAGCCGAGAGGGAGTCGATGTCTATATTCATAGTGCCGAAGATTAGGCTCTGCGCTTCTTCGGCGCCTTCGGCTGCAGTTCCAGTACCCAGCACTTCGTGGAAAGCTTGTTCTTCTTGAGATTGTTCAGCATCTCTTTGTTATGCTTGGGATAATCTGTATAATCGCACTGCTGGAATCCAAATTTTCTAGGATTCTCGTCGTAGATCTTCCTGAACCCAACCGTAAAAGGCTTGGTATTCGGATTGTCCCAGTACTCGCGGTCATATTTCCCACCGTTCGACATGTATCCGCGCAGTTCGGCGCCGTGCATGTAGAGGTGGGTGATGCCTTGAGCACGTGCGTTTTCGATAACCGCAGACATGGATGCTTCCGTCCAGTCCGACAGGTGAGTGTCGATCTTCTTGGCGTATTGCTTCATGTCCTCGGCGGTGATGTTCTGCCCATTGATCTTAGTCCCGGCCGGGAATTGGCTCATAAGAGCCTTCAGGTTTCGCCGGAACTTCTGGGCGAAATCCGATTGATATTCCTCGATCGCCCACGCGTTCTTGCCTTTGACAGATTGATCGGTGTCAACCCGCGACCAGGAAACCATATGGGGCGTAGTGGGATGCATACCGATGGACCCGTTCGAGATGCCGTTTGTCTTCTGAAGTAGATGCTGGTATAGAGACCAAAGTTTCGGATCCTGGGACAGCTCCTTCTCGGAAGCCTCTGAATTGTTGACCTGGACAACCAAGTTAGCTCTGCCAGGTGGATTGTGTCGCTGCAGCTTAGAAGACCATTCCGAATATGTCAGGTGATACTTCTTGGAATTATCGTCTAGAGCGCGCATAGCTTGCGCGAATTGTTCCGGCATCACCGGCTTATTCTGAGCTGAAGTGAACACGGCCTTCACTGATGGCGGGAGAGACTTCTCTTCGGCCGGAAACTTCCTCTTGAATTCGGCCCACGCCATACCTTCAGCAGGTATGAGAGCCATGGTCGCTTTCATGCGCTCGTAGTCCTTGTGCTGGAGGCTGATATCGCGTAGAACCTTCGACTCGTCCACACTTCCGCTGGCGCCGGCCTTCTGAGATTCCGGCAGCGCCACAGGGATGGCTCGAAACAGCTTGCCGCCGTACGTCGGATTGGTCAAAGCCGGGTTGAACTTTCCGCCTGGGGCAAAGAACTTCGGAAACTGCTCGTTGGAAAGAGCAAACAACTCGCCGAGATCTTGTTCCGACACGTTCGGATGTTGCATGAGTTGAGTAGCCATTTCCGACGCCGTCCTCTTATCGATGTCCTTGTAATTTTGAGCATCGTTCCGGAGAATCGCGTCGGTGTACATCTTGACAGCTTTTGGCGGAGTAGACTTGTTCGAAAGTATATCGATCGAAGCCTGAGCCATCGCTTCTTTGTTGCGATCGAACATATCGTAGACTTGAGCTGCAAGATCTTCGTCGATGTGAGGAGATGACGTCACAGGCTTAAGCTTCATAGCCAAATTATGACCTTCCGAGGGGTGGATGTCGGTGTGCCCGGAGAACATGTAATCGTGATTTTCCTTGGCATACGCTCGTAAGCTCTCGACGCCGCCGACGCCGTTTTCGACGGCCGTCTGGAACAAAGAGTTCCTAAGATCGTGGGCACCGGATTGCGCCAGAAGATCGGTTAGGTCCTTGTGAGACATGTCTGGACCCATATACTTGAGACCTTCTTCCATCGCGTACGTATAGTCGTTGTGGAATATCTCGTTGTTGTTCTTGAGCTTGACGTACATGTGCAGAAGATTCTTACCGTGGTGAGCGATATCCTCCTTGGACATCTTCGCAAACCAATCTTTAGACGATTTAACGAACGCGGTCTTCGCTCGGTTCTCATCTTTATTCGTCGATTTCTCGCCGAACTGCTGGTAGTTCGAACCGTTGAGCGCTTCCGTCGGAATATTCGTCCGATCACGTAGAGCAAAGATCGCATGCGGAGCGGACTTAAACATCTCGCGCCAATCCTGCTCTTCGAAATTTTCTGCGGCTCCTACGATACCTTTGATGGCTTCATGGGTCTTTTCGGGAGCCAATTCTTTTCCGGAAGCCTCCTCGATGGAGTGGTACTCTTTCACCATGTCCATGACCTTGAGAGCATCCTCGCGGTCCAGTTGTATGCCAGTCTTGGCGATCTTAGTCAGAATCGACAGCATCGTGGCATGGTCGCGGGACGCTTCTAACTTACCAGTATTGTTCAGGTCCGGTGCTTGGAGTCGCATATGAGACGCAACCGTTTTTATGTGACCGTGGATCTGTCCGATCATTTCGGAAATTTTGCCTAGCTTGTCTTTCAGATTCGGCGTTTCTTCCTTGACGCTGGCATTGTGTATGGCTGTGGCGTACTGATCTAGATTGCTCAGGATCTTGTTACGGTGTTCCGCGCCCATAAATGGGGCATTCGGCGCAGCCAGATTCGGATCTTTGACCAACGCGTCCATATCACGCATCTTAGCGTGAACCGCGTAGATCAAGTTCCCGTCCATAGCCTGTCCTATCTGACGGATCAGCGGATTGAATTTTTCGTCCGGCATCGAACGAGCGAGCTTGACGGAATCGTCCGGCTGCACGTACTGGTTATGCTCCATCTTGCTGAACATTCTAGACTGATCGATCGAGTACGGGTTCTCTGCGTTCACAGCCAGAGACCGATTCACCAGAATCGAAGAGTTCGCGCCGGTCAAGCGATCTGCGTTCTCTGCGAGAGCTTGAAGCTTCCACTCCGACGCAGATGCTTCGACGAATCTAGGATCATTGAGCAAGTTATCCGGTATTCGGTCTTCAGATAGTTCCGCGCCGGCGGCTAATTGATTGGGATCGTTTGGCAACTGTTCCCAAAGACTGACCGCCTGATCGACGTTGCCGGCTTCGGCAGACTGCATAGCCATGTTCCTGAGTTGAGCATGCGCGAACGGAGCGATCTTAGGATCCAGAGTCTGCTTCTTGATGTAGTTCAAGACGAATTCGTTCTTTTGCTGTTCTTCCGGTCCAGATTCTGAAGGCGTAAACGTCGATGCGAGATTGTTCATGAACTTTTCTCGCACCAATCCGCGAGGATCGTTTATCCCTTCCTGGGAGATCTTGTTTTCGAACGTCTTCGCAATTTCCAGCACCGCAGCCGGTTCGGTATTGGAATTCAGCTGGGACGACACGCCGGCTATCTGACGAGCGTTGAGAGTATTCGGCTGAGCCGCAGCTCTGGCCAAAGCACTGATGCCTTCGCTCGACAAGATCCCGTGATCAGAAAGCTGGATCATAGTATCGTAGTCTTTTTGATCAATGGCGTTGCGTTCGATCTGCTTGCCCATGTTAGCCGGCGCCATATTGCGCGATTTTAGAGCTACGTACGCCGACAACATCGTTCCGTTCTTATCTTCCGGGATGGCGTAGGATGCGGATGCCAAATGTTCAAGGACACTTTTTGCGATGCGCTTTCTGTCGTCCTGCGTCAGATCATCGCCTTGCGCTGGAGCCGAGAGCGCTTGCGCCAACATAGTCGACAACTCGCCCGGACTCTTCGTACGATACAAGTCGATCAGGTTGTTCAATCGAGAATTATAGATACCCAGCGTTTCGTCTCTCATCGATGAGCGACGTCCGTGCTCGTGCGCCTCCGGGTTCAGCATAGACGAGTTGATCTTTGCGGCCAGATGCTCCAGATCTTCCGGTGTGTGATTTCCGCCGGAGACCCACGAATCGAGAGTTCTTTGACGCAGCTTAGGATTGCCTATCGCCAAGATGTCTCTGACGGAGTTAGCTTGAGTCATCTGCTGCAGTTTTTCTGGCGAGAGCAGATTATCGGCCAGAGCTTGGTGCTTTACAAGTTCGCCGTCTTTACCTGGCATATCAGCTAGAAAATCTAGGTTTGCACCAGCCGCCTTCAAAGATGATAGGAACCGATCGTCGTGATACCCCTGCTTCTGACGAGTCATCAACGAATACCACTTCTCAGCGATCGGATTGTCTGTCTCTGAATCGCTGAAAGACGGCATCGACGCGACCCGTCCGTGTAAATAATTGACGAGGTCTTCCGCCTTCTGGCGGCCGATGGCCTTTTTGTCCTCCGACTCGTAGCTGGAGACATGCACCCCACGACTCAGTTGATTCATCTTCCGCGCGAGCAGATTGTAGGCAAGCGGTGCCTTGCCTGAAGCGGCCGCGTGATCGATCAGCGCATCGTCTCCTGGCTTGGTGTACATCTCATCGGGGATATTATTTAGCAACCCTTCGTCGGACATGTGCCCAGGTTGGCCTTCCGGTACTGAAATAAGCTGATCCAATACAGATCTGTCATTCGGCGATTCAGGATCCAAGTGGCTTACAGCCTTCGCCTGATAATTCTGGAAACTGCCGCCGATCCTATCGTTATCTCCCGGATCGTTGTACATGCCAAGCACGGCGTTGTGGAATATGTCCGGTCTGTGGTTCTTAACATGTTCGACTTCATCTTTGATTAGTCGCTGCTTGTTATCAGTCGACAACATGTTGAAAGCGCGGTCCCACGACGCCTGAGGAGCGTTAGCGCGAACAACTGATATGGCCGCCTTCTGCGAACCGCTGTTCAAGATCGGTTCGTATTTTTTGTTCTGCTCATCCTCCGGAAGGGAATCGTAGCGCTTAAAATAATCTCCCGCTCCGATCTTATCCATAAGTTCGCCGTTCCGGGCAATCTCATGGAACAGATATTCCGGCATATTGTTAGATTCAAACAGCTTTCGTGCCATGTGAGCGGAATCATCGAACAGCTCTGGGCGACCGCCATGGTCGTATACTTGCGTGTTGTTTGCGATATATTCCTGACGTTTTCGGAACATGTCGGCCAAGAAATCTGGATCGGCATCGTTCAGATTTATGTTGGACTGAACCTCGGAAAGATATCCTGGATTTTTGAGAATAGCAGCTTGGGCGTTTTTGTCGCCGTTCACCGCCAGATGCGAGATGGCCGTTACGATCCTGGAGTTGTTGTCCCGCTGGTTCCTGCCCATCACGTCGTTAGAATGCGATACGACCATCTGGTTCTTCGGAACTTTGTCGTCGAAGATGTTAGCGAGATCTTTAGAATTAGCCTCGCGGATGGCAGACGGTACGCGCTGATCGAGCGCCAAGTTGAACTTACTGCTTATGACGTTCTCCGGACGCTCCTTGGTCTTCTTGGAGATCTCATCTATGTTATCGCCCTGATACTTCTCGTGAGCCTTCGCGAAGATGGCTTCCTGATCCATCTTGGGCAACTTATCGAACTGCTGCTGAAACTTCGGATCATGGTACACGTTCGAGAGACTGGTCGCACCGGACTTTAGTCCTTCCTTCACCTGCTGTTCAGCCACCAACGGATGCAGCCGTGCGGCGTCTTGAACAGTCTTTGCCCGACGTTTCAAACCTTCGTCAACCACATCCATGTCTGCGTTCGGATGATTCAGAGCCTTGACGGCGACTTCCTGGTTCTTGTGGTTTACGATCTCTTTCAGCACGTCGGGCGGTACGGACTGGGCTTGAAGAATATCGCGTGCAGAATCTAGGTCCTTCGAGCCTTTTTGCCAGTAATCGCGGACGTCCGCTTCGTCTGCCATAGGATGCTTGATCGCTTTGTTGAAACCTTTTTGGATCAGAGCCTTAACCTGCGGCTTCGTCAGCGATGGGTTCTGAAGAAGACTGTCGACCTTGTTACGGGTCTCCCAGTCGCCTGAATCTTTGAACCGCTTTATCATACCGTTGATGGACTCTTGCGGCAGACGCGGATTCTCGATGGCACTATCGCGGGAATTCTTGCCTACCGCGTACTTTGCCAGCAGCGCCGGGTCGACGTTCTTGTGGCTTAGCAGGGCATCTAAACGCTGGTTGGCGTAATAGTCATGTCTATCGCCGGACTTGTTAGCTTCGTACCACTGGTGAATCTTGTTTAACTGATCCTTCGATAGATCTTCGCGTCCTTCCACCAGATCGTTGAGAGCTTCGTGCGGATCATGCTTCGAAGCCGCAAACGCGTCGATAGTCCGATCGAGAGTTTCCGGAGTGTGCCGCGAACTGTTGATCAGACCTTTCTTGGCAAAATCTAACTCTCGGGAATGCTGCTTCTGGCCATTCTCATCCAGTTCGTTCGGATCTTGCTGAGACCGACCTTTGAAGAATTTCATATAGTAGTTCGGGCCAAGATGCTTGTAGGCATGAGGTACATCGCCGGAAGCTAGAACTTTCTCCGCCATTCCTTTCAGCTGATTCTCGTCCAAGATACCAGAATCGGCCATTTCTGCGTGCAAATCCGACGAAGGATTCTCCGGATTGAAAGTCTTCAAGACAAAGTCTTGCTTCAACTCTTTAGGAGTATTCGGATGCTTGAGGATATTCTCCATCAAGTCGTTGCGCGGTTCGGCGTCGCCGGTAGCAGCCGAGGTCGAGTCAGGAGTTACCGGCGCCATCGTGTGATGATAAAGCTTATCGATCGAATGAGCTGACAGATTGGGATGAGAAGTCACTTCCTTCATCAGGTCGATGTTGTCAGCCTGCTCGTGTTCGGGCAGCTGGATATGATGTTCCACGTGGGCGTGCAAGGTATCTGCCGGCGTGTCGGGCGCTAAGTGTTTGATCTCGTCGCTCATTTTTCACCGTACTTTAGCCAACGCATCAGCTCTTTTGTCCAGTCTTGATCTTCCGCACCGGAGAGGTTAGCTTCGTCGATGGCCGGATCATATTCTCTGGAAGCCATTTCCCGATCGTCGTCGTGCTTCTGCTGATCTTTTTCAACCATACCGAGAACTGTATCGTTGATCTTAGCCTTGGGCGAATGGAAGTCCGGCGGCGGATTGGCCGGCACAACCGGTAGGGCCTGCTGAACGTCTGTTTTGCGAGCTACTTTGATCTCGCCGCGAGTGAAAGCATTGAACAGCGCGTCCTTCTCTTCCTGCGGCAACAGGTGACCGTTGAGGATGACCGTGTGGCCGTCCGAGGTGATCTCTACCACGTCGCCGTTGTCCATGACGTACCGTAAAAGATTGACGGTGGCCTTGGTCGGCTCCGACATAGTCAGGTGCGACGAATTTCCGACAACCTGCTGCATCTTCGGATAACTGTTCTGGAACAACTTAGGCAATTGGCCGTTTGTATTGTCTACGACAAAGTCGAGCGCATCTCCGTCCGTGCGGATCTCCGCGAGCGGTATTTCGGAATAATCTGATTTGATGACTACGACTTTCATGCTACTCTCTTCGCTCTTTCTTCGGCGTTAACCTTGGTCATATGATTCGCTGCGTGATCAAACATCTGTCCTATGCTCATGTCAGAACGATCGGCGAGTTTTTGATAATATTTCAATCCAGAAACCGCCGTTTTTATTGTAGCAGGATCGTGACCTTGATCCAACATCTTTCCGGCAAGAGTTTTAGCGTCTATGCCCTTGAGCCACTTCGCAGCTTCCGGATGAAGCTTATCGTTCCCTTTTTCGGCAGAAATAAGGTCAGGTTCCGTAAAACCACCGTTCCAACCGAGAAAAGCATCGTCGTGATCTATGCTCATCAGATGACCTTTAGGATGAACCAACAAATTGCCGTTATGCCGGTCACCTACACCAAGAATATGATTCGCGATAATCAACTTGTGAATGTGGCCATCCTTCTCGTGTTTCCGAAAAGCGTTGGCTAGAACATCTCCGCTTTGCAAAGGAGTCTTTGCTTCTTTTATGTATTCCATGGCTGATATGGCATTGCCGCCGTGGACGTTCGGATGTGCTACTTTTGTGACAATCGGCACATACTTTCCGAGTCCAAAAACGTCTTTCATGATCTGAAAGTGATTGTGCGCATTCGTGTATTCTTTGTCCGCCATACGATTTCCGACTGGACCTTCCGGCCTATGCTTAACCAAGACGTCCCGTCCTTGATCGTTACGAAGATGCAGGATTTTCTTTTTCCGACTGGAATGCACAGACTCGGAAGCTGGATCGTAGTAAAGTCCCTCTACCAGCGACTTCTGGTCATCGTCGGACGACGGATGGGCGTGCTTAGCTCCGATGCGCACCAGCTTTGGAGACGGCATGTTCTTCTTGAGCGCCAGCTCTTCCGCCAGCTTCTCGAAGTGGCCGATGTAGTCGTCTGACACCTCTGGTAGAGCGCCTTTCAGCACTTCCTTGAGAGGACGCTTGCGGTCCCAGTCGCGAACAGCGGCCTTCACGCGATTTCTCTGGAATCCGCTGATATGCTCGCGGGTAAGTGCGGCTTGACCGGTCAGCTGGGACGGAGCTACGTTGCCCATACCAGCCTCTATGCTCTTCGTGAGACTCTCGACGGCCTTGTGCAGATCCAGTATCGGATCCTTGGGGATGAACATATCATCGAGGATAATTGAATCGATTTCGATTAAATGATCGACTCGATCCGACACATCTGAAATATATTTAGCTATTGAGATCGATTTTGGATCTTCAAGTAATCCGGCTATGGCTGCCTTATTGCACGCGCGTAAGGTGCATGCCACGCGCCTTCCGACAGTTTCTTTTAAGATGTAGTCATCCCGCTCAAGCGTCGCACCCTCAATACTGAAGTTTGTAAGTAGCCGTTCGCCCTGTTTTGCATAATAACGTATCATTGCGGCGACTGCGACTGCGCCAGGATGATTTACATCATCGTCATCGAACAATTCTGAAATAATATAAACAAACGGCTTTTTTACTATGTTCCAATAATATCTTTGACGATCATTTTCACAATCTTCTTTTTTAAGAATTTTTCTTGCATAGATAATTGCCCCGATGATATCGTCGGATTTATTCGAATGCTCCCAATTTAATACCCCTCGGCCTTCGACGAGATCTGATATGTCGTGGTTGGCAACAACGAGTAACTCACCTGAGCTGTCGATTGTTTCAACTGTTGCACATCCGTCCAGTTTGAGGCCCATTATGCGTACCTCCAAATGTATCCTCTATGCGTTTTTGTGACTCCGCAACAAACACCGCGTACCTTCGATGCGCAACATCCAATAGATTCAGTATCTTTAGGGCAGTCCCATACCTTTACTGTCAATCCCGTCAGCGGATCGATCTGCAAAACTTTTTTGGCTCTTTTTAATTGAAGTTCTCGCTTGAAAATTGGGTCCAGACGCAATTTATTTAGTCTCGCTTCATTCGCTGCGCTAAGAGCTTCGCTGCGATCATGGGTCGACCAGTATTTTTCGGCTCCGGCCATGCGATTTTGTTTGCCGGAATCAGACATTTTCCGCAATTGTTCTTTTCCAGCATCTGTGGCTGCCCACAGTTTACGTTCTTCTGACTTTTTCGTACGTCGGTCTTTGTCCCAGCTCGCGATTGCGCTGGCAGAAAGTGTCTTTTTCAATTCTGATGTGTATATGCATCCTTCTTTCCCGCCATGTTTAATGTTGTATCCCGAGGGACGAAGTGAGCCAAAACATACTATAAAATGTCTCTCCATGCGATCCAAGGAAGTCTGATCTATATATGTAATCAACTCTTCCTTTTCAAAAGATTCGCGCCCATATTTTTTTATGGCATTCTTGATTGGCCTAGAAGTATTTTTGGTCGCACAACAATGGTCTGCCCAACGCTCGGCCATTGAGCGAGTAGTCTGGCCGATATAGATCTTACCGTTCACATTGTTCGTGATTTTGTAAATGATTCCGTATCGTTGCATTCTCGTAAGATTAGGCTCATCCGTGATTACATCCTGGTCCGTGTTCATGCTCTCTCTCGTGTTCAATATTCATAGCTAAATACTCATCGTAACTCACGAATTCGCTCTTAACAAGAGGAACTGCATCTGGCACTTCTTCGGCTTTCTTCAGCTTCCAGTAGTCCTTGTGGTAGTCATACCCAAATTCGACGAACTCGATCACGCCAGCATCGTTGAAGCCGAAGTTCGGCGGGACAAAGCTCATCACGTGTCGGCAGCGCGGGTGAAGCGGCGACTGATGCGGAGTCTTTCCGTCCCATTCTTTGGGCTTGAAGTATCCCTCCTGGATCTGTGACAACTTGTACGGCTTCGGCTTCCGTATCGCAGCGGAGTCGTGGTACATCGCCTTGCAGTATTTACAAATCTTGTGGTCGCAGACTCCTAGAAAAACGACGGTCGGATCTTTGACACCGATGTCAGACGCAAGCTTGCCGATACCCTCGCGCGAGGCATATGTCTGCACGATGCGCGCTTCGTTCGAGACGAGCAGATCGACGTACTGACCTGCCTTCTCGAAGTGCCCGCGAATAGATCGAATCGCTTCAGATGGGGTCTTCGCTTTAGCCACGTCTGCCAGAATGTGGTTCTTGATCTTGAGCTGCTGTGAATCCATGTAATTACTCGTAATATCAGCCAAATTTTCGATATTCTTCTGATCAGGCTTAGAATGGGCTCCGTACATGGTCTTCAGAGTGAAGTTGTACAGGCCTTCGATCGTATGGAGCGGATCAGCTCGGCGAACGACTTCGAAGTACAGCTTCGGCCCTTTGAACATCTTGCCTAGCAGCTTAGCCTTCGTTCCTTCGAACAGAGACTCGATCCGCTGGATTATGATGTTCCTCTGGGCGTCGGTGAGCTTCATCAGCTCCCCTTCTTTTTACCGTCTTTGAGGATCCTCGCCATGGCGGCGACCTCTTTCGCAGATTCGCGCTTGAAGTGGGCCATCGTGGAGTCTACCAGCTGCTTGTGCTGGCGCATCAGGCGACGCGAGATTCTATCGTGGTTATTCTGGATGGTCTTTTCGAGCAGCATGTAGCTATTCGTCGACCACGCCATATTCTTGGCCGAGATATCCTTCACGATGTCGATCGCTTTTTCGGCTTTAGAAGTCTGCTCAGGCGGCATGCTGCCGCCTCCGGAGTCGCTGCTGTCATCGTCCGACCCGGAATCCTTGTTGTCCGAGCCAGAATCTTTGTTATCACCTTCGTCGTCCTGGATAGGGTTTCCCTGCGCGTCAGCCGTGATACCTTGCTCGGCCAGTGCCTGCTGCTGCATCATCTGCTGAGCTTGCATCTGCTGCTGCATCGCTATCTGAGCTTGCTGGAGGATCATCTGCTTGTTCTGGAACCAGAACGGATCGCGGATGTACTGGTAGCGAGGATCAGACGCAGCGCCTTTCACTTTGAAGAAGTTTTCGAGGATCTGACCAACAGTCAGGTACTTGTCCATGACTGCCTGGAACTGCGGGTTAAGCGGAAAGTCGCCGCCCATCTCGACCGGAACCGGGTTCTTCTCGACCTGTTCCATGATCTCGTTGTAGTTCATGTGAACGGCCATGTCCTGCTGCAGACGGGTGTTCTCTTTTTCCGGAGAATCCTTATCCAAACCAGTCAGAACGATCTGATGCGTCTTAGCCAGTTCCGGATCCACGAATGGGAGGATATGGGTATTCAAAAAGTCTTGGATATCGGATAAGAGCGGACGGAGGCCCACATCGCGGGCAGCCGTAAGCTTCCACTCGTTGTCCGATTCTGAAAGTGCCTGAGTATTCGTGCCCCGAGCAAGGTGAGCGTAGCCAGGCAATTCTTCCGGCGACATCTGGAAGGCCGAGAGGATCACCCGAGCGTTGTTGTCCATCAGGTACTGGAATTCTGCGTCGCGGCCGGAGTTATCGATCGCTTCCCAGTTCAGCTTATCCTCGGATCCGATCGCGAAGACGGGCATGCGCCACGAGTTTTGAACGGAGTTGATCGACTGATGGAATTGGAGGCGAATACGCTGTGCTGCTGCTTCGTCCATGGAGTCGGACTGGAACACGAGCATGCCCTTCGAAGCGCGGCCGTGCTGGAAGTACAGCTTGTTATGGACAGTGATGTTGATGTGGGTCGTGATCGCGTTGAGCGCCTGATCGATCGGAGTAAGAGGGTAGCCGTTATACTCGATGCCTGTCGTCGGATAAAGATTGTAGACGACCATCTCTTCTTCGGTGAATGTCTGAACCGGCTTTCCTTCGATGACCTGAACGTAGCGGTACTCGTCCTTCTTGTACTTCTCGATGTCGATCTTCTTGTTCTTGATCTGCTGCAACTGACGAATAGCTTCTTGGCGAAGCGACTGGTCGTGTTCTTTCTGCGGCAAGATTTTCAACATCGTGCCGGCGTCGGAAGCGCGCCATGCGTATAGTTCTCGTTTGCCTGTTTCCGGATTCGTCCACCAGCTACGTTCGCAGGCGAGACGACCGAAGGCAAGTCCATCGCGGGTCACCAGCTTCAGGAATTGAGACAAGTTGACTTGATCAAGCTCGCCGTCAAGAGTGCCGCGACCGCACTGCCAGAACTTCTTCTTGGCTGCGTCGATTCTCTCTTGAATCTTGCGCTGATCTTCTTCAGAACGCTTGGCGTTCTTGTCCATGTCTTGAAATTCGAAGCCTACACTGAAGCGGTCCGTCCTAGGACGACCGAAGGATGATATATGGTTCGAACGAGCTTGAAGAATCTCGTTGACCAACTCGTCGCCGCCCGGCCCGCAGATACGCTTGATGATATGATCAGGCGTTAGATTCTGTTTTAGCCGGTAAAATCCGAGAGCACCGGAATAGTTAGCATGCGGGTCAACCTGGAACGACATTCGTTCGAGTTGAGCTGCCTGCATAGCGTTCTGAGCTTTGATAGACTTAACAATCTCACCGAGAACACCGGTATCAGCTGTAGTCACTTCCTCTTTTTCGTTGGAAAGTTCCCGCGCCGCCGCGTCAGCTTTAAGAAGCTTCAGAGCGTTCGGATCCAGAGCGACTATCTCTTGCCGTGGGCGATAACGCTTCTTTTTTTCTTCTTCGTTTGCCATTCATCACTCAACCGTGAAAAATTTTACGTGTGCCTGATTTACCGAATCGTTGACGACCGTGCAACTGTACGTTTCCCCAATCTTATTGAGAAATCCTCTAAGATTGCGGGACCCCGGCTTGATCGGGGTGATCATGTTCAACATATCGACCTGGCCGTTGAACTGGACCGCACAAGGCTGATCGACTTCGACGTAGACCATTCGCTTGACGCCGGTGTAGAACGTGATAGTTCCTGGCGTGAACGTCTTGCCGTCTTCTTGCGGAATCGGTTGCGTCGAGCAGAACGAGATGAAGTTCGGCGTCGACTCCACCACTGTATACGTCCTCTGGGTCACTTCGCTGAACGTTCCGGTCACCTGGAACTGCATGCCTGGCATCACCATATCGTTCGCGAAGAACATCACGTCGTTGGCGGTTGGACCCGGCGGATTCTCTTGCGTGGCCGTGAACGGTGTGCCAGCTGGTCGGATGCATTGAACTGTATTTCCGGAAATCCCGATAACGATCCAAGTACCTGAATTTATTGCATTAAACGCATACGGAGGCGTGTCATAACCATTTTGACCGTTGATCCGCATGATATCGCCTATCTGAACGGCGGTGATATTCGGCAGTGAAACGTTGGCTGGCGAAACTGTAAAGGTGTACGTAGAGCCGGAAGCAGACACCGCCGAGAAGATGATCAGCGGATCGCCGACTCCGGACACTTGCGTTAGCACTCCAGCTGGAGTGTAATTCGTGAACGTGATAGTTGCATCGCCGGTACCGGACACTAAGGTGAGTTGACCGGTGAACGTGAATGCTGAATATGTGATCGTTGCGTCGCCGCTGCCGGACACGAGAGTGAGCATCCCGGAGGCAGTAGGCTGAGTCGTACCGGTGGCGGTCAACGTTGTGCCGCCTGCGATAGTGGTAGTTGCCACGAACTGAGCCAATCCTTGAGCGTATACTGCTCCGGCAGTAGCGTTGGCCGGACTGCAAGTGATACTGTAGGTGACTTCAGGCGCTGTGCCGGGCTGCGTCGTGATCAGAATTGTTCCGGCGACGATCGTTTCAACAACAGGATAGTCGACCGAATTGTTCGAGTAGACCGCTCCAGCGGTTGCGTTGGCGGAAGAAACTGCCCAAGAATACGCATTCAAAGCGGGCGCGCCGGTACCGACGGCAACCAAAATTGTACCGCCAGTGAGGGGAGCCGTTGCCTCAAAATTTTCGTTATTATTCGAATAGTTAGCTCCGCCAAATGCGAACGAAGCAACCGCGTTGTTGTTGATCGTGACGGTGCATCCCGCAAGATCGGATACAGTCCGACCGGTTCGAAAATTGTTTGTCGTGCCGGATTCAACATTCAGATGATAGTTCGAGTTCGGCGGGCTCTGCGGGTCCATCCCGATAATAGAGCTTCCGGTAAGACCAGACGCTACGACCGTCGAAAAGAGAGAGAACGATTGACCAGGTCCGATCATGATCTCGTTGCCGTACGGATTCTTACACCCGATCGCTTCCAATCGCAGTCGATAATCGAAGTTTCTTTGGTGAGGGTTGTCGGTCTGTACGCCGTCTGAATAGCACAGTAACGATGTGATAATACTCAGAATATTTTCAGAACAATCATCCGAATTCTGGTGCATATTTACTCCATCTCGTGGCTTGAAGATTAGGCTTAGTCATCGCTACCCTCTTCGGTTCCAAAATCCCATATAACGTTCCCGTCAGCCGACCTACCTTTCAGACCAGCGCTGGTGTCGCCGCCTTCTAGTGCCTGCCTCTTCTGGGTCTGCCAGTCCTGAAAATGTTTCTCTGGAGTCGGAGTCTGAACGAAGAACTGCTCGAACGGGTTAGGCGGCCCCTTCGGAGGAGGAGTGTTGACTTTCGACACTTTGTACAGGTTCTGAGCTTGGTATCTGACCGAATCCGCTATATCAGCGAATTCACCGTCGTCCGGATCCTTCGTCAAGTTACCGAGTGTATCGAGTTTGAAGCAGTGCTCCGCGAACATCTTAATGAACAGTTCGGTCCTGTCGTGCTTGATGACCTTCAAGAATCGGCGGTTACGGGCATTGATGATTCGCCCGCGAACGGCCGAGATGCCGCCGAATACGTCCTTAGTGAACTTCTTGCACGGCATCCGCGAGTTCTTGAATTCTTTGATGAACATCGGCTCCGACGTGTCCGCGAACCACTGCACGATTCGGTACATATCGCGGACTTCTATCGCGAGCGCCATCATCTGAGCAAATTCCAGCCCAGGCACGGAATAAGCGTCGACGAGCCACCATTCACCGTTTGGCATCTTGGCAGAAACAGAGATCGCGAAAGCGTGCGTAGTTCCCCAATCCACGCCCGCGTAGAACCGAATACCTTTACTTAGCATGAACTGGATCAGATCCGGGAAAGTAAGACCTTTCGGGGCCGCGTCGCCGGTGTACACTTCCCACGCTTGTTTCACGCTGTACGTATTACCGGAGCCGTCAGCGGCGTCCACGAAGCGCGGGTACACCATGCCGGCCGAAGACGGCTTCCAGCACATCAGCTGGGCTTCGGCTAGATCTGGGTCCTTATCGAACTGCGAGATCGTAAAGTCTATAGGCTTCCATAGGCCGCCCTTGTCTTTTTCGGAGCGGTGCGCCAGGCGAGTGCGGCAGACTGGAAGAAGCGGACACTTGAGGCATCCTTCGTACGCCTCTGTACGATCGTACCCTTCCTTCTCCTTCTCGATCAGGTTGGCATATTCCACTTCCGTGATCGTACGAAGCGGCAAGTTCTTGGCAACGTACACGAAGGTTTTTGGTTTTTCAGGCATGTGTCGCTTCGGCTCGCACTTCTCGGTGATGTCGATGATATTCCATCGAAAGACTCGGTACCCGTTCTTCTGCGCCTTCTCCATCTCGCGCGTAAACAAGCCGCCGGGGAACTTGAGGGTCGACGTCTTGATCGTAACGGGATGCTGACCGTTGAATACTCCTGGGATGTATTCCGCTTCTTTGTACGCTCGAAGCTGCTCCTTAGAGCGTATCGTATCGATCTCGTCGATTGTGAAGATGTTGGTGTGAGCTGAGTTCGCGCCGGTGACGGTGCAAACGATGATCTTCATATAAGCATCTTTTTCTTCAGGCGTGCCAGGGTTGATCTTGAGACTGATCTCTTTGGAGTTCGAAGAGTCCAGTTCGATCTTGTGATACTCAAGATATGGTCTGATCTTGTCGATGAACATGGAAATATAATTCTGGGCCGCCGTAGCTTGCGGAACGATCGCTGCCATGTGGGCTATGGAAGCCCCGAATTGAACCATCATGATGATCGCGAATGCCGCCTCCGAAAGTGTCTTGTACGACTCCCGAGACGAGATCACGATCGTGCTGGGCGACTTGTGACCTTCGTTTGCCTCGTACATCTTGTACGTGTCGTAGAGCCAGTGAACTGGGCTGGAGTTTGAATCGGGATCGACCCAAGAATCCGGGAAATCCAGATCGAGGAAATTATGAATCCACGTCTTGGCATGTTTTGGGCTCGTGAACCGCTTTAAGAAAGTCTGAGCTAAGTGTGGATCTACCTGAGACTTAGAGTTCATCTGACGGCAGACTGACGCCCGCTGCGGCGCGTTCTTTGCGCGTCATTCTTCGCAGCCGAGCGTTCAGAAGGTCTTCCTCTGTGAGAGTCTTGAGAGTGACGTTCGGGCCGGTCAGTAGTATGATCGACTGCCCTTTGCCGTGGCTGGCATAATAATCGCGGATCTGCGTAAAAACAGCCTGCCGGAGCATTCGCTCGTCAGCCACAGTTATCCAGATTATCTCGCCGAGCGAGTCGAGATCGATAGCCGACAGCTGAGACCGAACATCGAGCGCCGTACCGCGATCGTGCTTTGATACCTGGGCCTCCAGTTTGGCCTTGTCGGTTCTTAGAAACGTGATCTCGCGCTGAGCGCGCGTCATCGCATCCACGAACTCGCTGCGCATTCCGAACAGCCAGACGAGAAGATTGTACAAGCGATAGAACAGCTTATTTTTTAGCTTCCGCATTCTTCTTCCTTTTGGCATCGGACAGGATTTCCAAGATCTTGCCAGCGTCTTCGTCTGAGAGATCGTTCGAAGGTCCGACTCCGGTGAGACTGACATTGAGATTTTGCGTGTTTTCAGTTTTCACTTTCGAAACACGATCCTGGCCGGTGATCTTCAGAAGACCTTCGGCCACCTTCATGAGACTCTGAAGAGACTCGATGTTCAATGCGCCGTCCAAATCTTTTTCGTTGCCCGTCTGAATGAATTTCTTCAGTTTATCTGAATGCTGTTTATTGGCAGCTACGAGCATGTCAGACATCAGCTCCGTCGTCGCTACCTGGGCTCGCATGACCGTATCTCGCAGCTTGCTCTGCCTCTCCAACGCGTCCGCATCGCGAGCTGCCGTCCACTTATATCGAATTTGGGCATCTAGGATGCCGCCTAGAGGAAACGCACTGTTTAAACGATGGATCTCGTGGGCGTCGGACCCGTTCAGAAACAGCTCGAACATGTTCGTGGAAGTTACCGGCGACAGCGGGCGACCGCCGCCAGCGATGTAAGCTCTGAGGATCTCTTGATCGTCTAGCGATAGATCCGCCTTCGCAAGCTGGACATAATCGTCCGGGCGATATAGTTGTAGGCCTTTTTCTTCCACACCTACATTATACCGGAATTCGTCAATTGGCCGTGTCAAAGACCTTTTTGCCGTTGATTTCGACGATAACACGAGTATCGTTCCAGAGAATGTTTCGAACCCATTCGGCTATATTCCGGTACAGAAGCTTAGTGCGCTTCGCGTTGCTGACTTTCCGAGCTTCGCAGACGAACGTTACCATCTGCAGATCCGTGTCGACCCTAGCCTCCGCTTTGGTAACATTTGGTATCAGCATCGGCCATGATTTAAGCTGGAGAGCCTGCGCCTCGTGGATCACGCCGGTGCGGATCGTCATACCTTTCAGCAGTTGCAACTGTTCCGATATCGTAGCTGTCACTGTGTCCCACTCCTTAGCGACGGACATCTCGCTAGAACACGGTCCAGTATCGCTTTTCTAACGTGATCTGGTGTACCGGCCTTCTCGAAGTAATTGGCCGAGAACTTCGCAAAAGTCTTCGGAATTCCTTCAGATTCCTTAACGGTTACAGTCCGATCGATGTCAGTGTACGTCGAGTGGCGGCGGCAAAGCGACGGTAGCAGACGATCTATCCTCTTGGCAAAATTGCGGCTACCCTTGATCTCAACATAAACCTTCGTGGAATCCGGTATAGTCTCGATGATCTTCTCGTCGAACGACGCGGACTCTTCGAGAAGTATCGACTGGAACGGTTCGAATACGTCAACAGGTGTCGGAGTAAATTTGGTCTCACCAGAAACGAGGTTGATCGAATAAACACCTTTCGTTTCGCCGATGTCTGACTTTGTTAGATGTCGAGGAGTGCCGATGCACCATACGTTTCCGAACTGCTGCTCCTTGTGAATGTGACCGGTTATGAACGACAAGTCTTTCGGATACCTATCCAACTTGAAGCCGTTCGGGGCATAGGTCCCGGATTCGTACTGCGACCCCTCAAACTCAGCGTGGCAAAATATCGTCCGCGCCCCCTCGCCGTACGCCTTCATCGCGGCTGCACGGAACGCTTCCTCATCACGTATGAAACCGATCGCGGCGGCGTTCTCGGACAAGAACACCGGATCCCGTCCAGCTAAGACGGTTCTCTCGTCGTAAACCGACATGGTGGAAGCCGATTCTTCCTGATTCAGATCATGGTTTCCTATCAGAGAAAGCGTGAGGATATTACTGCGATGTTTGCGAAGTTCGTCGTAGGCCCATTTCCAAAATTCCAGAACCTCTGCGCGAGCGATGCCGAAATCGTTGAGCTGATCTCCCATGAACACGATCAAGACCGGTCCGATCTCGATAAAGCGATATGCAGTCTGAATAAGAAATTCTATAAATTTTCGCGCTTCGGGGATATCCTGCTTGCGGATATGCATGTCTCCGACAGGTATAACAACAGCTGCCGCTTGTTCAATCTTAGCCGGCATTTCCGCTCTCCAAGGTACGGTACCCTATAACAGCATCCTCCGGGCAGAGCACGAAGGCAGTCCCGTCTGATAGCCGCAATTCGTTTGCAGCCCATTTGGCAAGGCCGGCGTCGCCGCGTAACAGAACTGAGTCGCCGGCTCGCAGCTCGACTCCTTGCAAGTTGTAGTTCATGACCAGAACGGACTCCGTCACCGCAATCCGCTGAGTAATGCGAGCCATGCCGCCGATAACTTCGGCTTCGATCTTCTTGAACTCCGGCTTAACGATAGCCAGTTCACCCTTCTTTGTTCCGAGTGCCATACAGCCTCCTACTCGAATATACCGTATATCTCGCCGGTCTTCATCAACAAAACTTTCTTTTCGATAACCCTCAGCTTGTTCAGCTGAATCAGCAGCTGACTTCCAACTTCTTTGCGCTCTACGTGATCTTCCATAGAAGCTGGATCAGCGATCGTCTCCGACATAGGCCGGGAATACTCATCCTTGGCGTCGATAGAAACGACCTGATTAGCAGCAGCCTCGATCATCTCGATCTCCGAAGAAGTCGTACCCCCGAAGCTTTCAGCAACGAACGACTGCAAGTCCTCGTTCGAGATGTCGACGTTCTTCTGCTTAGCCTTCCGGGCGCGGTACAGGATGCGCTTATCCTTGGGCGGCAGCTTAACCAAAGTCGACGAAGCATCGTCATACATGTTCAAGCCGATCCTGCCGATCGCGACCGATCTGAAGACGGTCTTATACGGCGGCACGAAGTTATCGATCGCTTCCAGCAATCCTTTACTGGCATCTTGAACCAGATCCATGTACTGAGCGTGCGATGGCGGTATCTTGGAGAAGAAGAGGGCCGTCCGATTCAAGGCGAGCGGTAGGTTGTTCTCGCACAGAAGGTGGCGTATCTCGACCATCTTGTCGTGCAAGAGGGACAGCTTACGCTTGTTCGGACCGCGATATCGCGAGACTTCCTCGTGATCCTTCGACAGCACCCATTGGACGAACAGATAGTTGATGCGAAATCGATGGAGACGTTTGGATTCTTTCTCGCCGGTCTTCTTTTTCTCCTGGGCCTCCGCGAAATCATCCAAGATAGGAAATACTTTGTTGGAAAACGTGTCCTGCCGCTCACGAAAATACGGACGTATCGAAAGCTTGTTTCCTTTGCCACCTTCAGATTTGTCCCCCAGGATGAATTCTATGAACCGCCTGTACGTCTGGAATCCGTGCTCATTCAGAAGCAAGAGAGTTTTGAACTGCCGTTCTAGTTTGAACAGTTCGTTGAGAAGTGATCTCTGCGACTGTCCGTTCGATTCGTCGTTTTCTCGCAGAACCAAGTTCATCTCGTGGCGGAACTGATTGTACAGATCTCTTTTAACGGTTGGCTCGGGCGGCTTGGCATCGCTCATGCGTTGATCTCCTGAACATCGCCCATAGTTCGGTATATTTCGCAGCGAGTATCTGCGTGGCGCTCCATAGCCGACGAGCCGACGACTCTGAAGTCAACTACGATCAGATCTTTCTTCTTGTCGGTTACGCGAGTCCCACGGCCGATTGCTTGCTTAGTGGCAACTTCCGACAAACCGCCTTGCAAATTCACGAGACAACCGGTCGGCTTGGTATCCACACCGGTCGAGATGGCCTTCGTTCCGACTAGCAGCTGCGTGTCACCGCGATTGAAGCGATCGACGGCTCCTTCGACATCAGATTCCCAGAACTCTTTCGGAAGGATATCTCGAACTTTCGTGCCCTTCTTATCCTCGCCGTTCGCGCCGCCGTGACAAAATTCGAACGGAATCGAACCGAGATACGGCCTTATCGCTGCGAATTGAACGAACTCGTCCAGGAGAATTATCGTTGGCCGCGAGGCTAGGCGGATTGCTTTTTCTGCGAACTCGGCCGCCAATCGGTTGACGTTTGGATTCAGGTACAACTGCTCTCGCTGCTCGCGGGCGATGTCGCGGTTGTTAGCGAGACCGTGCGACGGGACGTTGAACACCTTGAAGTACGGTCTAGCCAAGAAACCTTCCTCGACCAGCTCTTTGAACTCTTTGCGGTAGACGATCGGCCCGATAATTCCTCGCAGCTTCATGTCCTGGCCGTCGTGGCGCATCTGGGTAGCCGAAACGTGGAATCGGTACGGAACATTCCTCAACAGACCAAGTTCCACCGCGTCGAATGTGTTAGCCGGAGTAGTGTGCGATTCGTCCCACACGAACTGCTGGCAAGCCGAAAAGAATTCCCACTCCTCCGAACCTTCCTCTACGCGCATCAGCGCCTGGGCGGTACACACCGTAAACAGTTTGCCGATGTCGTGCCGGCCGTCGCCGTACTTGCCAACGAGCTTGGTGCCAAAAAGCCACGCCATCTCGCGGTACAGCTGATTGGTCACATTCTTCGAAGGGGTGATCACGGTTGTCTGGACCGGATTACGCTTGCACACCTCCTCGATGATGCGGGATTTACCGGAACCGGTAGGAAGCTCGATGGCCACCGGTCCTTGATGAGCATTGTTCAAGAGAGCTTCGGTAGCATCGTTCTGATAGTACCGTATCTCGTGTTCCGGCGGGTGCGCCCAAGGAATCATGTGGCGCGGCGGTTCGCAGTGGAACTCTTTCGGTTGTAGCTGCCACCCAAATTCTTCTCTAAGCTCAGACCATAGCCCAGAATACGTGTACGGACCAGAAGCATCGTACTTCAAGAGGGTCTTGTGGACGGAAGCCTTCAATTCGTCCATCCTGGCTTGGAACGCTTCCGGATCATTTCTCTTCCAGTGATATTTTTTAGACAACTCCTTGATCTGATATTGAATCGCAGAATCTGTGTAAGTAAGGAATTTCCTGACCTTATCCGAGTCTTCGGGGAGCCGAACTGTCGATGGTGTGGTCAAAATCATATCCATAACGCATTATACCCAATTACCAGTTCGTTAGACGAAGCTGGCCGTGAACAAACTCGAAGGTAGCTATCTTCCCAACATTATCTCCGTGTCTAGAAAGGTGACAGTGAACTTCTGTAATCGGAGCAGCGTCTGTCGGACCGCCGTGACCGCGCCTTATCTCCAGTCCAACATGAACGTGATTTGCGAGCCACATATCGCCTTGTATCCGCTGAGAAAACGGCATATCGCTGTCCGGCGGCTGAGGCTTCAGCTGAGCGAACACTATCAGCGGTATCGATAGATCGATGGCGTAGCTCTTTAACCACAGTCCGAACTCTTTGGCGACGCCGACCGGCGCGAGCGCCTTGTTGCGCCGAGAATTTGACACGATCTGGTAGTAGTCGAGCATGATCGCCGAGTACAACCCGCTTTCCTTCGCTTCGAGAAGAAGATCCTGGACGGTTTCCATGTTGGTCACGTCGTAGTCAGGCACGGACGCGACCGTTACCCGAGTAGCGACCCAGGCCATGGTCTGCTCTACCTCGGCCAGCTTAACCGGATCGATCTTCTGCGGGAACATGAGGTAGTCGCGGATGGACACCCCGCACGCGGCGCACGCGATCCTGGCAGATACCTTGTGATCGTCATCCTCGTTCGAGATGATCAAGATCTTCTTGTCAGGCACGTGACGAATAATGGCAGGCGCTAAGTTGGCGACGATAGTAGATTTTCCGGCCTTAGTTACCCCGCCTATCAGCGTGATGCCCGGCGTGAGCATGAACGTGCCTTCGATAGCCGGAGTGATGAACGGAACCCGATTCTTGAGCACTTCCCGCCAGCGGGCGGTCTTCGCTGCGATCGAGTCGACGGCTTCTTGATCCGACTTGACGCCGGTCGTGCGCATGTTTTTAAGATCGGCGATCTCGGCGGACGTTTCCACGATCTTGTCTATGTCGCCTTTATCGTAGTGCTTGGCAAGCTCAAATGCCTTACCCTTGATCAGCATGAACTTGTGCTGCTCGGCTACGAGTCGCGTGATGTCGCCCTTAGAAAACATGGCCGACATAGCCTCGGCGTTGTTGGCGTATCCCTTGTAGACCGAGATCGTTTGAGGGTCAGATTGATTCTGCTCGATGATACTCGTGAGCGCGACGGTTGAAACTGCGCCGTTTCGGCGCTCGTATTCCTTCGACACGTACTCGAAGAGAACTCGGATGATCGGGTGGCGAAAATATTCAGGCTTGAGGGCAGGTATAGATCTCGCATAAAAAGCTGGATCTCTCATGCAAAGACCGAGGGCAGCTAACTGTTGATCGTCCGTGAGGACAGGATCAGTTTTCTGAAGTTCTGGCATCGCTTTTTTTCTCTAAAAAATTTTTATTTAGTTTTAAGTCTTTAGTATTATATAGAGGCGGTGCATCCGGCGCACCGATGTCGGTGCATGGCGCGCACCGATCATGGTGCATATATGCACCGGTGCATAATGGAACCGGTGCATCCGGCGCACCGAGAATGGCGTCTATCGGTGCATGATGCGCACCGTCTTGGACGTCTAACGGTGCGCCACGCGCACCACTTTTTCGAGAATTTGCTTCCAAAATCGACGAATCCCACTGATTCCTCGGATTGATTTCAAACACCCACTGATGCTTGTATTCGTATTTTTTTATGATGTTGAAAGCTTCTAGAATAGCAAGTCTGTCGGTCACAGTTCGTTTATTGAGACGAAGAGTCCGAACGATTTCGTTGCGCGAACCTTTCCAGCCTTCACCGTTCATCGCGATGAACATAAAAATGCACTTGGCGTAGCAGTCGAGATGTTTGAATACGATCAACTCGTTTGCGATCCGGGTGTAATTACCGGTTTTGTTCAACTCGTTCTCGTATTCTTTTTTCGTTAAACCGGCCGTATAAACTCCTCCCGAGACGACGGAGTGCGGCTCACCCTTGCGGAAGCAAGGGCACCGAACATAGATATCATACCATAACATCGCTCACGGAGGACTATAGCAGGACATGTGGTATAATGCAATTGGAGGTTCATATGTCACTTTTCCAGGTCTCGAAGCCGAAATCAGCAGCCAAGGTTATGATACCGTCTGGCGACACTCTTACGCAGTATACGATCAATACGCTGGCCCACATGTCCAACATGGCTGGCGTCACTCTCGGGCCGGGCGGAAAAGCAGTTCTGCTCGAACGTTCAGAAATCAACATGAAGCCGATTATCACCAAAGACGGCGTTACGGTCATCAAGTCGCTCGGATACGACAACTCGATCCAGCAGCTCATCCTCGAAGCTGCTCGCGATGCGGCCATCCGAACCGCTTCCGAAGCGGGCGACGGTACCACGACGGCTACGATCCTGTCCGCCGCGATATGCCGGGCGACGATCGACGTAGTCAAGGCGAACCCAAAATTGTCACCCCAGAAGATCGTGCGCGAGATGCAGCGTCTCGTTCCTGGAATAACGTCTCAGATCGAGACGTGTCGTTTTCAGATCGATGCAGATAACTACGAGGAAACACTTGAGAAAGTGGCAACTTTATCGGCAAACGGCGATACCGAGCTGGCGAAGAAGATTATCGAAGGACTCGACCTGGTCGGCGAAGAAGGCGACATGACAATCGTCGAGATCAACGCTGGCGGCGACTCCCGGTACGCTATCGAGAAGATCAACGGCTATACTTCCGAGCGCGGATACGAGGAATCCTGCCGCACGCTCGCGAACGGATTCATCAACGACAAGACCGGAACTATGGTCGTCCTCGAATCGCCGATCTTCATCCTATTCGACGGGGTCATCAACGATTTCAGCCAAGTATTTGATTCTCTTAATAAAGTCTACGACGCCTGCGTTGCCGCAAAGCGGCAGGATCCGTCCGTTGTCCTAGTAGCTCACGGCTTCTCTGATACGGCGCTGGGCGACATGCACGTGATCTGGAACCACCCCAAGTCGGCCATGAAGATCTTTCCGCTCATGACGCCGGAGCGGGCGATCATGAACTGGCGGACCAATCTCCTCTACGATCTTCAAGCCTACACCGGCACACCGGTATTCAACCCGATCGACCGTCCGATCTCCGACATCAACGGCGAGAGTCTCTTGAACTCATGCCGCGTGAAGCGCTTCGAGTGCAGCCGGTTCAAAGCGATGATCTTCGCCGACGAAGACGCCGACGCCATCAAGATCCGAGTCGACGAGTTGAAAGAGCAGCGCAAAGCGCCGGAATCCGATTACGAATTGAATGATCTGAACATCCGTATAGGAAAACTCACCTCCGGGATCGTTCGCTTGAATATCTACGGGCCGTCGGCCGGCGAAACTCGCGAGAAGCGCGACCGGGCTGAAGATGCCTGGATGGCGATCAAGGGCGCGATCAAGCACGGGGCAGTCCCCGGCGGAGGTTACGTACTGGTCAGACTCGCCGCAGATCTTCATACTTCTGCGTTCAGTCTCCCGATTTCGGCCCGCCGCCACGCGATCGAGATCCTGGCCGAGGCGCTTCTCGAACCTGTCCGTCTCCTGTACCACAACTACGGATACAACGAGGAAGAAATCACGCGACAGATCGGCGAACTTCTTCTGAATGAGAAGCAAACGTACGATATATCCGAAGAAAAATGGGTCAACAAGATCGATCTGCTCGACAGCCTGCCTGCTGTCTCCGAAGCGATCCGCAACAGTATCTCGATCGCATCCCTGATAGGCACGCTCGGCGGCATCGTAGCTTTCAAGCGCGACTACAATACCGACAAGTCCGAGGAGGATATGGTCCGCCAGTTCGAAAAAGCGATCGGCGAAAGAGGGTCGCTACAGCGCGGAGATCGCTGATGGCATGGTTTACCTTCGAATGCCCGAATCACGGCGAATTCCGACGGTCTTTACCTAGACGTGCCAAGACCGTCGCATGCCCGACTTGCCAAACCGAGTCGAAGGCTGTAATACGTAGTGGGAGCATCTCGGTGGTCGAGAGGCTAGACAACGGAGCTATGGGCAGGCGTGTCGAACGACTTCACAACATCGAAGAAATTATGAACGATAGAGCGGACAAGTATTCCGGCGAAAGCGAAAACTGATGGATATACAACTGGTTAGCCTGGAGATGGAAGGATTCGGCTCTTTCAAGAAGAGGGTTAAGATCTCGTTCCCGCGCGGAAACGCCATCATGCTGCTGTCCGGCCAGTGGAAAGGCTCCGGCGTATCGTCTGGGTCAGGCAAGACCACCATCCTCAAAGCTATCGCAGTTTGTCTCGGCATAGGCGGCGGCACGCTGTCATCGCTCAAGAACTGGGACTCGAAGAAGATGTTCGTCAAGCTCACCATTCAGGTAGGGCCTGACACGGTTGAGATCGTCATGGACCCAAAGTTATCTCTGATCATCAACGGTGAGCAATATCCAGGTCTTACCAAAGGTCCGCGCGAGAAGCTGATGGAAATACTAGGGACGAACGAGGATATGCTCGAAATCCTGACATACCGTAAGCAGCGGGCCAAGGGAACGATCGTCCGCGCTACAGATTCGGATCTCAAGGAATATCTCACCGGTCCGCTGAAACTCGGCGAAGTCGAGCAGGCCGTCGAGGAGTTCACCCAATCAGCCAACAAGACTGCCGAGGCGATCAAGCTGACTCAGAGGGATATTCAACACTACGAACTCAACATGCCCGGCAACTATGTCACTCAAGAAGAGATCGATAGAGCCTACGAGACACACAACAAAGCCAAGATAGAATTCCTATCGCTTGGAAGCCCAGCGGCTTCGGACAGCATAAACGCAGAGATCAACGCCGTTAAAACGGAACAGTATGGCTTGCGACAGGAAATGAATCTCGTTCACCAAGAAGCGAAGAAGATCGAAGATTTGAAGTATTCCGTGAACTCCAAGAAGACAGAAAATACTGGATTGAAGAGCCAGATAATCTCGCTCCAAGCTCAGGTCCAGAAATTAGAGAAGAATGCCTGCCCAACTTGCGAAAGAGAGTGGGATGCGGCCAGAGCATACTTGGACCAAAAGAACGCTGAGATCGACCATCTCATCGAGAGGATGAAGGCCAACATCGAGTACGTCAAGAACGCTGAGCCGATTCTGCAAAGCGTGCAGCAGGTATCCGCCCGTCTCGTCGAATTGACGAACGAGGACGCTGCTTTGAACGAACGTCTCCGAGACCTCAACGGGAAGCTAGGATCGCTGTCTGCGCCGTTTCGGCTGGCAGAATCGGCTATGAACTCTGCCGCCGCGAATCTCCAGACAGTCATCAGCAAAGCCAATTTTTATCAGAAACAACTGGGAGAATACGAGCAGTTAAAGAGGAAATTGGCTTCGGAAGAATCCACCTTGGCAATCGAGCAGGGGGCAGTAAGCCTGCTCGGTCGATCCGGATTCCTCGGGTCGATCTTCGACGAGATCTTGGCCGATATCGAGGTTCGCACCAACGACATGCTCAGCTATTTCCCGAACGCGCGGCACTTCACGGTGACCATCTCATCGAATAAGTTCGTGAAAACTAAGGGAACGACCAAGAAGGAAATCTCTGTAACGATTTCCAACAACGGGATCGACGTCGATTTGGACAACAATTGCTCGGGTGGTCAGCAAGGTGCCATCGAACTGTGCTCTGATCTTGCCGCCGCAGAGGCCATCCGTGCTCGATCGGGGTGCGCCGTACAGTGGACGGGACTGGACGAAGTCATGGAAGGACTTGGCCCCGATGAAAAGAAGGCCGTCATCGAGATGATCAAAGGCCGGGTCAAAGGCCTCGTGCTGATGATCGACCACGCTACAGAAATCAAAGAATCGTTCGACAAAGTAGTGTCCATCGAATACGACGGCAGAGAATCATATGTCGCAACAATTTAGCTTCGAATTCAAAACATTCATCCCGTCGCTTCTATACACTAGATACTTTGAAACATGCGTGGCCGATGCTCCGGTGTATATATGCGTGGTCAACAACGATAGTCAAATCGGACAAGTATACTTGGAAAAGCCGCCGGAAGCAAACTACGTCGGCGCTCAGCCACTAGAAGGCCAGATCAGAGTCTTCTTCACGGCAGAAGACCATCGTCGGTATGCCAAGTCAGTATCTCTAGCCGAAGGGATCCCGTTCGAATTCATTCGAAGGTGGGAAATGAAATTTTCAGTTTTCGTCGATTACATCTCTCAGATGGACGCCGCGTACAAAGAACTCGGCAAGCCAGGCGTGCGAGCCGTCGCGTCAGCTATTCACGACGAAAAATTCGTAGATTTAGATATTCTTTGGACGGCCGAACGCGATTGTATGGTATAATCAAACTAGGAGGTATCCATGAAACAAGTAGACTCTCTAACGAAAAACTTTGCTGATCAGCTGAATCAGACAAATCAGCAGATCGCACAACTCCAGCAACAGCTGGAAATGTTGCAAAGCCGCCGGGAACAACTGAAAGGCGCAGTTTTTGCGCTGCAGACTGTGACCGAACAGGTCAATGCTGAAAAGGCTGAAGCTGACAAAGCAGCGTCGGCAGCGTCGGCAGCGACTGCGCCGACGGAAGGAACCAGCGCACCAGCGGCTGATTCGACGCCGTCTACGCCCACGCCGAGCGGAACCGATAGCCAGTCGGCAGCACCGTCCAGCGACACACCAGCGACAGTTCAGTAGGATCTGCCGATGGCACGCCGAGCACGCAAAGGTCCAAAAACTCTGTGGGACAAGGTTAAGGACATCGACGAAACTTTCGCGCAGGAAGTTTATTCTGCGACTGACGAAAATCTCCGGAACCGTTTGTCGACCATCGCCATTCAGATGACTCTGAATGAAAACGAGATGGAGAAGGATCAGGACCTGAAAAGTCTGCGCGAGCAAGCGAAGCAAGCGGCCAAGACCTACACGGAGCCGCTCGCCGCCCTGAAGCTGAAACGCAAGCTCTGCTACAAGATTCTGGAAGAGCGGGGCAAGGCCCCTTGAGAGTCCTCGGACTCGACATTAGCACGAAAACGGGTTACGCTGTCTTAGTTGACGGCGTTCTTACTTCGTACGGTCTGCTGACATCTCCGATGGTCAACGACCCTAGCCTAGCCTCGGACTTCGCACTCCTGCAACGCGCAAGACATATGCGAAACTTGATCTCGAATCTGATCTTATCCGAAGTTCCGGATATGATCGTCATCGAGCAGACTAATCAAGGAAGTTTCCGAACGGATCAAAAACAGCTGGAATTCATACACTGCCTCACCCTCGAATACATCAGAAGCACGCCGTGGGCAGCCAAGACGCAGTACGTTGACACTTCTCGATGGCGCTCGCGACTGGAAATCAAGCTGTCGAAGGATCAGCGCAAGCATAACAAGGCCGTTAAGTCTAAGCTGGCTCGCGGTAAAGTCACGCCGAAACACCTCGCTGTGGCTTGGGCCAACGAGAAATACAACCTGGACCTTCTGAAGAAGGATCACGATATCGCCGACGGGATCTGTCTGGCCACGTACGGATGGAACGAAGAGAATCGTAAGGCAGCGCTTCCGCCAGGATGCAACATCACTGTGGAAGAGGCGCTGGCCTCGCTCCCGAAAAGTATGGTATAATCCGATATGAACAATCCGAACAATAACTTTCTGGATTCCGACGTCGAAGAGATCGTCGAGGAGATCGAGGAAGAAGTAGTCGAAGAAACGGAAGAGGCTGAATCGACCGCGTCCGTTATTAACGAAGCAATGAAGCGGATCGAGCAGGCTAAGCTCTACGAGGCGTTGCTAAACCACCAACTCTTCGCGCCTGGCTCAGCTCGGCCAGAGATCATCAAGTCTGTCCGGAAAGAATTCAAGGAATTCATCCAGTTCAGACTGGAAGTGTTACTGGGGATCAAGCCTGATGGCAAGCCAGGGCAAGCTTCGCAGCGGGCGGCTATCCAGTCGCCGTTCAGCGATGAAGAGACCGCCGCATTGAAGGATATCGCTCGCAAGCTGGTAGACAAGAACCGCCTGGTGTCCTCCGTTCCGTCGATATCGGCCGTGTCGGCGCCACAGCCCATGGTCCAGGAAATGCCTGCACCGCCGGAAGTGCGGATTCAGTTGCCAGAGGCTCAACCGGCGCCAACTACCACGACCCGCAAGACAGTTACACGCCGCGTCGTGAAACGTAACGGACAAGTCGTATCCTCCGAAGATGTCCCGTCGCCTACGCCAGCTCAAGCGCCTGCTAAGCCAAACGCACCGCGCAAGAAATCAAACAACGTTAATCAGTTCACAGGCGCTGATCTCTCCCAGGCGGTATCCACGATTCGGCCGCCGCAGCCGATGCCGTCGCAAGCTCAGATGGACATGCTCAACGCTCGCCAGGTCGCTCGCATCCGGAACTCTCCTGGAGTCGGCGACGGCACCGGTTCCGACGCTGGTGCCGGGACGGGAAGCTTGTCCGCCGCTCTTGACATGATGCTTAAATCGAGGTAATAGGGACGTATGAATACACTCAATAAGATCGCTGATCTGGAACAAGAACTCGGCCGACTCAAATCCAAGTTTGTAGTATTCGAAAATCTGGCCATGAGCATGCCGACAGTAAATCAGGACGTAGGCAACCTCAGAAAAGACATCGTGACCCTGACTCAGGCGATCAAGAATATCACCGAAGGCGTCAACGTACGCCACTCCAAGCTGAACGAGCAGAACAACGCGATCATAACCCGTTGCATGGGGCTGGAATCGTCGTTTGCATCGCTCAGCAAGATGTTCGCTGCGGTGGTAACTGAACTGTCCGATTCAAAAGTTCTGGACCAGAAAAAAGTCATGGTGAATCTACGAAAATCGCAGGAAGACAACGATCGACAGCAAGTCGAAGGAATGATCAAGCTCAAAGTTATCGAGGAATCTCAATCGATCGACAACGAATCGATGGTCATCGTATCCCAGATCTTCACTCCGGCCGATACGACCAAAGAGCCTGATATTATTTCGGAATATCGAGTTCTGAATTTTGCGAACCCCGAACTTGAAAAAGACAACAAGCAAAATTATCTCGGCAAAGCTGCAAACGACGTCGTAGATCTTAATCTTCCAGATGGCGTCCTTTCAACGACCATCGTGAAGGTGTACTCGTATGTTAAGATTTATTCGAAAGGCGAGGGCGAGCCAGCAGCCCCGCAGGATGTCGTCGATTCGCCCGCAGACGCTCCAGCTTCAACATAAAACTGAAACACAGGCGGTATAGGTGTCCAAGAAGGAAAAGGCTGTAAGGTCAGAAACAGGTGTCTCTAAACTTACCGGCCAGAAGCTGCTCAACGCGATAGCGAGCGATATTCGCACCGTCGCCGAAGGTGCGGACGTTGAACCCGGTCTTCTATCTCTCCCAGATTATTATGCCCACGGCGGATACTTCAAGGAATGGCAGTTGCGTAAAGTCGGTGGGTACAACGCCGTAAAGAAGCTTTTCTTCGAAAAAGACCTCCCGAAAGATCGCGCCACGATAGGAGAGGTGAAAGAATTACGCAAGAAGTACCTCAAGACCGAGCGCGAGCTTGAACTGCGCGATCTGTTCATCGAGCGTATGGAAGCAGCCATCAGTCAGATCAAGCCGATAAACATCAAGCCGTTCAAGCCGAAAGACGCGTACAAACCGATCAAGAGGGTCGTCAACCTTCTCCTGTCCGACCTTCACTTCGGATCAGATATCTCGTCGGAGGAGACCGGCATCTCGTGGGGCAAGGTCGAAGAAGCTCGCTCGTTCGCGAAAGTCATCAAGAACGTATGCGCTTACAAGACCCACTACCGTTCGGAAACTCGCTTGGTGGCCAATATCATCGGCGATGTGATCGAGAACGAATTGCACGACAAGTCTACCGCCGCACCGATCCACGAACAGTGCTGCCGCGCCATCCATCTCTTGTCTCAAGGGATCGGTCGGTTGGCCGAGAATTATCCGGAAGTGGTGGTCAACTTCGCGGTCGGCAATCACGGCCGAGACATGGCCGTTCACCACGGGCGCGCCACTTCTATGAAGTGGAACGCCGTCGAAACTACGATCTACTATGCCGTCAAGAAGGCGTGCGCTAATCTCAAGAACGTGACGTTCCACCAACCGCTGACTCCGTGGGTGATCTACGAGGCTCTCGGGCACAAAGTGTACGTAACGCACGGCGACACGAACTTAGCCGTTGGCAACCCTGGGAACACCATCTCGATTCGGTCGATCGAGGATCGCATCAACAGACTGAATTCATCGCTCAAAGATGACGAAAAGCTCGCAGTCGTAGCGATGGGACACGTTCACATCTCTCTTTGCATTCACCTTCCAAACGGGACGTATCTGTTCCTCAACGGACCGCTCGTCCCTCCGAACTCCTTCGCTCAGACCTTGAGTATCATGCGTTCGCCGCAAGACCAGGTCATATGGGAGACGACGGAAAAATTCGCCGTAGGCGATCAGAGGTTCATCAATGCCCAAGGAGCCGAGTCAGACGCATCGCTCGATGCGGTCATCCAGCCGTTTAGAGGAATTGACGTATAATGTCCTTGTGAGGTCTGTGTGAGCCGTACGTACGGTGATCGCGGAGACAAGGATAACAAGATCAGGCTGTTGAAGAGACAGCTAGAATCCTTGAAACGCGAAAATGCTAGGCTACAGCGAGAGCTGCAAAAAGCTCAGAGCATGATCGACGAACTGCTCAGCGAATCCGTACAGGAGGATACAGACGTCCGAAAACCGGCGCGTAAGCGAGGAGACGGTCTTGTCTGCAGCGATTGCGGTAAGGGCACTTTGGTACCGATGACGGTCAAGTTTAGAGACGGCGTCGAGAAAACGTATTTGAACTGCAACTTGTGCAAAGCGAGCAAGACCCAGCGATGAATGGTCCTCTGGTTCACCAAAGACAATCCGATGTATTTAGCGGCCGAATACCGCCTCAGTACCGCCAAGTCGGACCTCGAACGCCTGAAATTTGAACTTAAGAAAAACGAAGAAGATCTGGCCCGCGCCGAATCAACGGTCGAAAGTATCGACACTACTCTAAGTTATCTGCGCAAATACGCCGAATCGGTCTCGATTCGTGAATATCGAATTATCAGGGACCAGCGAGTCTACGAATGGGCCACTGTCGTCCATCTTCGCAAGGGAATCCCGATGATCGAAAGAAATATCCGGCTTGTTCAAGCCGAAATACAAGAACTGGAGATCAAGATCCCCGACCTACGGTGCAAAGTGCTGGAGTTCAAACGTGATTAAGAAAGAAGAATCTATCAAAATATCCAGAGATTTCGATTATATACACGCACCGAAGCATTCCAACTCTCTCCGAGAATTCCTCGCCTACTACCCTGACGGAGCGCCAGATAGCGTCATCTGCAAGGCTCTATGCATCACACAGCAGGAACTTGAAGATCTGTACAATTCTGCTATAACAAAGCTCAAGCAGGGTATGGTACCGAATGGCCGATAAACATTGTAACCGTTGCGGAGCGATCCAGATTACTTGGTGGAAACGGAACGGTAGAGCGTTTATTTGTAATAAATGCTATAAACGTGATTGGTATCTTAAGAATCGTGGACCGCTCAAACGAATTCCAATGACCGCAGAAGAACGGCGAACAGTTAGAAAAGCAGCAAAACAAAAGTATGCCGATGCGCATAAAACAGAAAGGAAAGCGTACCGAGATGCTCGCAAGGCCGAAAAAAGCGAATACGACAAACGATACAGAAAAAAGAATAAAATCAAATTGAAACTTCAGTCAAAAAAACGATTTACTGCAAGTTTGCAGGTGAGATTGGCAGTTAAACTCAGAGGCAGAGTGAAAGATGCCATGAGAGATATGTTTAACGGTAAGCGAAAGGCCGGCTCTGCCGTCAGAGATCTTGGATGTACATTATCAGAACTGATAAATTGGCTCGAATCTAAATTTCAGCCAGGAATGTCTTGGGACAATTGGGGATTGCATGGTTGGCATATCGATCACAAAATTCCATTAGCTAAATTTGATCTGACTGACCGAAAGCAATTCGCCAAAGCATGTCATTACACCAATCTGCAACCTCTGTGGGCGAAAGAAAACATGAGTAAGGGGGCTAAAATTGTATAATAAATTCAGGCAGTTAATCAACTGCCACAGCCATTCAGACCATAGCCTCGATGGCGCGTCCACCGTGAAACAGATCGTCAAGCGAAACGCCGAACTCGGCGCGACGCATGTGACGCTAACAGAACACGGAAATCTCAACTCCGCCATGGACCTTTACGTGGAAGCACCTAAAGCCGGTTTAAAGCCTATCCTAGGCATCGAAGCGTACATGGTCAACCCTTTTCACGAGGAGTATGTCAAGGTCTACCGCGACGCCTATAAAAGCGGCATGTGGAAGCCGCGCATCAAGGAAGGGAATACCGAGGCCATCGAGCGGGCCATACAATCGAAAGCGATGAACCAGTACCTTCACGTTACGGTTCATTTCAAAGATGAATGGGCCTATCGCTACTTCTGCGGGCTGTCGAAGGCGATGTACTCTCGCGCAGTCAAGAAGTACGATGAGCTTAAGCCGATGATCACCCTCGAAGAGCTGCAAGGCGCCGCAGGCCATATCACGATCGGGTCGTCCTGCATGAAAGGGCCGGTCCAGAACTTTTTGCTGCCGTCCCGCGACGGGCTTATCCAACCGGATCTTCAAAAGGCAAACTGGATGTACGGCATGCTCAAGTCCATCGCCGGTCCAGACGGATTCTTCATCGAAGTGTTCCCGCACACGGTCACGCACGACTGGCAGAAGCCTGAAAAAGGCGACGACGGGCGCATAGTGAAGGAAGGGTACTACAAGCCGCACGAATGCACGTGCCACGCGCCCGAAGGCGATCTGCAGAAGCCGCTGAATCAGTACGTGATCGGCCTGGCCGAATCGAACAGAGACAAGGTCATCATCTCGCTCGATTCTCACTTCGCAACTGAACAGCAAAAAGTCATCCAGGACGCCAAGTTAGGTAACGGCGAAGAGAACTGGCGCTTCCACAACTCGTATCACATCATGCCTACCGACGAGGCCGCCGCCATTCTGAAGAAGACTCTCGGTGTCGACGATCGCAAGATCGAGGAATGGGTCGACAACTCGTACGCTTTCGCTTCCAACTTCGATAACTTCAAGCTGGAGACATCCAAGGAACGGTGGATTCTGGCCGGCGACGCGGAAGGGTTCCTGGGCCGATTGAAGACCACGATCGACAAGTGGGGTCGCATGGATTGGAACGACGCCAGGATGGTCGAACAGCTCAAGAAGGAAGTCCAGATTCTGGCTTTCAACGGGAAGCTGAATCTGCTATCGTACGTCGAAACGATCGAAGATATTGCTAATTTTTGTCGTGAAAACGACGTCCTCATGAACGTGCGGGGCTCGGCCGCCGGTTCGCTGCTTCTGTACTTGATCGGCGTGTCGGGCGTGAATCCCCTCAAGCACAATCTGTCGTTCGGTCGTTTCCTGACGGCCGGTCGAATCAAAGCGAACAACCTGCCAGACGTTGACATGGACGTGTCCGACCAAGAGACGGTCATCGAGTATCTTAAGCAGAAGTACGGCGACAAAGCGTGTCGACTATCGATCGATATGCTCCTTCGGCTCAAGTCATCGATCAAAGACGCCGAGCGGTCGGTTTTCGGCGCCGTCCGACCTGCGACGGAGCGCTTGTGTACGAAGCTTCCCTCCACTCCTCAAGGAACAGACGACGAAGCCTTCGTGTTCGGATCCGACAAGGATGGCGTCCATACGCCCGGACTGTACGACACCAACATGTTCTTGAAGCAGTACGCCGACGAGAACCCAGAACTCTGGAACATCATCTCAGAGATGCTAGGTATCGTCCGAAACAAGTCCTCGCATCCGTGCGGCTTCGTGATCGCAGACAAGCCGATCACCGAATATGTCCCGATCATCAAGGTGAACGACGAGTTTACAACCGCGTTCTCTCCCAAGCCAGCTGAAGCTGCCGGATTGGTCAAATTCGATCTTCTTGGTCTGAACACCTTGCGGGACATCAGGTTGGCGGTGAAATCGATCAAGGAGAGGACCGGCGTCCAGCTCGATCCTTTCCATCTACCGTTCGATCCTAAGTGCGCGGAGCAGTTCGCTCTCGGTAACACGATAGGAGTTTTTCAGTTCGATACTCCGACTGTCAGGCCTTATCAGACGAAGATCGTCAAGCCGGATAAGATCAAGAATCTCGTTGATTTGATCGAAATTAACGCCGCGATCACCTCACTCTGCCGACCTGGTACCCTCGACGCTCCGTCGGGTGACGGCCGCACGCTCGCCGACGTCTTCCTCGCCTGCGCGAACGGGGAACCTGTCCGCTACCTGCACCCGGATCTCGAACCGATTCTGAAAGACACGTACGGGATTCAACTTTACCAAGAGCAGACAATGCGCATCTTCACCGAGATCGGCGGAATGGACGATGCCGAAGCGGATGAGGTCAGACGGGGTATCGGCAAGAAGAACAAGAAGGTGTTGGAAGATGCGACGAACAAGCTGAAAGGCCGAGCACTGCAGCGAGGATGGAGCGAGGAGCAGGTCAAGTTGCTCATGGACCAGATCAACGCGTCGTCCAACTATTCTTTCAACAAGTCTCACGGCGTGAGCTATTCGTACGTCGCGTACGCCTGCATGTACCTCAAAACGAATTACAAGCTCGACTGGTGGAAAGCGATCCTGTCGAATTCTACAAAAGACGAGTTAGCAACTAAGTTCTGGAAACATGTTCAGGAATTTACCGCTCTGCCGGACATCAACATGTCTAAGGAATCGTACGAGATCGTCGGCGACCGGATCGTAGCACCGTTTTCTATTCTATCTGGCGTCGGCGAAAAAGCATACGCCGATCTGATGCGGTGCAAACCGTACTCGTCCCTCGAACACTTCGTACGCAGCCACTTTCCGACCAAAGAGGAAGAGCAGGCAAAGAAGGTCGCAGCCAAGAACAAGAAGGCGGCTAAGGATGCTGGAGAAGTTGTCGAAAAGACCGCCGGATCACGTAAGTCGGCCGTCAACGCCGGTATCGCTCGCAAGCTGATCGCAGCTGGTGTCCTCGACTCGCTGTTCGAACCGGATATGATAATCGAGCAGAAACTCATGCAATTCGAAGCTGTTCGCGGTGCCGTTCGCGGCAAGAAGCCAGAGGCCGTTCCGGAAGAATTCGCATCCATCTCCGCGCTGGGCAAGTATCTCCTTCGAAAAGAGCTGGTACAGATTCATTCCGAGGACCTCCGTCCGGTCATGCTCAAGAATCGCGGCGGCCGTCAAGCTCCAATCGTAGCCGATCACGAGGTGAACGGATGGTTCACGCAGGACGGATTCCCCGTGCTAGACGGTAACATGCTAGAATTGTTCAAGACAAAGTTCGCTGCAGGTATGCCTGCCGAGCGATTAGGGCAATACTTCGATCGGTTGTTGCCGTACGGCAACGACAACACGTATCACCCGGCCAGGATCTCACCGAACGAGCGCAGGTTCTACGTGCTCGCGTACGTGATCTCTGAGAAGTCGTTCCCGTACAAGAACAAGACCAAGTACGCCAACAAGATGGTCCTCGACGTGAACGGTTTCTTCACCGAAGAGATGCTGTGGCCGCCCAAGGACGCCGACTCGGCCGAAATCGGATACAAACGTCTGCCGGTACTCGCGTCGTTCTACATTTCTCCTCGCGGGGTGAGTCTCGGATCAATCAATCCTCTGCTTGCAGAATCGGACCTTGAGAAATATAACATGGCATAGTTATGGTATAATGATAACGGAGGTACCATGAACGAATTAAAAGACGCTCTGAACGCAATCGCCGATAAGGAAGCTGAATCCAAAGTGAACCCAGGTGACGCCGATCCCCGCACCCGCAACGGTGTTGAGGCTATGGTTCGCAACGCCAAGAAAGATCTCGACAAACTCTACAGGAATTACAAGGCGTTGGTTATGAACCACGTCGTCATCATCGGTGTGAAAGGCGAAACTGCCGAGGAATTTGCTCTGGCAGCTGAAAAACTAGGATCGATCTCGGTGGACTTCAACTTGGTAAAGAATCGATTAGTCGGCTTTCTCAAGAAAGCTGGAGTTGGGCAGACTTACAGTTCCACCGCTAACTTTCGTCTGATGGCGGAACTTCACAAGATCAAGACTGAGTACGAGATGAAAGAACTTCCGACTCCGAAGATTAACGGATACTCGGACGGCATCTACGATTCTCCGTTCGACGTGGCAGTTTCCAAGCTGATCGATAACAACTACGGGTCTAGCCTACAATCGGCCATCACCCGCCGAGAGATCGAGAGGAAAGCCCTTGAATCCCGGTTCGGCGGCAGCAAATTGCCAGTCGTAGTTTACAACCTTGACAAAGAGATCGATTCGCAATATCTTAGCCAAGCGACGACGGTTATCGAGTCAAATAGCAAGATCACCGGCGATACGGTAAAGAAGAAACTTTCGGCTATCCGAGCATCGCTGACGTCGAAAGTTAAACCAGAGGCCGAGCTGCCTCAGACACAGGAGAATCAATGAGCACGGAACAAGTAGCGATCGGGCGATCAGCTTTCGGACGACAAGGTCGGGCAGGCTTCTTCGACATCGAGGCTAACAAGGAGAATATCTATCGCGTGCTGCCGCCGATCAAGAGTCTTGCTCAGAAGAGTAAGTACGCCCAGTTCTACGCAACGCATCGCGGTTTCCGAGGGACCGACGGTAAACAGCGTCCATTCCGCTGCATCGAAGAGATGAACTTCAAGACCAAGGTTATCACTACTCACTGCCCTGTATGCGACAAGGTAGCTGAGATGGAAGCACAGCTCAAAGCGTGGGCAGACTCGGGCGCTCCTAAGGATCAGGTCAAGAAGTTCCGCGACGAAAACATCTTCCCGTTCCAGGCGGAGCGCAAGTATTACCTGAACGTTGTGAATCCGGAAAACCGCATCGGTATCTTGCCGATCGGCTCGAAGATGTTCAAAGCTCTGGATGATCTCTGCAAGAAGCAAGAAGCGCTTGGCCGTGATATCACCGGACTCGAAGGTGTGTATCTCACTTTCCAGAAGAAATCGGCGTACAAAGGTGATGCTCAAGCTATCTTCAACGTGGAAATATACATGCACCGCCAGCAGGACGGTTCGTATCGCGAGGTTGTTCACCACATCGACGCCGCGTTCGCTCAGCGCCTCGGACCGGAAGCGGCAGATCTCGGAATGCTGTTCAATCGCATCTTGAATGCCGAACAGATCGCCCAGATCGTAGCTCTGGACGGTGCTGCACGTGCGTCTTACATCGATCAGTTATTCGCGAGCGACGATAAGCCGCAAGCGCAGACGTACACTCCGCCTCAAGGCTACGTTCCGCCGATGGGCGCTGCTAGCGCACCAGCTCCAACGCAGGTACCTCCGCCAGTGGCTTTTGCGGCTCCTCCGACGACCTTTGCAGCACCGCCAATTGCGACGCCGGCTGTCCCGCCAGCCTTTCAACCTCCAGCAGGATTTGGGGCTCCGGCAGCTCCTCCGGTTCAAGCAGCGTCTCCGACACCTCCTACGCTGCCTCCGGCGGGCTTCACGCCGCCAGTTGGTTTTGGGACTGAACCAAGCGCTCAGGCTCCCGCATCGCAGGCTCCCGCATCGCAGGCTCCCGCATCGCAGGCTCCCGCATCGCAGGCTCCCGCATCGCAGGCTCCCGCATCGCAGGCGTCTGCGCCTCCTCCGCCACCGGCATTTGGCGGCAACGTGACCATGTCCTCTCCAGCACCGCTTGCGCCCCCAGCCGGGTTCGGCGCGCCGCCTTCGGCCTCAGCCAGTCCAATCGCGGATGATCAAGACTTCATCAATATGGTGCGTCCTAAGAAAGAAGGATAAGTAATGAGCGTGCCAACTTCGCCGCGCATGCTCAGGGTACCCAGAGGGTACTTTGATCAGCCGGAAATTGAACTGGACATGACTCGAATCGACGAGGCGAATAGACGAATGCAAGAGGCTCGCTTCGTCAATCCGTCTACTCAAAAGGAGTTAGAAGGCCTGTTCAACGAAGCGGCGAACGACGCTGGCAAATATATGGCCTGGGTCGACTACGAGATACTGAAGATTAAGAAGATCTACGATAAAGCTCGCGCTCGCGTGACGCTCGGCAAGGCTGTGGAAGAAGCTAAGCGATTCAAGGCCGACGGCATAAAGATGAACGAAGATATCCGGAATGCCCTGTATGCCATGGATCCGGACTGCGAAAGGGCGTTAGACATACAGAACGACCTCACAGCCGCTAAATCCGTGTTAGAAACAGCGTTTTGGTCGTTCGTGCGAGCGCACAAGTCGGTCGCCGAATCTGCTCAGAATCGCGGATCAGCGCCCACGCCAAATTTGATAGGTACGATCGGTCGAACCTACGAAACGCCGCAGGCTAATTTCATGGGGAAAGATGAGAGGAAATAATGAGCAAATTGTTGAACAAGCTTAAAAATTTAGAGGGAGCAGTTGACACCGAGGCTGGCGATGAATCGCTGATGAATTGTCTCGCAACACCTAGTCCTTCTGTAAACTGGGCGTTTGCTCAGCCTGGGTTCGGTCTTCCTTACGGTTGCGGATTGGTTCTGTATGGTCCTCCAAAAGGCGGAAAGTCCGTGTTTCTCAACGGGATTATCGGCCAAATGCACAAAGACAATCCTGACTACGTGGCCATAAAGTTTGACACCGAATTGCGGAGTCGGTTCACGGCCACGCCGACGACTCTCAGGAAGTTTGGCATCAATCCAGACAAGTTCATCCCGTACGACGTGAACGAGCCGAAGCTAATCTTCGACCGCATCGAGCATGACATCGCGGCAGTCTGCCAAGAGGGCGAGCAGATCAAGTTAATCATCATCGATTCGATGTCCGGCGTCGCAGGCCGTCGCGCTCTGAATGCTGATTCGATCGAAACTCAGCAGATCGGCGACCAAGCGGCTACCATCAAGGACGGTCTGATGCGCATCATGCCGACTATCCGCAAGTACAACATCGCGTTTATCTGCACCGCCCACATTCGGGCCGAGATGGACCAAGCCGAACAGATGCGCGGCAAGAAAGTGAAGATGCAGGCGGCGTGGGCCGCTAAACACACGTTCGAATACTTCTGCTACATCGAACCGAATCGGTCGAAAACCGGCAAGGTTACTCTGGCGGGCCAGGAATTTACCGATCCCGCCATCGTCGACTTCATGGACAAAGGACAGAAGACTGGCCACAAAGTTCGCTTGAAAGTAGAAGACAGTTCTTTCCCATACGGTGGCCGAACCGCCGAGTTCACGCTTGATTTCGATCGCGGTATCATCAATCAGTACGAGGAAATCTTCACTCTGGCGTCCAACTACGGTCTCATACAGCGCCCCAACAACACCATGTACAAGATCGGCGAAGAAAGCTATCGTGGTGTGGTAGCTTGCCTGGAAGCTATCCGCGACAATCAAGAACTGGCGGACAAGCTCCTTCGGGACGTAAAGATGATAGATTTCAAGCGCATCAAGGGTATCAAAGACACAGCGGAGTGACATGAGCCTTCGGGACAGGATGGTCGAAATTTTGTCCGAATCTGGCGTTGGATTCGTCGAGAAGCGCAACACGCTCCGTACAGCGTGCCCCATCTGCAAGCGTGAGGACAAATTCTCGATCCTGAAAGAAAACGGCGCGTCCAGATGCTACCGAGCTTCGTGCGACTTCGGCAAGCGTTGGTTCGCAGACTGGATGGTACTCACCCTCGGTATTACGATAAAAGAAGCCCGAGCGATGCTGCGGGCCGAAGGTGATGACCGCTACCATGCCACCGCCGAAGAGAAGCTTACCAAGTTCAGCTCTGGCTTCGAAGAGCGCGAAGATCTCACAAACGATATCGAAGCAATATCGTGGCCCGAGTTTCACATGACGGACATTTCCTCTCCAGATTCAGCCGAAGGGATGGTCTATCTCGCTCGGCGCGGCGTGACACCTGAGATGGCGTCCAAGTACGAAGTTTACTACTCTAAGTTCTACCGGCGGGTCTACTTCCCGATAACGATGGGAGGCTATTGCTACGGCTACCAAGGTCGAGCGATCGATCCTGTGGAAGAGGGGCTTCGGATGCGTAACAACGACGGCTTCAGACGAGACGTATTGGTCATGTTCGCGGACAACCTCGAAGGCTCCGACTTTGCGATCATGGCCGAAGGTCCGTTCGACGCTCTCAAGTTCGACGCAGTCGGATCGAACGTTTGCACGATGGGGAAAGCTGTCACTGACAAACAACTTGACATAATCAAGAGCTATGGTATACGGAGACTGTACCTGGCGCTGGACGATGACGCTGCAGTCGAGATGAACGAGATCGCAGCGATGCAGACGTTCGAATCTTATTACAAGATCGACGTCCCGGCATCATGCGTCGCCAGATGCGCCGCCATGAGTAAGAAGGCTGATTTCGGCGAATGCACTCTGGAAGAAGCCAAACTGGCGTTCGAAAATGCAAAACCGTTAGGGTCAACGATCTTGTTCCGCCCCAACAATAGGTTCAGATGACGCGAAACAACATATCGGACAATTTCGAAGCCTGCTATCTGCGAGAGAATTCTGCCAGGAAAGCCTTCGCGAACGCCGCCTCCAAGGATCTGATGGCCGACAAAGAATTCGACAAGTGTGTGAATTACATCACCAAGATGACTTTTTCGACCAACCGAGACATGCTCATGCGTCACGGATTCGACTTCGAGGACATGCTGAGCGTGGTTCGAGTTCTTGGCCTGCAGTTCGTCAACAGCGAATTCGATGCTCGTTCCAAAAAAGACTATTATTACGTGATGATGCACGGCATCAATCAAAAATTGACCAACTTTTACGGTTTTCTGGATCGTAAATTCCGGATATCTGAGAGCCATCTAGATCTATCGCTCGATGACGTTTTCAGCTCTTTCATCGCAGACGGGAAGGACTACCCGATCGAAGCGCCGCTGGCCGTGGAGGAAGAGTCCGCCCCAGAGCCGCTCTGGGTGCGCAAGGCACGCCGCCAGAATCTACGCAGTATTCTAGAGGAAAACATCGGTGACTATGCCGACAAGCTGTCAGAACTAGCCACCCTCAAGCTGACCGAATTCGAAATACGAAAAAAGGCTAGGTCAATCTGCAAGAAACATGGTATAGACTATATTGCCTGGGCTAGAAATCAGATCGAAACCAGGAATCTGAGTACACACGACTTCGTGCTGGACTAGCCGAATCAAAAAGGAGAATGTATGGAAATCAGTATCAAGACAAGCGCGATAGTACTCGCGGTCGCCGTCGCAGCTTCATTCTGCGTTGGTCGATACTCTACCCCGAGCAAAGTCGTCACAAAGACTCAGACGGTCGCGGCCCAGACGGATGACAGCGTCACGAACGTGGCGGACGACAAAGATGAAACGATCGACAAGACGATCGAAAAAGACGGTACGATCAAGGAAGAAATCCACATCACGGACAAGACCGATTCTACAACCACTGACCAGAAAACATCTACGACCACTTCGAACACCGAAACGACCAAGACGAATTTGAACGCGGAGTGGAACGTATCAGCGCTGGCCACGCCGAGCAGGCTGGACGATGTTCTGATCAATACCGGCTCCATGGCATACGGCATTCACGTGCAGCGTCGGATAATTGGTCCGTTCAGCATCGGCGTATTCGGTTTGTCCAACAAAGTGTACGGTCTTTCAGTCGGAGCCAGTTTCTGAAACGAATATCCGACACACTCTTCGTAGCTTTCTTCCTGCTAGCGACCATGGTTCTCACTTCGCTCGAAGCGCCAGACGCGCACCGCATGCTTCTGCGGCAGTACATGTCTAGAAAAGTAGTCATGCTGGCTGACAAGAACGAACCTTCCTTTCCGAACGGCGAAGGTGGGACAGGCTTTTACGTGACCGCTCCTTCCGGAAAGACATATATCATGACCAACAGGCACGTTTGCCAAACCACCAGCGCTGGGTCGCTGTGGGCTTCCGCCGGAGATCAGGGCGAAAAGCAGATACAGATTCTTGTCGTTTCTGACGAATCCGATCTGTGTCTGCTGGAAACACCAACTGACGAGTCTGGTCTATCGTTCGCGCCCGGTGTATCAGCAGGACAACAGATCTACTATGCAGGCCACCCTGATCTCAATCCGTTTACGTTCACGATGGGCGAGGCAGTCGGCATAACGCAAGAAACCGTCGGCATCGGCGTCATAGGCAAAGATATTCAACTAGCAGATTGCCAAACGATGAAGGATAGCTTCATCTCGCGCGTGTCGCAGTACGAAGAAATTTTTGAAAATTATCCATTCCTCCGAGAAAGTCCCATTTTTCCGAAGACAAAAACGGTTGACTTATGCTTCGAAAAGGACGATGCTTTGATAACGACTCTGCAGATATATTCAGGGGCATCCGGAGGGCCCGTTACGGATTTCCTCGGAAGACTCGTAGGAGTCGCATATGCTACTGGTCCAACGAATTGGGCATACGCGGTACCACTTTCAGCTGTTCGCAAAATTTTAAAAGGGAGATAACATGAACTCGCACAAGCCACTCGGTACGAACCCTAAAGATCTGCTCGGCGCTAAGAAGATCAACCTTCATCTCGTCCCGCCAGCTTCGATCATCTACCAGGCGTTGGCCATGGAAGACGGAGCGGTCAAGTACGGCCCGTACAACTGGCGCGGAAACAAGGTCGTCTGCACGATCTACCTCGACGCGGCCATGCGGCACATCCTATCGTTTTTGGACGGCGAGGAGTTCGCCGCCGACTCAAAGAAGCCGCACCTCGCGCATGCTCTCGCTTGCCTCGGTATCATCGTAGATGCGCTTGAAACCGGCAACTTGGTCGACGATAGGCCGGCAGCCGGAGCTGCAGCCGCTATTATCGCCAGATTGGAACATTTAAAGAAATCCGGAGGCCCGGTGGCAGGGGCGAAGACGGGGCCAGAACCTGGAGTTACCGGATGAACTTCAAGGTATTGGCAAAAATCTTGCCTCATCCGTCCATCAAGACAGCCGTCGAAGTCGAGATGACGAAGGGTGGCGAGCCAGCCGGCCACGGTTCGGTCAATTTAGCCACTCTAGCTGAGAGCGTCGAAAGCGCTAAGAAGCTGATAAAAAACCATTATCCGAGCATCTCGGAGGATGATATCCGTGTTCTCGTATAGTATGGTTGCCAAAGAAATCGAGATGTTGTTCGAGCAGGCCGGCTTCACTAAGACCGCCGCGTTCGAAGCGATGATGCATGCCAATAACATGAACGAGGATATGTGCGCCCACAAGATAAAAGACTTGGAAGCTTTCACGAAACAGTTGCAGCAGAAGATTACCGATCTGAAGAACAAGATCGAATATATTAAGCAGCACCCGTAAAGAGAAACTATGGACTGGACGAACCCGACAGATCATGTGACCGACCATTTCACGGTCAACGACTGCTTGATGCTCCACAATTGGAACCGGCTCGCTACCGAAGCCGACGGTGCCGACTTCGACAAGCTAACCATTCTTTGCCAGAAGCTAGAAGAAGTGCGAGCTGCGCTCGGCGCTCCTATGTCAGTTCACTGTATGTTTCGTTCGACTCAGTACAACATTGCCCAAGGCATTCTTCTCCCGACCGGAAAGGACGTTCATACTCAAAATCTCGCTTGCGATTTTGATTGCAACAGTACCATGTCGATTCAAGATGTGAAAGATAAACTTGAACCTCTACTCGACCAGCTTGATATCAGAATGGAACGAGGGACTGCAACTTGGGTTCACGTTGATCTGAGAGCGCCTGGACCTTCCGGACGCTACTTCACGCCTTAAAATGAGAATATCTTGATCTGGATGTCAGACCTGATATAATGGGTCATGGCAAAGATGATGAAGATGGGCGATGTGATGCACGAGATCGAACGCATCATCGGCGGTCAGATGATCGAGAAGCACGACCTCCAAAAGGGCGAAGTGCTCGCTCTCATCTCCAAGTACATTGACATCCACTATCCAGGTGCGATAGAAGAGTACGAGGATGGGTCTAGGCCTGTCGAATATTATGGGCCGAAAGAAGGACTGAAGAATGCTGGATAGAGAAATCGAAAAATGGTTCTACGGCATCGGCGGACTGGCCGCCGGCATCGGCGTGATGCTGTTCTACATCGCGTTCCTGCAGTATCGTCCTCCTACGCCGCCGGAAGCCGACGAACTTGCTTCGATGATGCAGACTATTAAAAACCAGCAACATACCGACGAGCAAGAGATGGAAAGTTTTCGCCGGCACGTCGAAGACATGAACGATAAGATGATAGTCATAACCGGATCGATGGAAGACGATATTGCCCAGATCCGGACCAGGATGGATTCCAAGGAGTCTAAATGAGATATCTGGCGTTCGCTCTATTCTTCTTTACATCGGCCAGAGCGGTTACATGTCGTGTGCTGGAAGGCTCCGGTGGTGCAGGGTCGGCTACTACCAAAATAGAGGCTTCTAAGATCGCGTGGAAAGAATGCATCGCGAATAAGATTTCTGAACGCGAGCGACTTCGAGGTCCGTCGGCCGAAGAAGATGCGCTGGCCGACGCAGAAGCTTGCGTGAACGCCAAGCTGGAGTGTAGATGAAAACGTACGAGATTCTCAAAGACGGTCACGAGCTTCTAGGCAAGAAGTGTTCTCAGGTTGAAAAGTTTAAGGACGTAGACCTGCGCGATCAGGTCAACAGAATGTTCGAGACGATGGATAAGTTCAACGGTATAGGTCTGGCCGCCAACCAAGTCGGCCTGCTGAATCGAGTGCTGGTTGTGAATACCCGGAAGATGTTGGACGAGAACAAAAAGCCGGTCGCTGGCGGCTGGCGCGGGGTCATGATCAATCCGACGGTCGAATTTTTGAACGACGAGTTGATCGCCGACGAAGAAGGATGCCTTTCGTTCCCAGGCGTTAGACTGTCCGTGCGTCGCACTCTGGCGATCAATGTATCTTGGCAGAATCTAGACGGCTATATTCAAGAAAAAGAATTCTTCGGCATCACCGCCCGCTGCATCCTGCATGAATTCGATCATCTCAACGGTATCACTTTCCGTCAGAGGGTCTAATGGACAAAGAGTTCGTCAGCGGCATGAGGAAAGCCGGGAAGCTCGCAGCGCGTACGCTGGCCCATACCATCAAGCACGCCGTGGCCGGTGTGACTACGAACGACCTCGACAAGATCGCGTCAGACTTCACGCTGTCCAACGGGGGTACGAACGCGTGTGTCGGTTACGGAGGCTATCCCAAAGCCATATGCACTTCCGTAAACGAGGTAATGTGTCACGGAGTGCCGGACGACCGTTTTCTCGTACAGGACGATACGCTCAACATCGACGTGACCGTTAAAGTCGGTCCGTATCACGGCGACTGCTCGGCCACCATCGGTATAGGGGCTCTTCCGGCACGCGCAGCAGCGGTCATCCAGGCCGCTCTAGAGGCCCGCGACGCAGGCATCCGAGCCATCAGGCCGTTCGGAAAGACCGGCGATATCGGATTCGCTACCGAATCGCTGATCTATCGCAAGTTTCCGCAGTTTTATCTGGTAAAGGATATCGGCGGCCACGGGATCGGCAAGATATTCCACGATCATCCGTTCGTGCCGGCACACGGCAAGTTCGGCACAGGCGACGTCCTGAAACCTTGGACCTGCATCACCGTAGAGCCGATCGTTTGGGAGAACCAAGGCTACAAGGCCGTGGACATAGCACCTCTCCCTGGGCACGAGAAGTGCAAGGTGAAGATGTACGTCTGCCCGAAAGGATTGTCCGCGCAGTTCGAGCATACCGTGCTGGTGACCGACAAAGGATACGAGGTCTTGACGGTCGAATGATCTACAAACTGCTGGCGTGCTTACGCAATCTCTTGACTAACCAGAATTTTAACGGCCATGACATCTATAACTATCGGGATGATTCGAAGCATGACTTTTACTATATCATTCTGGCCAAACCTTCGGTCGATAAGAATATCGTCAAATACCTGAACGCCAGCATGGAACTTTCCGCTCAGTGGCTGCTGGATCCGGTAATCGCGAAGTCCAACGATCTGGAATGTCTGTGGACCGTTAACGATTCGACCGGCGATATCCAGTCGCACTGGATCGGATACGGTAGGTTGAAGTTACCCGGCATCGTCAACGCGATCCAATACAGTCTGTCGGATCTAGAAACAGCCGTGAATCAGTACATGCAGAATACCGTGGCAGGTTGGCACGGTTATCTTCCGATCGGCGACGGCAACGACTTAGAGATGGAAGACGAAGTCACCAAGCCGATCATGATCTGCGACTGCGGTGCGCACAAGTGCGGGTACGCAGATACGGATCTTCACGGCCACGGCTCGTGGTGCAAGGTTCACGAGGTGTATAGTGATAAAAAGAATTAAGTGCGGTCAGAAGGTATTCGGAGTCGATATCGATGAAACGCTCGTACTGATGGAGATATTCGAGAACGGTATTCCGGACTGGGTAGATCCGAAATCGATTCTATGGCTGACTTCCAAAACAGGCGTAAAGGTCCCGACACTCCCGCACGCCAGGCACATCGCTATCGTCAAGCAGTTCGCCGCGAGAGACTTCACGCTGGTGGCGTGGTCTGCAGGCGGCGAAGAATGGGCGTACAAAGTGGTGATGGCTCTCGGGCTAGAACACGAGTTCACGTACTCGATGTCCAAGTTTGACTGGATCATGGACGACAAGCCTGCATCAGCATTCTTGCCGGAGACGAATCGCATTTACCGCCATCTTTTCGATAAGTTGAAGGATTCTGGTCCAAAACTTGACGAGATCGAATGACTGTGAGACACTGCTGATTATGAAATACATACTGTTCGCGTTGTTCTTCGTGCACAGCGTTGCGTCTGCGACTCCGATTGAAGCCACAAAAGCCGCTAACGGATGGCCGGTGGTCAATCGGACAGAACCGGTTACGTCCAAAACGATAAAGGTGGCAGTCATCGACACCGGCGCCCAGATAACTCACCGTGGGATCAAGGAGCACTTGTGTGAAAATCCAGGTGAGACGGGCAAGGATGCACGAGGTCGCGACAAGGCGAACAATCACATCGACGACGACGGCAACGGCTTCATCGACGACGTGTACGGCTGGAACTTCGTCGACAACGACAACGACCTCACCGATAAGCACGGCCACGGTACGCACGTCGCCGGCATCATAGCCGAGTATGCTGGTTCAGCGGACTACTGTCTCATGATCCTGAGGTACTATGATCCTAAGTCTAACGAATCCCACAATCTTACCAACACTGTGAAGTCTATACAGTATGCCAAGAAGATGGGCGCGTCGATTATCAACTACTCTGGCGGCGGGCTGGCTCCGGCGAACGACGAGCGAACCGCTGTCACGGAGTTCATGGACAACGGCGGCATCTTCGTAGCTGCAGCCGGCAACGAACGGTCAGACATCAACGTCAAGAAATACTACCCCGCCTCCTACGAATCTAGGATCGTAGCAGTATCGGCGAACGATAAGGGAGGCGCAGTCATCCCATCGTCGAATTATTCCGGGGAATTGGCGGAAGACAGGAAAGTCGATACCATCAAGCCTGGCGACAAGAAGGTGGAGTACGAACTGGGCAACAATGTCTATTCTACTTTACCGGACGACAAGTGGGGTCTCATGACCGGCACTTCTCAAGCCACCGCCATCATGACCGGTAACTTGACGAGTCG